ATTTACTATTGACAAAGGTCATTACATATCAGTTTCCAAAGGAACAGGCACGGATCAGCGATTTGTAAAAAACGCTCTCAAAAATGCGGAGTTGCCACCTTGATTCTTTCAAATATTTGTTTTTCTTTTATTTCTGTCACTTACACGTAAGCCTACCTACAAATCAAAACTTGTCATGAAATAATACTGACAACTAAAATCAAAAAAGTGTTAGAAACCTAGTATTTATGCAGATTATAAGGATTTGTGTGAACAGATGTTCTGATACCGTTTGATACCCTAAAACACATAGAAAGGAGAAAATCCTGTATGTGCGATACTTTTTGCTAAAAATCTTGATACCCTAAGCTGATACCTTAAAAAATCACTTTCGAGTGGTTTATTTTTTTGTGTTTTTATGATTATACTAAAGTATTCTTACAACACAACATCCAAAGAATATTTTCGTATACTCATAAATCAAAACTCTCTTTACACCAAACACACGTTCGTGTTATAATATCCAAGAGGTGAAATAAAATGTACAATACAACAAACATTCCAAAAGCTACCAAGCAGATCAACGTCTCAGGAGACACACCACCAGACATTTGGATGTCTATGTTAGATTCCCGTGGTAGGCTTCAAAAATTCCACATCAGAGAATTACTTCTACAGGGTACTAGAAAAGAAACCAACAGCGCAAGACAAGAACGTGAAGTAGAATACTACAAAAGCAGAATAGAAGTGTTAGAGCGATTCAACATTTCTACAAAGACAAAGATATTGAAATACATTCCATCGTCAGGCACATGGTATATTTGCGGAGAATATGCAGACTTATTAAAATCACAAAGTTTTTAAATAGATAGGAGGTGTTCTAATGAACAAGCTATTCGGAGTAGAAATCGGCTCATTCTCAATTAGACACAATAAAAAAGATAATACTTACCGCCCAGTAATTAATTACAAAAATAAATTATATATATTAAGGAAATTTAATAATCGTGATGATGCAATGAAGGCGCTGACAGAAGCTCAAAAGAAACTTTACGGTCATGTGCGGTCAGAAGTAGAAGAAGCATATATACAACAAAAAAGGAAATTGAAAATACAATGAGAATATACGAATACAACGAAAGCACTCAGACACTCAATACAGAGTGCGGATTGTTTCACATGGGTGACACAGTACAACTTACAGAAATCGACTCTCAGACACCTATAAAAACAGCCTTATATGGGGCTAGAATGGATTCTACAGAGTATGTCCTTACATTCTTCGATGAACGATGTGGGATGCCTTTGTACTTGTCTGAGCATGAAATAGATGATATGTGTAGAGTAGAAAAATCGTAAAAAAATAGGGTACACCAGAAATTAACCTGATGTACCCTAAAATTTTAATAATACTCCGAATATCCTATCCAGAGTCTCTTTGTCATAATAGTATATGTTTAAATTGCAGTAGAGAGTAACACTTCTTTATCACTAACAAGCAAAACTAATAAAGAAAATATCGACTGATCGCCAAATCGCCAGATCAATCATAACTGTTTCTTGTGTCCTTTAAATAACTTTTCAGTCTTTCTGCAAGAACCCATAAACTCTTCGCTTACAAGATTCTTGTTCCATTCTTGCAGAAATTCCTTGGACTTTTCTGATTTTGTCACTACCATCTTATTTCTTTTCATACTCTTTAACATTTCTTTGTGTAAGACAGTTTAATCCAACCATCTTTAGTTTTACCCCAACCGTTTTTGACGGCTTTGATTGTTACCGTTGTTCCTTTCTTATAAGCATCTCTGACAATAGCAGCCGTTGTAGATGGAGACTTACGTACATTAAGAGCAGAAGCAGTCACTTTTACTTTGTATGATTTAGAAGAAGTAGATGCTTTAGGTTTTACTACTGTAGAACCAGAAATGTCTGCTTTGAATTTAGCCCACTGTTTATTATTTTTTCCACACCAAGGTTCTGGGCACCGTTTTCCATTTGTGTCCCAATGACGAATAACATGACTAGCAGGGATATTATATTTTTTCATTAGTTTTTTTGTTGATGCAACAGCATTATTATATGTCTTTTTAGAAACGCCATTAGCTACACCTGCCATTTCAATACTCAGACTGTTTGCGTTTGTGCAGATTTCATAATATTTTCCTGCCCCATTTGCTTGAGTGAAGAAACCTCCAACCGCCCATGCTATTCTGTTAACAGGAACAGATTTCCATACAATATCTTCGTCATCAATAAAATAATGTGCACCAGCAGATCTAGTGTTACCAGTAGCAAAATAATCTGCGTTATTCTTTGCACTATCTTTCTCCCCCCCTGTGAAATGGATTACAATAAACTTAATAAAACTTGTGCTACGTTTACTTCCGTAGCTCACGCTCTTTGCCGTTCTTGTTTTAAATTTTAATGCCATAAATACAAACTTCCTTTCTTTTATCTAAAAAGAGCAGTCACCATAACAGCAACTGCTCAATAACTAATTATTCAATTACTAATTACTCGCTTAGCAAATTATCCAACAATGTCATCAGACTCTTTACCTTCTGCGACATCATCTAATTCTTTTTCAAATAAATCCTTATCAACTTTTACGATCACATCTTTATCTGCAACCTTTTCCATAATCTGATCAATTTCATCAGCAGTTAATCTACCATCTCTTAATGCGTAAGCAATCTTATCTCCTGTCTGTGCAAACCAAGTAAAGCTATGATTCTTCCAGTTACCATAAGCAGAAGTACCAAATACAAATACCCAACCTACAATCTGGTTAATTACATCTTCATGTACGTCAATCACAGGTTTACCAGCCGCAGTTAACCCCATATTCACCCATGCAAGAATCTGTAAAATGATACTTACAATAGTATGTGGTTTTACTTCACTCCAATTAATACTTGCCAAAAATTCTTTAAATTTGTTCATAATGCAATCCTCCTTTGCAATAAAAAAGACCTACAAGAATGACTCTTCATCCTTAATAGGCAATGCTTTAATTTCGTTATACATTTTTTCTCCAACGCCATTTTGATGTAATTGGTCATGGTATACCTTATAAATAGCATTGATGTTTTCAAGCCCCGTAGGGGAAATACAACCTTTTTGCTTGTAATACCTGTGGGCTTGTTTGATTCTGTCTCTTAGCATTGCAGCAACACCTTCAGATAAAGCAACGTCCATTGCGCACGCATTATCTAATTTTTTAGCCAGTCCAGCTGTATGTGCAAATAGTCGTTCCATACCTACCTTTTGGTCTGTTAATAATGCGGCTTGCTCTCTCATCATGTCTTTGATAACTTGAATATCTTTATTCTGATTGCTTAAAATCTGTGTTAGTTTATCCAAAGTTTCTGTATGCTTATCGATCATTAAGCGTTGTTGTTCAATCACTTCTTTTTGATGTTTCTTTTCTAATGAGGAACGTGTCTCAAAACCAAACTTTTCGTTTAATTTGGAAGTGACATCAAAAATTTTATCTGCAAACAAAAGAACCGCAAAGACAAACACTGTCAATGCAGCCCCATGTTGAGATAAAAAATTAATTATAATATTCCAATTTTCTATCATGTAATTACCTCGATTATTTTATAAAAATCACTCCTTTAAGTCTTTACCAAACATATTCTGGTTTTTCTTCTCCAAATAATAAATATCTAAGCCAATCATCCACAACAATGCACACTGCACTCAATAGAATCCATAAGATTGTATAAGGTAAGCAAATCTGCCCACACAGATTAAAAGGCATGTGAGAATAATCCCAAATGCCTAAGCCTAACCATAAATTTAAAATACAACCTGCTATGAATTCCATTACAGTAACAATCAATCCTCCGAGAACCATCTGCTCACGAAAGGGCATTAGATGGTAGAAGAAGCGACTGTTATTGATCAAACCAATAAGGATGAAGCAAGTACCACCTAACACTCCCATTGTCCAGTGTGTGTATCCTCTCCAGATGATCTCAATTCCACAATAAGCAAATGCCCCAATGCAAAATAGGACAAGATATTTACATGACTTCTTTACATGTAGCATTTTATTTATTCACCTTCTTTTTGATCTTTGTTCTCACTTTCATCTTTACAAATAAGCTGTAAAATCATGATGTCTCCCTCAAGAATTCCTTGACAATTCTCAATAACATCACAAACTTCGCTAAAAGTCATTCTCATCTTATGGAACTCAACCCCTGAGTTTTCCATGCTTAAAGGATTAAACTCTGCTAAGAATTTCTGCCCGTTCTCTGTACCATTGATCTGGGCATCAGTAGTGATATCATATTTCTGTAAGAGTTTGTGTTTTTCTTCAAAATATTCCTTCAGCTCTTCTTGAATCTTTCTAATATTCTTGGCAAGCCCAGCACTTAAAGTACATGGTACTAATTCACTGTTTTTCATAAGGAATGCATAAATTGTATTTAACTGTCCTAAGATCATATCTGCCTGCATATTTGTCATTTCCATATTAATTTTCTCCTTTTCTCTGTTAAACTAATTATTCTTCAGTCGTAACTGAATCTTTTCCTGTTTCATCTGTCTTATCAGTCGTAACTGAATCTTTTCCCTCTGAAGGAGTAGTAGGTTCTGTCGACTGTACAGGAATTACTTCATATTTAATTTCAATCTTGTCCAATTCTTCTTTGCTAGTAGAACTGAAAATCTGTTGTTTGATGACATTCATTTGTTGGAAATAAGGATAGACAAATGCCTTGATCATTGCTGTTAACTGCACAAATTCCTCAGCAGTGAATGTTTCACACGCACTCTTTTTGCTATGCCACTCAAGAGTTACTTGCTGACCAGCAGTAGTAAGAGCTTGATACTGCATAAAGTTCAGAGCCATTTCATTCTGATCTTCTTCAGATACTCCATAAGGCTTTCCATTGAATTCCACACTCTGATTTGCTAAGAACTCAGCGAGAGCAGTTTTGTTTTTCTCCTGTAAATAGTTCTTGTACTCATCAATAGTTAATGTATTAATATCTACGATTTGATTAACTTTTTCATCAAGTCGTTGCACTTGTTCTACAATATTTGCTCTTGTAAGAGATACAATCAGTGCATCTTCCCATTCTCCATTAGAATTGTTATATAATCCCTGTTGTAAAGAGATTTCTTTATAATTGTTAAAGCATGTATAAGTTGCAATCTGCACATCATCTCTGTAAATGTCTAATGTTTTAAAGTTTGTAAATGCTGATTTAACCGCCTTTAGATCATCTGTGCAAACGACAAGTTTACATTCCATATCAAAAGTCATAGAATTAAACTGCATAAGATTAAAGACTTTGTCGTCAGAGCTATCTAATTTAACTGTGTATACCATATGTATTTCACCTTTCTTTCTGTTTTTGGGCATACAAAAAGAGCAGTCCGAAAACTGCTCTATGTACGATCAAATTTATGTTTTATTTAGTTGTTTGTCCGTTCTTAAAGTCCAAGTTTTGCTTCAATTGCTTGTAATCGAACTTCTAGGTCGGCTTTTTCTTGTTTGACTTTAGTAAGTTCACCTTTTGTTGATTCTAATTTTTTATAAATATGCTGTACCATATAAGTAGTAGGAGCGATAAGTTCGTCATAACGAAGTCCATATTCTTCTGTCATGTCGTCTACACCATATAGTTCCTTTGCCTTGTCGGGATCAATAGGTCGAGAAGTGCAAATATCAAATGACTCATTGTAAGCGTCTCCATAATCACTAAATACTTTATCAATATGTTGTGCCTTAAAACCAAAGTGATAACTGTCATTGGAACTTTGTTTGAGTTGATATTTTACTGGTTCGATGTTCATATAAGCATCAATAATATTATCATCAAAAGATTCAAAATTCTTTTTGATACGTTCATCTGAGGTCTTTGTAAAGCCTACACGAGAAGTAACGCCATTTGTGTTGATGTACATCATTCCAGAGCCTGAGTCATTATTTACATAGAATGCATGATAATTTGCATAGTAGTATATATTATTCCCACCTGAATAATTCCCACAACCAAGATAGGCATCTGTTTGCCCAGCCCAACTAAAATGTCCGTTGGTACATGTATATATGTGTGCATCACAATACAAATCTCCTGTTACAGTAGCCGTCCCAACAATCTGTAGTCCCCATTCTTGTGCTATAATCCTAGACGTATAGTCAGAATCACTGTTTCCATAGTGAAAGTCAATAAATGGCGTATACCCATAAAGCTCGATAGACCCATTGTTATCTGGGTTAAGCTGAATCTTATTAGATCCATAGTTAGCATGAATTTTACCGCTTACAACAACATCTCCCGTTGTTTCTATAGCATTATATTTAGTAATATCTGTTGAAAAAACAGTAATAGGACTATTAATTTTAATTTTAGTATCACCAGGGTCTCTTTGCATATCCGAAATTAGACTTCCAGATTCATTGGTGTGTAAAATTGACCATCCGTACCCGTTCTTAGCTGCCATAGATACATGCCTCATTGTCACTGTGCTGTTTGAGGAAATTGTATCGGTTGCTGTAATCGTTCCAATATAATCATCGTCCATTTTCAAATTAATTTGTCCAGACTGCAATATAGTTGTGTATAGGTGATTTTTCTTATCATTCCCAACCATAGATTTTCTAACTTCTAATCCACCATTGTTATAGATTACCAAAGATGCATCTGTTGGGACATTTGAAGATCTATTTGCTCCAATAGCATCGTTCGTTTCTCCTGCCCATAGCACATATTTCCCTTTTGTCCCGCTTATACCTGCCCCGAATATATTCTGATTAGCGTCATATGTTGTGTAAATTGAATAATTATCAATATTCCATCCCCCAACAGTCCCTTTCGTAGCAGTAATCTGTCCACTCAGGTTCGCATTCTTAGCAATCAAATTACCATTTGAATCCCAGCTTAAATTAGGACTCTTAAAGCCACCGTCACTCAGATTCAAAAATGATCCTTGCGTACCGCCAGAAGATATGTAGTTACGGGATTTAATAGCATCTGTTGCGATTTTATCAGCTGTGATAGAACCAGTGTAAATTTTACCGCCATCAATCCAAGTAGAATTAGTTGCCCAATTTGATACAAGATTTGCTTGCGGTAAGTAGTCTTCGGGTGCTGGTGTCCAATCGGTGGCTTTGTTTCCTGCTTCAATCTTATATCTTCGTGTTTTGCATTCTATTGCAGTAACTCTTATATACTTTGTATTGCTTTTCAGTTCTATAATAACGCTACTTTTTTGCCTTGGATTATAATCAATAGTACTTATACAGTTTTTATCAGCGTCATACTCACAATATCTTCCTGAATTATTAGTGTTTGTAAAATCTTCATATAGAGTAATTGTGATATATTTATTTCCTGAAACATCTATCCAATCGCTAGTTTGATCTCCACCGCCAGAATTAATAAAACTTCCTTTACCATCTGTAGTCAAATAGCCTTGTGTGATGTTTTTTTGAACTAATAAATTCCTGCCACCAACTTCTAAATCATCGACTTTACTCTGCGCTACTTTTCCGATCTCATTTTTGGCATCACTGCTTAAACTATTAAAAGTAACTTTCCCAGTCAAATTAATATTATTAGCAACAATATTCAAAAAATCATCTGTAAGCACCATGCTAGATGATTTATCTCCGCCCTTAACAATCCACTCAAACTTCTTAGCAGTCTGATTGGCAATAGTTTCTATATTTACGATCTTTCCATTTACATCTTCAGGTGCTAAGGTAAATGGTGTAGCAGAAGTACCACGTTCGATCTTTAGACAGATTTTTGAGATGTCGGAAGGAGTAATAGCTGAAGAATCAGTATAACCAACCATAATGGCTATATATTTAGCATCCTTCATATTAAGAGTTCTTGGGAAGCTATTCCATGCGTTAGAAACATAATTATTCCCAAGATAATTTTTATTAACATCATATGCAGCAATCCAATGTCTAATAGGTTTCTTTGATTGATTTGAATATGCAGTTGAAATCGTAATATTCCCAGAGACAGGAATTAATTCTTTTGGACGAACGGAACCAGCGCTAGAACTTTTGGTGTTGGCATATGTTGTTCCAGTTGTTGATCCTTCTGTAACAGTTCCTTGTTCCCAATTAGAAGGAAGATTACTTACTAGGTTCTGTCCGTTGATTTCATTGTCTTCAGGGGCAGGTGTCCAATCTGTTGCTTTGTTGCCTTTTTCAATTTTCCACTTATTAAACTCAAAACTTAATCCAGTCTGGTTATCATCTATGCAACCGCCATTAATTACGATATAAAGCGTATCGACAGCGGCAGTAAAAGTGATCATACCACGTTTGATGTTCGTAACCGTATTTTCTATAACATATTGTCCATTTGTAATAATGTTTGCAGGTGTTGCGTTTGTTGGCACAGACGTTGATAAATATACACCATATTTTTGTCCACTTAGGTAATTGTAGGCTTTGTTAACTTTATAATCAAAAGACAGAATATATTTTTGTCCTTTTGTAACTGAGATTTTCTTGTAAATAATTTCCCATTCTCCACCTGTAGGAACATAATCTACATGATTTAAGTAATCATTGCTTGTAATTTTACAATGGGCTGGATATAAATTTTGCCATTTAGACATATTACAATCGTCTTTTGTTAATAGATTCCTACCACCAATTTCCAACCCATCGAACTTCTCGTTAGTAACATACTTTTCTCCAACACGACTCTCAATCTTATCTACATTTTGTTTCCACTTACTATAATTGTTTTTAAATTCAGTAATATTTCCAGAATTTCCAACCGCAGTCATAACATCTTGTACAGTTGATGTAACTCCAGTCAAATTCTTAGTAACATCAACCAATTGATTGGTAATTCTACTTTGTCTTGCAACAGGTGTACCATAATAACAGTTCATCATCTGACATTCGGACAACTTAGAAAGAGTAGTAGAGAAGCGGAATCCTTCAGTTCCATTGCCTTCATTAACAACAACTTCAATACAGTTCCAACCTTGTGCAAGAGCGAATGTAATTTCTTCTCCATTAGTGTACTCACTTGGACGAGTAATAACCAATCCCCCATTAACATACAAAGAAGCCCCATCATCACTGAACATCTTTGTTGTAACATCTTTCTTAGCACTCATTTTTACGAAAGTTAATGCATAAGCAATGTAACCATCTCTATAATTCATACCTGTGCTCAAACTAGCATCATCTAACAACACGGTCTGGCTAGGCACTAAGTTCAAATTCCTTGCAAAAATATCAATCGTACTTTTACTCTGATCTTCACTATCAAACAAACTCTTAGGATAAATCTCATATCTCCACTTATTTAGTCCATCATTTGCTTTGGATAAATCGCCTTTAACAAGTGTTAACTCTCTTTCATAAGTAGTCTTGGAAACTTTGTCCTGAATTGATTTTGTGTTGGTATCTACCTTACTGCTAACAGAATCTATACTGTTTTTTGTAGATAAAATAGCTGCTTGAACATCTTCGGGAGATACCGTATAATCAGTTGGTTTATTGCCTCTTTCAAGCTTAATATTCGCTAAATAAATATCTTTGTTGGCTTCAACTGCCCAGAATGTTAACGATCCTGCGGCTGATGCTTTGTATGTTGTAGTATATCTTTGCCATGACGTTGTAAGAGAATAATTACACGGATTAGCACCACCTGCAATATTGCTTTGTACTTGCGTATTGGCAGATGCTTTAGCGTAAAAAGACAATGTATATGTTGTATTCTTAGTATGGTTAAAATTACTATCTGCGTCAGCCAATAATCTATGATTACTATCACCAACAACACTGGAAGAAAATTTAATATGATGTCCATATGTAGAATCTGTTTCAACTGCATATGTAATACCAATAGGTGCCCACTGATTAACACCATCAGCAAAATTAGAGTTCTTAATTAAGTTAACTCCACCAATCTCAATATCACTCACATCATAAATCTTAGCAATACTACAAGTATCATAAAAACTACTATCATCGGCAACCGCTCTGAAAGTAATCATAGTTACAGCATCACTGTATAAACTACTATCTTTGCTAACAGTCAACACATTATTACTGATCGTCAAGCCTTTCTGCCCACTCACAACATCAGCGAAGCTAACTCCACCATCGATAGAATACTGCCATTTACCGAAATTGATTTCTCCTTGAATAGTAGGTTTGATTGTGATTGTGTTTGGTGCAAATGTTTTGCCACCATCTGTAGATTTGAAGTATTGAGATGAAGGTGTGATAGAAAGGTTTTTGGCATTTTTTCCGTCTTGACCATCAGACCCATTATCAATAACCCCGTAGCTTGTACAAGTCAGACTATAATTACTTGGAATAGCAGTAATATTTGCAAAGATTAAACAATCAGAACCTTTTGTAGTGTTCTTAACTTTTAATAACACACTGTCTCCAACTTTAAGGTCTGTTGTAGCATCACTTACTCCCCAAACTCCTGAATAACCAGAAGTAGAAAACTTATCTATATTTGTTTGGGTATATTCATACGAAGTTCTAATAATCTTTGTGCTCGTTCCTTTATCTCCATATACACCAATAATACTAGGGGTAGTATAATTGCTTGTTGTACCATCACTATACTCAGTCCTTTTACAGCTCCAAAGATATTTCTTTTCTGCTGTTAGCTTCTGTGTTGTAGGATCAGTAGACCAACCACTTGTTAATGTTGTGACCCCACTAGAAGCGGAAGTGGCAAGGTAATAAATAATTTCCTGTTGAACACCTTTCCCTTCAAGGTCGTTATGGTGTGGAGCATATGGAACCTCAACATTCCCTCTGGACAGCATTGGGCATGCAACATAAAACGTAGCAGAAGAGTTATTGGTCTGTAACATAAAAGTACAGGTTGTGGCTGTTTCAACTGTGCAATTGCCAAAAATACTTACTTTAAACCAATTTCCGTTACCAGCCGCCTCAAAATCTGTTTTTGTAATCCGTTTATTGATTGAAGCGACAGGTTTGTAGTCATGTCCTTGCCTAAATCCAATCAATGCGTCCACATTATTCGTTGTAATTTTACTAACATCAGGACACATAATCCAGAATGTCAAATATAAATCTTCTCCAGCGTTATAATCTGCAAAGTATGTAGGTGGTACATCTAATCTTGTTGAGCTTTGATTTACAATTTTAATTGAATTATATCCATTGTATTTGTTTTCTGTATCAACAGTAAAACCACTAGCAAGATTCCATTTTTTTGTACCAACTGGGAATGAGCTATCTTGAAGAAGATTCCAACTAAAGTTACTTCCGTTTATCCCCTTAGTCAATACCCACGTATATTTAGATGGATCGCTTGAATTACTTTCTATGAAATCTGCGTATTGTCCCATGTGAGTTTTGTTTGTACTATTACCAATAGAAAAATCGGTAATTTTATCTACTTGCTTAACAGTTCCAGCCAATGGATCACTACCAAAAGTCGTTGCGTTCGCAGTATAAGTTCCTGCCACAAGAGTTTTATAAACCCATTTATCATTTTTTCCGAATCTAAGTAATGTGCTTTCTGTTAAGGTAAAACGAGAATTTTCACTACAAAGAAACATAATATTTGCATAAGCAATATGTATGTGTGGTGCTTGTCCATTTTCTCCTTTAACACCTTGGGGTCCCTGTTTCCCACAACTCCAAGAAAATTGCTTCTTAACTGTCTGCCCATCAAGTGTAATAGGAATCTCGATTACTCCCGTATCGGCTCCAATCACACTCCCGGCACTAACGCTAAACGTAACTCTTTTACTGGTCTTACTGACAGTAATCCCACTACCAGAAGTGATATTCCCAATTGTGTAATCAGTCCTCTCCTGACTACCACGAATAACAATAATGTCTGTATAGTAACTTTGTGCGGAAGTTACTTTTCTATTTGAATCTGTAGCGAATTGCTGTGCTTCGTTTGTTAACATGACTGTAAATGGTTCTGTCATATTGGCAACAGTAATCTCACCATAGCCTAAAGTTTTACCCATTCAAATATTTCCTCCTTAACGATAATTAGGCGTACATTAAAAAAGACAATAATGTACGCCCTGACATTATTGCCTATTCACTATCATCAACGACTTCACAGCCGAAAATCATTTTCCCATTTACAACAGATGAATCTAAGAAAATTGCTTTTCCAGATGCATAATTAGAAGCTGTGTCCAATTCCACCCCTTTTTTATCTCTTCGAGTCCAGTTGTAAGTATATTTTGGAAGATCGTTACCAGTAGCTGCTGACCAAGCTGTTCCGTTATATTTCATTAAAGTAACTGTTTTAGCAGAAGCATCTACCTTATAATAAAAATCCCCACTCGCAGGTTTTGTAGGAGCAGAAGTAGAGAATGTTGTAGATTTCAATGTATCAATTTCTTTTCCGTTTCTTGTAACGATTACATATAAAGCACCTGCACCCTGTCCGTTAATCAATTGATCCCCTAAAGAACTCAATACATTAATTGAACATGGGTCACTCTGATCAATAACACTGACATATGCAGAATATGTCTTGCCACCATAAACAGCATTACATCTGAACGAAGCAACAGAATCTACCATGCTAGGCATTACTGTTAAATTCGCAGATGTAGCACTTGCAATATTCTGATATGCTCCGCTAACATATTTACTCCATTGATATGTAACACCAGAAGTAACAGTAGTTGTACCATTTGTTAATGTTGTTTGTAATAAAACCGTGTTCTCGCCATTGATAATATGATTTCCATTAGGCGCATAAGCCTGAAATAATATAGCATTTACACCATTCGTAGCTTTCGTATTTTTGCTCCAATTAAATTTATGCGTAGCTGTTAATCCTTCTGCAACTATAGAAATAGTAATATCTCCTGACATTGCACTTGCTAAGCTTGCACCAGCAGCAACAGCTAAGATAATTGATCCTTCAGCAGAAGCAGTTGCATCTGTATTGGATTTTACAGTTACTCCACTTGGCAATGTACCTACAGTAGCCTTACCTGCAATTCTTGTTGTTCCTTTGTAACAAGAATATGGAATTGTAATATCTTTAGCAGCACTAGCAGTTCCATTAGCATTACAAGGAATTACTTCGCTATAATTTCCAAGAACTGTACTTACAGCAGAAGTACCGTTTTTACCATCCTCACCATTCTTACCATCAGAAATAATCGCTACAGTCTGAGTATCCAATAATGTAGTTGTACCACCAGAAGCATACAATTCTGCTTTGATTGTCTTAATACTCGTACTAGAAGGTGTATAACTAACACTATTCTGATCAGAACTTGATGTGTATTTCACTGTATATGTATTTCCATCTGTGCTTTCAGAAATTTTAAACCTACCAGAATAAGCAGTTGCAGCTGTAGTGTTTCCAATTCTCTTATAGGCACTGAACTTAGCCTGTGTTGGACTAAATACATTAGAAGCATTTAGTTTAAGAATATTACTTTCAGCTGTTACCTGATAAATAGTCGCATCACTACCTGATCTGTCTTTATTTAAAGAAAATCTCTTTGTAATATTCGCCTGACCTGATTTAGTACATACAAATTCAACATAACCAGAATCAACAGTAATTCCTGTAACAGTATATTTTCTTGTATCTCCATCCCAAGTACCTGTGATACCATTGCTTGGAGTAGCTTTGATAGTCCAGTTTGCCGAGTCATCAACTCCACCTTTGTAAATAGTAATTGTAGTATCAGCACCTGTAAGAGATGAACTATATAATCCACCATTGGCGTTACAAGGCACAGACTGTGTATCATTACTTAATACACAACTATAAACATCCTTACCTGCCGCTCCGTCTCTTAACTTAACAATCTGATGAATATCGTAAACATTATCATCATTTGTAAGTAATTTAATAACTGCCACATCATTTACAAACACTGCATCATTGTGATTTACAGTAAGAGTAGTAGTTGTGCCAGCGCTAGGGTAGGCAGCGAATGTTCCATCTGATTTTTTATACTGCCATTGTTTTACAGAAGTATTTGTTAACACAGCAGTTAATGTAATAGAAGAAGCAGAAGTAATTGCTCCATCTCCATTGTATTTAAATGTTGTATCTCCAGTAATGCTACAGTCGGATAATTCAGTAGCTTGTTTCACCAGAGTAAAGGACATCTGACATCTTGTTTCTGCTTTAATTTGTGTATCTGGATCAGTATAAACGATACTACAAATATAAGTGATCATTTCTGAACTATTAGACACTAACATACTTTTGCTAACACTTAACACTCCACTAGATACACTTTCTCCTGTGACAATATTTGTAGATGCTGCTGATCCAACTTTTCTCTGCCAAGTAATGCTTAGCCCAGTCTGAGTTAATGACACCTGTTTATTATCAATAAAAATGACTGGCGTAAGTACCAATTTACTTGCTGACCAGTCAGGATTATATTTTGTAGTTGCATTGGGATCGTATGATACAAAATTTGGTTGGTTCGATGTCACATATGCTTGTATCTGCTTCCCATCTGTTAGGTCTGTAATTGTAATCTCGCCATAGGCAAGCACTTTTCCCATATAATTTTCCTCCTTAATTTAAAGTAGTTGCCAATGTTTCTCCATCAACAACAAAAGAGCAACCAAAAGTCGCTCCATTCATAATATCTTGTTTATTTACAACAACACTTTTCATACCAGAGTGCTGTTCGTTCCAATAAGTATCTCCATCTAAATCAGATGATTTTCTACACCATTCAAAGTGATTTTCTGACCATTCGCTTGTTACATCTGTACCATTTTTTGTCAATGTGATACTCAATGTAGATGTTCCGTCCACACCAAGCCTTGCTCCTGTAGAAGAAGTAAGAATGATATTATAACCCATCTCATTCATTTGAGAATCAAAATCATCCAATGTACTATTTACACTGTTCTTAAAAGTTGTGTACTCAACTCCCCACAAACCGCCTTTACCATCATAAATTTGTTCAATATTAATACCGCCTTGTTCGTTCGCTTCAACGATAGGAAAGTTCAGCTTATTCTTAGATATAGATTTATCTCCAAGCATATTATTTACAATCAATCCATCAGCAATCGCATCCTTAGTGATACCTTGACTTGTCATAACTGTTACGCCTTTATTGTCTTTGATGATAATGCTTGGATTCTTGTTCGTATCATAACCAATTTGGATTCCAACATTCCCTTCGGTATCTAAGAATTGCATGGCAGACCCGTTCATTATAAAGTTGCCGTTCTCAGATAAGATTCGCATTGTATCAGAGATTGTAATATCGCCTGCGGCTAAGTCACCGATCGTCATTTTGCCTGCAATACCATTAATGATCCACGCAGAGTCAAACTTTGCATTGGCTGAGGATAGGTTGAATACGATACCTGTTTCTGTAGAAGAAGTACCGATGATTGCACTTTTAATATTTGCTACTTCAGTTGTTAAATTCTTAAACTCGCCAACATTAGCAATAACAACTCTTGCGTTGATATAGTCGGCATCAATATACTTAGAAAAGAATTTCTCAAACTCAGCTTCTGTACCAACAATTTTCTTTACATTTGTTTGGTTTGCTGTAATATTTAAAACACTGTTAGGCTGACTGTTGATATACTCAACCATATTCCCAACAGCGTTACCAAAGCCAACAGATGTAGTTAATTGTCCTGTGATTGCTTTAAGAAGTTCTGGAGTAAGAATTGCATTGATACTTTCATCAACTCCAGTGTAAGTAGTAGAAGTGATAGAATTTCTATTGTGCTTTGTAGAAGAATTTAACAAGAATACTTCATCATCTCTCTTTGCTTGAGACTTGATCATATTTGTAAACGAAATTTCAAACTTTTCAGATGGGTCTTTAGGATTGAAACTAAATGTGTACAATCTGAATTTCTCTAAATTACCATGCCCACCGAATTCATTTCCATCGTCAATTTCTAACCAAATATAATCTCCAAGAACCAATTGATCTAAATAAGGAGAGAAGTTCTCATCACATAATAAATTTTCAATCTGAGGAGAGTAGATATATTGTGGCTGGGCCTGTGAAGACAATTCCTTAACTGCAGCCTGATATAAATCTTCAGCTCGATCAACATAAGTTTCGATATCATCAAGAGTTGTGATCAAATAATTCTCATTTACATAATCAGTTGATACATATAATTTGAGAATTGTCTGGCCCTCTGAGTTAAGATTTCCATCTTTGTCAATAAAACCAAATTTAGAATTATTTTTTAAATTGCAATCATTGTATATTTCTGTTCTTTTGTCTAATCGTGCTTGAACCTTATCACTTGCCTCTTTATATTCTTTTTCTCTTTCTTCAAGAGCGGCTTTTGCATCAGCTAATTTCTGAACATACTCCTGATATTCTTTATAATAGTCTGTATCATTTTTAGAAACTTCATAAGGCTTGTCATATCCTTTTTGAACTAAAGTATCAATAGAATTTTGGTACATCTTGATTTTAACTTTTAGCTCATCAACTCCATATAATTCCCACTGAGTTTCCCATTTGTCGATCGGCTTTACCTTATCGTCATCAGACTTGTAAATGTTATCAATGGCAATCTTAATGTTAGGAATAACTCCATCAACATAAGCAGTATAAGTATACCAGCAACCATCTTTTCGCATCTGAGCCTGTAATTCATCACCTGTTAAAACGGTTTCATATGTACCATCTTCTTTTTTAATGGGTTCACCATTCTCATTCTTTTTAGCATATCCATACTCTAATAAAATGAAATTAACAGCATCTATATAGATGTCAAGTTGCTTTTGAAGTTCATCTTCCTTGAATGTATCCCAATCAGTTTTTAAACCATCATTAGGAACACGACTTTTAATTTCATCAGCAACTTTCTTGTATTTGCCCCACATTCTAGTGAGATAAGAATAATACTCTCTACGAGTCATTTCTTTTGAAGTTCCATCATCAAGAGTATAAGTTACTTTTTCATTCTTGGTGCTATCCCAATGTGTTCCTCTATATTTCAAATAAGCTTCATATTTGTCAATCAGATCCTTAGAAACTAATGGCTCTTTAAGAACATATGATAAATTATCAATAGTAATTTCACCAAAGTTTACATATTTAATATCAAGATTCTCTCCACCGGCCACATTAAACTGTGTATAGACATCATTTGTTGCCCCGGTTACACTTAAAGAATCAATATAGTTTGTTGTGCTTAGAGAAATACCTGTATCTTTACCAAGTTGACTGATATGATAACAATTGATCTTCCTATTTAATATGTCAAATGTGAACACGCATCTATAAGCCTGTGCTACTTTCTGAGTTAAGAAAGCATAAACATTAATAGACTCTTCTTCAAATGTACCTCTTACGAAGAACCATTCGTCTTCTCCATTCTCATTTTGTCTCTTATAAGGAATAAGCCATTTGGTATTTCCCTCTTCATCAATATAAGATTCATCGACATGTCCAACAGACCACCCCGGCAATTTTTCAAGGACTAAATCTAATAAACTTAACTGACGATTATCAGGATCATATAAAGCAACATAGCGTTTTAAGATCTTATTACCTGTTAATTTATCTTCGATAACATTCCCATCGTCAGTATATTCCTTACTTCCTGTTTTTCCTGTATTAACATAGAAAGTAACTAAATCTTTATTCTCTAGCTCAACATCACAAGACTCAGCTTTGACAGTCTTCATCTCTGAATATCCATCAAACTGAACACTTGGGACCTCAGTGATCACAAAGTATCCGATACGATCTATATAAATTTCCATTCCTTTATCTAGATATTCATATCCATTTGATAAGACAAAATTTGCATCATTGTTGACATCAATATACTTTTCTACACTAAAACTTAATTCCCATCTATCATTAAGAGTAGCAGTGAGAGAAGTAGTAGAAGTGTCAATGCTATTTAAGGCGCAAATTGCCTTGCCTTCTGGATTTACCAGATAAAAATCATAAGGCTCTGTATGATTGAAAATGTCTTTTATAAATTCCAATTCACTCTCACGCCTCCTTTCTGAATTTAAAAAGCTCCAACCTTCTTAGGTTCGAGCCACTTGATTTTTATTTTGCAACGACCTGTGATTTCAATCCGGTTTTCTCCCGGAACAAGTCGTAACCAATATAATTTTTGCACAGTGTCCATCTTGAACACATTTGATAATACAATTCCTTTTCCATTCAATTTAATAACTTGATGCTGACAATTAATCTCATAAGTGCCTTTCGTATCCCATAAGTGCATCGTGCTGTTATTATCTGAATGATTTGTAATTTGAAGATCAGTCCAAAGCTCAGGACTTTCAACTTCAATAATAGGATAAACATATTGTTCCAGTTCATCAGATTTACAATCAAGAACTAAAGATCCATTATGATTAGGTGTTTCTAGTTTATTTGTTAGATCAAATAAATTACTTTCTTTTTCTACAAATCCATATGGTGCATTACACTCAAAGTCAATCTTTAAGCCAGCAATTCCTCCAGCAAGAGCAGGAGTAACCTTAGTAACAATGGCATAATAAACGACATCATTCTTGCTGCCATCACAGCCATAAAACTCTAATTTTCTATAGCTCTTAGGACTTGTTAACCATCTAGTAACTTCAGATACTTCATTTTCAGTAAATCGTTTCTGATCTTCATGAAGAAGAGTAATTTGGAATCCAAGTTTTCCTGAATATTTTGTATTATAAGCATGATAGATGTTACGATTCATAGTAGTTGAACCGCTTACGATCTCTCTATCAAGACCGAATGAATCTTCGGATTTATCAAGATATCCGATGATCATTTTATGTGAAAAGTCAGAAAGACTTTTGTTGTTGTAAGTAAAACTTGTTGCGTTAGAATACATAGATTCTCCTTTCTTAAAAATTATCCTGTAAGATGTACATTCTTAAAAATAACCTTTACTTTTGGAAGTTATTGTCATATAATGACTTTATTCGTATTTTACATATGATGTCTGAAGGGTATGTGGTAGGAAGGGGCATGTCGAGTGCTAAGAACATTACTTGTCGTGATTGGCGTTGCTGCAGACATCGCAAGCATAGCCTCACTCGTATTAACCGTATTAACTATACTTCAGTAATTAGAGATACATAGTTGTACAGGAAGCAAAAGATTTTTTGTATTAGATTCATAATATCTACTCACCTTAATTGCCCAACTGGTGTGCCGGATACTAGAAAGAAAACCCACGTAATAGATTAGGCGAAGATAGTACAAAAAACCGATGCTTACGAAAATAATTGAATCAGTTCACAATATGTGTTATGATGATATTGACAAGTAAAGTTAAGACATGAGCTTAGCCACTTCAAACCAAATTCAGTAAGAATGGGCATCTTACAGGAATTTGAATGATGATTAAAGGATAGTAAAAGGAGGTCACAAGGAGATTAATACTTTGCACTTATCCCGATTGGGAATCTTCCCTTTAACGGGTTAATCCAATCATCACTGTGAATTTAATTAAATAAATTCACCCATGAGAGAAGACACTCACTAATTACAGTGGGTGTCTTTTTCTATGCTTTTATAATAAATTTCCATCCCTCATAGAAGCGATTTCTTCCCTGATGTACATAGACTTCATTTCAGGAGTCAGCTCATCAAAAGGAGTTAATCCTTCATCATCCATATAATTCATTAGAGCTCCCAACGAAATTGAATACAATCTATTCCTGTATTTCATTCGCACAACTCCGATTAATAAAATTCCAATAATAAGTAATAATAATAAATTAATTTCCATGATTTCCTCCAATTTAAAAAGAGCCCATGTTTTCACACAGGCTCTACATTATTTACCGATCGTAGGCTTACGACCAATTTTGTGATATTCTTTTAGTTTATTAGCTTGCTCTTGATCATAAACCTGTTTTGCAACAACCTTAAGATCATTCAGAACACTCTTATCAACCATGCCTCCAGATTCTACTTTGATCAATGCATCATAGTAAGAAGAGAAGTCTCCAGTACCAGTCATAATATCTTTTGTCTTAGAGGCTTTAACAACTGATTCAGAAATCTTAACAGCTTGTTTCAGCACATCAGATGTTTCTGGTTTCAGTAAGATTTCATCTCTGCGGACAGTAGCAATACCATGATCATGGTTGCTTTGAACTACACCATTAAGTTTAGAGATTGGTATTACATCATCAATGACACCACCATTTCTTACACCTGCTGCTTTAAGTGCTTTTAAAATCTGACCTGATTGGTTCTTAGAATATTTGCCATCACTACCTTTATAAAATGTTCCACCCTTTCTAGAATTTTTCTTGGTAATTACACCAAGTTTCTTTCCAAGGGCTTCCATTCCTCTAGGGTTATTAACAACATCAAAACCACGACTAGCCAAATAATTATTTAAAGCTGACCAACTTTTCAATTGAGCTTGTGTGTAAGGATTTCCAGTATGAATTTTTAATCCATACATTTTACCTCTTTTTTGCTGATTAGTTAATTGAACCGTAACAGCAATATTGGCACTTACTCCATTAGAGGCTGTACATGTTACCATAACTGTTCCTTCATAATCGGCTCTTACAGCTGTAATGGTACATGAAGTACCTGATCCATTAGCTGTAACATGGCTTGAATCTTTAGATGACCATTTAAATGATTGACCTGACGCATCTGGTGGAGTAATCTTTGTAATATTAACAGTTCTACTTTGCCCAAGATTAAGAGTAAATCCATAGGTACTTAATTCAAACGATTGTATACCGTGTTCCTGTTGTTCAGGAGTTTTCATAGAACCACTAATAGCACTAGCATTTCCAGTTTCAACTTTTGAAGAATCAACCTTAGAACCTGTAATACCAGTTGTACCAGTTACATTGGTATCAGGATTTGCAACATTATTAGTCACAGAGCTGTTCTTGTTCTGAGTATCTTTTGCGTTCTGTTCAGGTGTCTTGCCATTAGCAGAGCTATTGTATTCAGAATGATATAATTCACTTAGACCATTAATAAGTCCAGAATTAATAGCAGTGTCATTGATCTTTTTAAATACATCAGAATAAGAATCTCCAACCTGTTTTAAGAACTTGCTAATAAGCTTAGATTGTTCATCCAGAGAACCGCTTAAAGATTTAAGCTGTTTATCCAAAGACTCTTGTAATTTTTCAGTCAGATCATCGTATCCTTGGGATTCCATAGAATATTGATGTTCTTTCTTAGTATCATCCATTTGTTCCTGAGCATCGGCAATCTGAGCGTCTAATTTGGCTCTTTGCGCTTTCGCAGCTTCACCTTCAACACCTTCTAAAGCAGCACGCTGGGCCTCAAGAGCTTGCAGATCTTTGGTCTGACTCTTGATGTTTTTATCATAATCATAATATTCTTTCTTACGGTTTAAAGCCTCTTTACGCTTATCAATAACTTTAACCAGAGCATCAACTTCAGCTTGCATCGTTGTTTTACCAAGTTCTATAATTTGGTTCTTATAGTCATTGGTGTTTGTTGCAGCCTCACGAAGTTGTTTATTGATTTCAGCTAACTTACTCTCAAAAGTAGAATCACCAATTTGTCCTTCGTCATGTAATTTATATAAAGCATTTCTTTGTTCTGCCAGATCGGCCATATTAAGCTGTTCTTGGCGCATACTATCACTTAGAAGAGCAATTTTAGCTTTACCATCTGTAGTCAGTTTACCTGTGTCAGGATCGTTTAAGTAGTCCTGATTCAACATATTCATAAGATCGTTGTTTTCATCGATACGAGTATTTCTCTTATCAATCTTACGACTGCTTTCATCAAGAGGAATCATAATAGCTTCCTGACGTAACTGTTCATTCTTTTCTTCTAAAGAGTAATTTTCTTCACGTCTTGAATACCAGTCATCATAAAGCTCTTTGTATCTTTCAGAATCCTTAGCAACCTTATTCATCAATTCCTGATCGGTTTTCATGATCTCAGCATTGACAGCAGCCCTATCATTGTTTTTAGCGATCTGATCAGTTTTTGACTGCTTAGTAGCATAATCACCATGAGCTTCAGCCATAGAAGCAGTATGTTCTAAGGCAGTAGCAGCATGTTCAGCTTCATCTGCAAGTCTTGTCAACCTATCAAATTTAATCTGATCAATTTCTTTTCTTGCATTTGCAATAGCAGTATCAGTATCAGCAATATTATTCCTAAAAGTTTGAATCTGGGCTTCATATGTGTTCTTTTGTTCATCTGTTAAGATTCCCTTTTTCTTAGCCTTATCATATTCTGCCTGATATTTATTCAATTCTTGTTGCTGAATATTTCTCTGATTTTGATATTGTCGAATCTGATTGTTTAGATTAGCTGTTTTATTATCAAAAGTATCTGAACCCTGAGCAATATTAAGATCATTGATCTTTTGATAGTTCTCTAGGATAGCAGACGTTTTAGATGCCATAGCATCATAATAACTAACAACCTTTTCAAGCTTGGTTTGTACCAGTTCTTGTTGTTGTTTCTTAAGCTCCTCAACTTGCTGTTTGCATTGTTTAGCTTTATCATACCAGTTCTTATACTCTTCAACAGCACTACGGATTTTATCATTACTAATAGTTTTGATATCAATAGACCCGTTACGTACTTTTTTAAAATAAGATTTTAGAACTTTTTGATTCTTAGCTTTTGAAGCATTTTTTGTTTTAGGAGCTTTCTTAACTGCTTGTTTTTCAAAGCTTTCATAGAATTTCTTATATTTCTTATAACCTTGGGTATTAGCAGTGATAGAAGAACCAACACTCTTTAAAGCTTTGTCATAATCATCAACGGCAGAAGTAAGACTATGAACATTTTCTGCTTTAGCTGTCCAAAGATCAGTAGCAGCAGTAAGATTTTCAATCTTTATTTCAATGAAATCAAAAGCCTTACCTATCTTATTAAGATAATTTTCAAGAGCTGATTTCTTAGATTTAGATTTGGTTTTCTTCTTACCACTTCCAGAACCAGACTTACCAGATCCTGAACTTCCAGAACCGGTTTTAGATTTACCAGAAGAAGTAGTTTTCTTCTTTTTACGTGTAGTAGTTTTGCTACCATTAAATTTAATTTTAATTCCAGCAGAGTTAGCATGAGCAGATCCATGAGCAAATGCTCCTTCACCACCAACAATCTTAGCTCTACTTCCTGTCTTTCCTTTGTTTAGGAGTTCTTTTGTTTGTAGGTGATTAAATACTATATCACCACGTTTGAGGTTTACAAACTCAGGTCCCTGAGAACCTACAGTAAACCATCTGTTACCACGTCAATTATGTTTTCATCGGTTCGCAACACCGACAAGAGTTTTCACTCCTCATGCTTTCACATGAGTTCAGACTATATCTTTTACCTGATTTTTTGTATGTATGTTTTATTTGTTTTTTATTTTTGTGTATTAAAAAAAGAGCAGAAGTAGTTGTTAGCTACTTTGCTCCTTATAATCTAGGGTTGTTAAATTAATATCTACACCATCGAATAGCTATTCGTGAGAGTTTATTGTCATTGGAATATTTTTCATAAAATTGTAACCCCTGGTATTCTGAATTTTTCTTTACTAAAGGACAAGTTTTTCCTTCATAATAATAGCTATAAAAGTAATAATAATCATATGACTCTCCTAAATCTCCATGAGCTTGTGACCGACTTGACATATTCTTAGCTGTCTTAAAAAATACTTTTTTCATAAGCTTAAGTTGTTCTGAGGTATATTTTTTATCTGGGACCCACTCTACAGATTCTACCTCATATCCGTCGTAATTGGTAATATGGAATTCTAAGGTGCCCTTAACGGTTCCTAGTTTGTATTGCTTTGTAGGTGTATCATAATCTCCATATTCTCTATCCATCTTTTCTACATAGGAAACATCAGCTATCTTATTTAAAGAGTCTTGATTAATCTTATTATCACAAAAAGAAACAAGCCCTTTTTCAAAAGATGTAACTAACTCTTTTTTCGCTTGATCTTTCTTATAATTTTTATAAATAGAGCTCCCTCCCCAAACAAATAGACAAACGATTAAAACACACGCAACTATGCGGCTACATAATTTACTTTGTTTTTGACGTTTATTTTCTTCGTACTCCGCTTGTTCTTTCTCTCTTTTTTCTTTCTTTTTTAGCTTAGAGGTTAAATATCCTGAGTTTAAAGTATTTTGAATCCATTTTTTGGACTTGGAACAAGTATGGCATTTTTGTTCCGCTTGTGAATTGATTCCTCCGCAAGAGCAAACCCATATATCTTTGTAATCTTGTAAAAAATAAATATCTTTTTTGCTACAAAGTGTTTCATTTTGGTATTGTTCAACTAAATCAGGAGAAAAAGTATCCATTAACATAAAGGATTTAATGGTGTATTTTTTAAAATTTTTTTCGTTATTCCAATATACTGTATTATTATCCGTTACATAACAAACTTCCTCAATCGAAACTAATACTTGCTTGGCATCACAATTATTTATGTATATGGGGCATTGTTCACCAAATGTTTCATTTCTACTTATTGTTAAGTTGTCAAAAACATATTTCACAGTATTACAATTTGAGGTACCATCAGATAAACATCCGATAACCTTGACTGTAACCGAAGTAATTTTGTAGTCGACAATATTTTTAAATTTTAATTGTACTACATTGTCTTTTTTTACTTGATCATACATTAAACGAGTTCCAATAGTTATAATGGGACAAGTTTCTATATGTGTAACGGTAGAAGACTCATAAATTATTTCAAATCTATTATTGCTCATTTTAGTCTCCTTTCTACATTGGTGGTAAGATTGCAGTTTTTTGATATACAAATCTTTCTAATATTAGAACAGTATCTTCAACAGTAGAGTTTACACCGCCACCAAAGCCGCCGATGCCAACAGAGCGAGTTTCTTTACCTAACTCGTTAGTGGTTACACATTTAAGTCTCCATCCGTCTCTACCCATTTCATTTAAATAGTTTTTCAATTTTAATACATCAACTCTACCGTCTTCATCTCGCAGAGCAACTACTTCATATTCGTAATATCCTTCTTCAAATTCTTTCATACAATTTCCCTCCAATTTATTTATAAAGTAATTATACATTATTCTACATGTTTTTCATAGAGAGAAATATTGTTTTATCAGGTAATTTATCATTTGGGATCACCATTAGCTTGTGATCCTACTCCTCATAAGAGGATAGTCGTTGAACCTTATCCTATTCGGATCTTGGCTGCTGATTGTCTATTGTAGCAGAAGCAGGGGATTTAACCTCGCTTCCATATAATTAATTCTTTTTACTTTCGTAGCATTCACATCTAGGCATATTTCATCCTTCTGTTGTAGCTTAATTATCTTTAAGACTTTCCAGCAATTAGATAAATTTTCACATATGTATTACTACATAAGGTCGCATATGTGGTTTATACGACAAGTTCGTCTCCTAATTCTCCTGTAAGAGCTCGTTCATCTTGTTTTAATCCCCAATCGCCACCATTGGCGTGAGCATTACCGACAGATGATTTGAGCTTATCTGTTTTCTCTTGTAAATATTTGTTCTTTTCAGCCTGTACAACAGGATTGATTTCTGATAAATCAGAAATTTTTGTTGTTCCCATCGCAAGAGCACGGCTTCCAAGTTTCTTAATTGTCCCGTGAGCAAAAGCACCAAACTCTTCAATATCATCAAGTTCATCATCATACCAGTCTGTTAAGTCATCGACAGTGCCTTGGACATAGGCATTTGACTTTGGAATGAAAGATCCGTGTGCATTTGCAGTTCCATGAGCTTGATTTCCGCCAGTGGAAGGTGTTTTACCTGTGATAAAATTGACTATACGAGTAATAGGGTTACTTGCCCATGCACTAACAGTCCTATCAGCAGAAGAAGTATCTGCCTTAAGTTTTCCTGTTTTAGACACTTTTTGATTTTTCCATTGATTCGTTTTCTTTGTAGCATCGGAAATATTACCTTTAAGTTTACCGGTTTTGGAAACTTTAATACCAATCCAGTTTAAAACCTTTTGGTTGGCATCACTAATGTCACCAATTAAACGTCCCTTTTTATCAACGGGAACACCAGCCCATGCTAATATTTTCTTTTCTGCATCGGAATAATCGGAACGGACTTTAATCTTTTTAGATACTGTTTTTCCCTGTTTTTTATCAGCTTTATCAGTATCCTTGGTGTCAGCTTTATAAGTAATTTTTTTATTTTCGCTTTTGGTAACTTTTTTATTTTCTTTCTTAGCATTTTTGGTGTCAGTCTTAACTGTAACTTTTTTATCTTGAGGCTTTGTGGTTTCTTTAATATCACTCTTTGCCTTCTTAGTATCGGCCTTAACTTCAATGGTTGTAACTTTTTTTGATCCTTTAGGAGCAGAATCATTATAGTTTTTATAAGCGGAATTTATTTGACTATCTTTTTCTTTGTTTCCGGTTAACTGAATTTGATTCTTTTTATTAACTTTTGTACCAGGAGCAATTTCATTTAATCGTTCATTTAAGGCTTTTTTAGAAGTAATAGCTTTTTCATACGCTCCTAAACTACTTTTACCACTTGTTATTGTTGTTGCAGTTTCGGATAATTTAGACAGAAAATCATTTAAAGTTTTATAATTGGCTTGACTTGGATCTTCAATAGCATTTTTTCTTAATTTCCCAAGTTTTGTATATTGGGCGGTCTCCCATTCTTTCAGCTTGCCTTCGTCTTTTAAGTAATAGCCATTTTTCTTAGCTGTTGGGCGTACATTATCAATAAGAGAACTACCATATTCAAAAGATTCCTGGTTCACCTGTTTTTGATACTTTTTAGTTAGCTTTTTGTCTCCAACTTTTGTAGCCCCCTGAAGCTTACTATAAGCAGTATCATAATCAGTCTTATCTTCAGCAATCTCAATCTCAAATTTAAGCTTTTTAATCATCTCATCAGGAATATCTTTACCCGCGTTTTTCAGCTTAAGAATTTGCTGTCTATAGTCCTCAATTTGCTCACCTAGAGCTGTTTTACCAGCCCCATCTTTCATGTCTTTCCATTTACCAGCTAATTCATTAACGGTACTTTCAGCTTTTCCATATTGTTCTGTGACAGATTTAAAATCAATCTTACCACCATAATCTTTCAAACGATTCAGTACAGCTTCAAAAGGTTCAATACCCATACCCATTGCCTTAGCAGCAGTAGCAGTATTAGTGATCTTTCCTGAATAAGTACCTTCAGCAGTTTTCTTTAAAGTACCAAAATCAGTATTAGCTTTTTGGGATTTGGCAGATAAATCATCTAAGAATTTAACCAGACCGCTATTATCGGAAGTAAAATACTTAGTAGTCTTAGCCCATGTCTTATCAAAGGTAGCAGCATCAGTCTTACCAGAAGAACTCATTACACTTGTTAGTGTTTTGAAATCATCTGTTCCAATAAGTCCTTTATCACGTTCTTTCTTCTGAGCATTGAACGCCTCACGCATTGCCAAGTAAGTATCGCCAGAATTAGCAGTTTCCTTAGCTTGGAGATAATCACTCCAAGTAGACTGAGATTTTGTTTGATTGATCAGTTTTAGACGTTCTTTCAACTGATCAAGACTACCAGTCCAAACCTGAGTCTTAGAATTTAAGATATCAAAGGCTTGAGACATTTCAGTAAAATCAAGACCATCTAAAAACTTAGTTGTGTCTTTACTTTTACCAAGTTTGTCTTGTATACTACTGATCATATCCTCAACATTTTTGCCATCATGAAGAATATCTCCATCTTTGCTGAATTTAAAATCAAAAGCGTCTTCAAGAGCAGCGCTTAATGTTTTACCATCAACTTTTTTACCTAAAGTTTTTGTCAGATCGTTATAAGCATCTTGGACATCTTCACTCCACTTTTTGGCCGATTTTCCACCAGTTTTGTTGGTTGTTTTAACCAGCTCATCCAAATCTTCCTGTGCTTTTTTATTCTTAGTAAACTCTTTGGTAATTTTTTGGAGATCTTTACGCTTCTTACTAATGTTATCGTCAGTTAAATCTTTTTCATTGGCATTGTCGAAGTCAATAATGTTACCAGCAATACCACTTAAGAAACTTTGTCCTTTGCTAGATAGTTTGTCATAACCATCTGAAGCTGAAACCGTATTTTGGAAATCTTCCTTATATTGTTTCGCAAGAGACTTGATCTCTTTCATCATTTTATTATATCTAGCTACATATTTAGATACATTGGCTTCAATAGCCTCAGTTGAAATAGAAGGATTGTCTTCTTTCATCTGATCAAAGATTTTGCTGTAATTGTTAGCAAATTTGCTAATATCAGCATCTTTAGTTAAATCAAGAGCTTTTTTACCACCGATAACTTTTTTTGTTGCATCTCCAAATGCTTTTCCGAAACTATCTCCAGATGAAGATGTTCTTTTATAAATCTCATCAGAAATATTTTTTCGAGTTGATTCAATATCTTTAGAAAGACTTTTATCTAATAGGCCACCAGCAGCTTTCTTCAAGCTTTCCTGATTACCTTTGTTAAGTTTATCCCAAGTAGCATCAGAAGAATAATCCTTTTGTGTACTCTTTAATTTCTTCTCCTGAGATTCAATCGCTTTATCTATCAATCCTGATGTCTTAGCAATTGCATTTCCTTCAGCATCATAGCCAGAGATGAGAGAAGGAGTAGTATCTAAAATTTCCTTACGGATGTTTAAGAATCTCTCATAGGAAGAAGTATCTAAGCTAATATTATTACCATACTCGTCTACACCTTTGGATAGAGATTCAAACTCAGTTTTGTTTCCTTTAAGAGTAGAGATATTGGTTTTTGTATCAGATAATTTGTCCTGATAGTTTGTACGTGTTTTGTCAGCAGCTTCTATTTTATCTTTATCATAGGTAGCAGCTTTTTGAATCTTGGTACCAACCCAAGAAAGTGCCATAGCACCTAATTGCATAAGAGCACTAGCAGCTAAACCAATACCAACATTAGCAGCAAAAGCACCAGCCTTAGCAGCAATACCAGAAGCCTTAATCTTTTCAAAAGCAGCACTAACTCCACCTGCAGCAGATTGAGCAATGCTACCAGATTTTTCTACAGCTTCATTAAACTTCTCAAGACCTTTTCCATAAGTATTTTTCTTATCACTAAGATCATAATTATTTTGCTTAGCTTGACCGTAAAGAGTACTAGCCGTATCACGACCTTTTTCAGTTTTCATATCCTCCTGAAGTCGCTTAAACATATCCTCTTTTTCTTTGGTAGTTTTACCACCAAAAATCTCAGGAACCATACTGTTACTAAAGAAGTCCTGCAATCTACTTTGATCGGACTTCATATTCTCATAGTTAGCCTTACGTCTTGTAGGACTAAGTGTGTTCAGAAGAGCACTACCAATTGGAAATTCATTTTTACCAGTTTCTTTATTGTACTGTACAAGCAAACTGTTTACTCAAGGGCAGGGAAATACCCTATTTTCACACTGGTATAATATGTATTTGACAATCGCTAATGCAATATTCTATACTAATTTTGTAACAAGAGATGTGTATTGTATCTCAAAGTAATAACACACATGGGGCTCACAATTCAGTGAGCCTTTTGTGTATCTGGATCTAACAAGAGAAGAGAGGTTCATAAAGATACCTCTTTTTTCGCAATTAACCTTGCAATATTTGGAAACATAAGTTATAATTAGAAACATCATGGAATAGTTAATTCCCCAATTAATTATTTTCATACAAAGGCATTCCTAGGAGGTAGGGATGCCTTTTCTCCATTTATGAGGTAACGAATCATTACCTTATGTATTTTCGTTGCTTTGAGTAGCAATTTTATTCATTAGATTAGTAATCTGCTCAATTGCTTTAGAGTAGTCATCAATGTATTGGTATGTAAGACAAAGAGCAGACTTCCCTGTGAATTTACTCATCAAAAGAATGAACCCTTTTTGATTCATTTTATACATTGGTCTATACTGTCCTTTTTTATCCTTATACGAATCTAAGATATAATATGTCCCACCCAATTGAGGCAAGTCTTTAATAAAATTGTGAATTTTCTTTAACACATTGCTATGTTTTTTTCATAGAAGTGTGCAACGTCAATAGAAGTTATATATAAACTTTCTCTTTCTGAGTGAACTCCACAATCTTTTGTAATATCATATCCACTAACAACTTTAGTATCTAATCTATAATTTTCTCTTCCCATATCTCCATAAACTCCTTTTAATATAAATTTAATTTCAAAAAGGGGTCGCATTTCACGACCCCCTATCAACAACAATCTCACCAAACTTTAATCTTCAAGATCCCCAACAACTCTGTAAACAAGTTTCTGACCTTTACCAGTTACATAAGTCTGTGGAACAATCACATTGCAAATCACATGTTCACCAACTTCAAAACATCCGTTCTCAACGTATCTCTGATATGGCATGTTGTCCCGCATCAGGATTCCATTATTTCTCAGAATCTCAAAAAGACGATTCCTTCCAATGTCATATCCATCATTCTGTAACAACTTGGCCATTGTATTCATGTCGATCGTATCAGAAGAAGCAGTAACACATCTTGCAAAATCTACATCTTCTTTGGAGGCCTCAAGTTCTCCACGAAGCTCTGCGATTGTAGCTTGCTGAATTTCTAATGCTTTGAGTACAAACTCAGCTTCAGACAGATTTTTATATGGAATGTATCCACCTGTACGTCTGATCTGTGGAAGAATTTCAGATGTTACCCATCTACGGAATCTTTTAGCTGAATCTAATTTACTATTGAAAATTAGATCATAAACACCAGATTCATTGATGACAGTCACATTTCGCATTTGACCTGCGTACTCGATTTGGGTACGCAGCTTATCCTCAACATCTACGTGCTTTGAGACAGCATTTCGATAGTTAGAATATCCAAGTGCGATTGCAATATCATTTCCAACGAAGTATGGTGTTCCTTCTATCTCAATACATCTGATTGATCCAAATTCATCGTTTACGAAGTTCATAATCTGATTGTTGTTTTCTACTCCATTTTCTACGTTTGTTAAAATTGCCATATTAAATTCTCCTTTTCTTCAGGAAGGTGCACCAAATGGCATAGAACAGATGGTGCTGATGATTTGCTTATCCTTCTATGCATATATGGCTAATTTACTACCCCTTTAAAACACCAGGCTCTACCTAATGTTTTAAGACTCAATTAATGTGGTAAGTCTGCTAGAGCAGTATAAAAAGAGTATTAAATTATGTTAATAAGTATTTATAATATATCATATAAAATTCATTTCCCTATGTGCAAGCATGTTTCCATGCTGATAATTTTCTAGCGGCACATTCGCATACAGTTCTGATCATCCCTTTCTGATGTCACTCGTAAGGTGAGTTAACCAGATTCCCATTATGATCGATGGACGTTCCTCTAATATAGAGGCTTCGCTGCGGATTCTGTATAAATATTGATCTTATTACTATATCTTAGGAATTACCCCTTGCCCTTAATACATCACTGTACTAAGTTAGTAATCAATATCGTTTAACAGTTCCCGTACATAAATTATCAAAAAGTATTTCAGTTTCGGTTGTTTTCTAAGCAATCTCTTATTCGTATCACCATTTCAATACAAATTCGTTCTGTGTTACCACTAGATTGCTCTGGGCATTGTACATGAGGACAACTGATAATTTGCCCTACCCAGCTTTCCTTTTGCTCCTGCGACTCCTAAAGCACCTATAAAGGCTGTTCTAAGAAGTCCTGCTTTAGTTACTAAATTTGTTATTTGAGTTCCAGCATCTACAAGTCCTTTGATAAAATCAGAAGAAATAGAAGTGTTCCACATTTCTTGGAAACTTGCTGTCAGCTGATCAACTTTACCTTGGATGGAATCAAGTTGAGTTTCGTTTTCACGAAGAGCTGATCCTTCTGAGTTTTGTGTTTCGTTGTAGACTTTTTCAAGCATCTCTGGCTTCTGTAAAATACTGGCAACAATATTAGCTCTATTTTTTCCTGCAATTTTCTCTAAAATAGAAGCTTGTTTAAGGTCACCACCATCGGTAGAACCAATTTCGCTCCAGATCTTACCCAATCCAAGTAAAAATTCATATGGATTTTTATAAGATCCATCATCTTTTAATAAATCAAAGCCTTTGTAGTCGTTTGATGCTACTTTAGTTTGATTTTTAATGAGATCTCTCAACTGAGATGTGTTCTGAATGTAACCATCAACATCTTCACCTGCTTCTTGAAGCACATTCATATCAGTGCCTCGAATTCTTAAGGATACTGTTTTTAAACCAGCTCCAACGCTCTCAGGATTTTGCACGACGGAATTCCCAACTGTAGTAAGAGCAACTGACTGTTCATAGTTAGCACCTGCCGCCTGTAAAGCACTAGCAGATCTCTGTAATGAACTAGCAATCTCATCTGATGAAATAGGCTCTAAGTTACCGATATTATTCAAAACATCAACAACATTTTCTACATCGTCAGCACCTTTATTGAATCCCTGCATGATAGAAATCAATGCATTAGTAGCATCATCTACTTGCTCAAATTCTGATACATTCATGAGAATACCTGTCCATTTAGACATCTTCTCAGAATCTTGTGTGTTATAACCTAATCTAGCCCAATCAGCAGTAGATTTGGTTAATTCCACAGCATCTCTACCGATATCTTTACCAGTAGCATACATATCTTTTTCGACAGTAGCATAAACATCACTCGTATCACTTGTGACTTTCTTTAACTCTGTCATTGCAGCATCCATTTCTTTGATGCTTTCAATTCCTTGTTGGAATCCTTGCCATACGACATCAATTCCACCCATTGAGATCAAGTATTTACTTAACTTAGTAACTTCCTGACCCATATCTCCAACAATTTGTCCAAACAAACTCTTATATTCAGAACGACTCTTAAGCTGTGATCTAGCAATACCAGTATCCTGATTAAAATTAATAGCATACTTTTCAAGCTTTCCATCATCTCTTGATCTCGCCTTGATATAAGCAGCCATTCCATTTCTACCCATACTGGTTTCAAGAATGTTACTGTTTACACCAGAAGCTCTAAATAATTCTTCAGCCTTAGCTTCATTGAAATCACTTAGAGATAATCCTTCTCCGATAATCGTTCCCTGATTATTCTGAAGCTTAAATTGATTTCTTTGTCTTCCAAATTCCGTAAGAGAAGCAGTTAATTCATTGATACGTTTTGTATCTTTCTCAATCTCTTCATCATCAAAAAGAATTTTTCCATTATGTTTATTTTTGAGGTCATCTAATTCCTCAATAACACCTCTAACTTTTATAGCGAAGTCTTCGGTATATTGATTAAGATCCTGATTAACAATTGTTTTTGATAAAGCTCTGTTTGCAGCATTTTTTACTTTCTTAGATTCAGGATTGACTAAGCCAAGAATAGATTCTTCATGATTACTTGCTTTAGCGTTTGGAGATTTTGTAGTTGTACCTCCACCAAGAATCTTATTCATATGCTTAAGACCAGTAGCAATCTCACCAGTAAGATTAAATTTTTTATTTAAATTATCAACCAGTCTTGTAACTTCACGAATCGAACTACCAATACCAGCAAAAGCACCTGCGATCTTAGCAGAATAAGCAGTGGACTTATCAGACAGATTGGCAATCTTATTTGTCATAGTCTCAATATCAGAGGCTTTCTTGTCTGTAAAAGACTGTCCTGTATTGAATTTAACTTTTAAATCAAGATTCTTTTTCAGATCATTAATGATTTTCTCTACAGTAACTAAATCATCTAATACAGCATCAGTGTTGATACCAACTTTGATAGGCTCAGAAGCTTTCTCTCTTAAAGAAGTAAGCTTGCTTTCAGCCTGTGTTAATTCTTCATCATTGACATTGATATCAATATTAGTGTCTTTACCATTAGAATTATCTTTCAACTTTTGGGTAGAACTAATAGCTTTTTCAAGATCTTCTGCATTCCCTTTGAAATTAACAGCAACATCAATATTATCTTTGGAACGTAGTTCATTAATCCCCTGTAGAACGGTATCTACATTTTCTGTATTAGCTTTAAAATTAATAGCAATATTAATATTGTCTTTTGATCTTAATTCGTTAATTCCTTGTAAAATTGTATTGAACTCGGAATCGTTTGCTTTAAGATTAACAACGATATCTTTGCCTTCGTAAGAGGCAATCTTTTCATCAACCTTAGCCAATGCAGATTCTAACTGAGAAGTGTCAGCAGTAACTTTTACAGAAGATTCTTTGAGATGTTCACCTTCTGTAACACTGTTTGTCTTAGTTTCAGTAACATTTCTACTTGGAAGTTCACGAATTGCATCTTTGTTTTTGCTTAACCATTCACGGCTTTCTTGAGACCAAGGAGTTTCAATAGTAGCTCCTTTTTCAGCTTTAATAGATGTGTATGTATCAACAGTTTTAACAGCTTCTTGAAGACCTTTAGCTTCCTCGGCATAGATATTTTCTTCATTCTTAATCTTTTCATTGAATTTCTGGATATATTCTCTAGCGCTTTGGAAAGTACTGATCAGGTCTTTGTTACTCATGTCTTTCATGTCAGCAGGCATTTCAAAATCTTTATCAACTTCCCTTTGACGGAGTTCTAATTTTTTAACTGCTTCAGATAAGAATTGTGTAATATTTTTATCAACAGCATGAGTAGTAGAACCTTCTTCTGGCTGATAATTGCTTAGTATTTTACTGTAATACTCGGCTTTTTGTAGTTCCTCATCGGTAAGAGTTTCACCTTTGGATTGTTTTTCCATCAGGTTCTTACTACCGGCTTTTGCACCGTTGTATTGTTGAGGACTAATTGCTTGTCCTTCTTGAAATTTATATGGTTTACTAGAGTCGAACCCAGAAATCAAAATACCTTCTTGGGCTAAAATATCACTCCATTGTTTATTGAATTGGTTTTTAAGTTTATTAGTTACTCCTGTAGTCTTTTTGATATTTCTATCAGTGCTAGTCATAGCCTGAGTAAGAGCCTTATTAACCTGTTTAACAACATCCTCTTCGATCGGAGATAAAATATTTTTTAAGTCGATTCCCTGGGCTTGGAACAGGCTTTTATAACCTTCTGTACCTGCAAAATCAGTTTGTCCTGTTAGCAATTCTTTTATAAACTTTTGTCTAGAAGTAATAGTATTTCTTAACTCACCAGCTCGTTTGAGCATTTCATCGTTCTTACTCCAATCAGAATTTGACATTAAACCATGCAGTTCTTCAAAAGCTTTTCCAATGTCTTCTTGAGCTAGCATTCCGGCCATTGCATATTCTTTAAAATCATTTAAAGAGATACCATTTTTAGAATTACCATGTAATTTGTTATATTGTGTTTTAGATTCGTTGTAAAAATCTTTATATTTATCTTGCTTATAAGTCTTTTTTTGTACTTCGTTTACCTTAGAAGCAGCTCTTGTGGCAAGATCACTGTCCTCGTAGCTACGTTTAGAAATCTTGCTTAAATTGTCGTTCTTAATTTTTTCAAGATCATTGTAAGTAGTTTTAAGATTCTTTAACTTCTTTTCTGCATCGGCCAGATCTTTAGATTCATATACAAATTGAAAATTTGTTAATCCAGTTTTATCAATATAACTTCTGATGCTTTTAGCAACTTTATCCATAGAGGATTTATTGATATTAGCACCAATAGGTACTTGGACTTGTTTAAAACCATTTACTACTTCGCTTTTAGCTTTTTCTAAAGAGGCTTGATCAACGTCAACCCCCATAGAGGCAGTAAAAGAAATTACTTGTGTACTTTCTGCCATTTATTATTTCACCCCCTGTGATTTAAAGTCAGCTATCATTGCAGCTTTTAATTCGTTCATATATTGCCCTTGTACGATCGCCATAGCTTCTTGAGCACAACTAGCTTCCAACTCAGCTCTTCGGCTGTTAACATCGTTCTCTATAGTCTGCATAGGACTAGGAGAAGAAGTAGGAGTTCCAACATTGTATCCACCATGTTCTCCACCAATAAAGTCCCATTCAAATACTGTTTCAGGACTCTGATTATAGTGCCCACCTATAGAAGCAGAAGAGATAGTAATTCCACCTTTCGCTGTTCCAGGCCCACTGATAGTTTTAACCAAAGGCTGACTAGCTTCATATAGTCCATAGCTTCGTCCATATTGCTTAGGACTGTAATCTCCATAAAAGCTGGCTGCAGCCAATTCACCAATTTCTTTCAATTTTTCTGATGCTAATTGAGCAGCCAAATTAGCTGCAGCAACATTCATTTTCGTCAACACTTCCTGTGCTTTGCTCATGTAATTCTCCTTCCATTAAAAAAGAGCCTCACATGAGACTCTTTCAAAATTATTCTACTTTTAATTTTTCAATCATTGTTTTCATAACTTCAGTACTGTCAATTCCTTTAGCACCTTCTACAATAGCTTCCTGAATGCTTAGATTGATAAATCTTAATTCTCTTGAAACAATGGCTTCTAAAGAATTATGATTTCTCATATGATCTTCCCAAGCTAATTTATATAGCTTTTTAAATTCTTCAAAATCCTTTCCAATTTCCTCTAAGATTCTGTCAATCAATCCAGCTTCAGTAAGAGAATCTAATACCTCGTAAGTGCTTTCTCCTTCAAACTCAATATTTGTATAAAGCTGTAGAGCAGTAGTGATCAATACATGATAAGCACTGATTGAATTTACAGTAACTGTATAGCTTTCGCTTTCTTTCCCCAACGCCTTAACGATTTCTTCAATTGCAGTAATTTTTATTGCAATTGGAACATAATGACCAATCTTTAAGCTTGGGATAGCATGTTCTAATGTAGCTCCCTCTACAGAGCTATTAAATTCCTCAATAATAGTGTCTAAGTTTACTGTATTTTCTCCCATAGTTATTTCTCCTTTTCTTTTTTCTGTTTCTCTTTTTCTTTTCGTCTCTTTCTTCTTTGAGACTGAATATATTCATAAGTTTTCCATCCACCATCAATCTTTGAGTATGCTACCCAATAAAAGTTGATATGAGGATATTTATATAGAAGTAATTTTCTTTTCATAGGTGCCACATGATCTGGCATACCTTTTACGTCAATGACATCTTCATGTCCGTCTTTATATGTAAGTACAAAATCTGCTACATATTTAATAGGAAGATATTTTTTATCTTGATGTTCAAATCCTTCCTGTAATAAATATTCTTTCTGTCGTTCACAATAGGTGATTTCCCCTGAAAGGATGCCCGGAAGAACAGCATCTCTGTAAAATCTCATCTCAAGAGCAGAGTCGAATACGATCCCATCACACATACGATTATCAGTTCGCTTACTAACATTGTACTTACTGTCTCTTTGTTTCTTTTCGCTCATAGTCCTCCTTATAAAATCCGTATACTAAAAAACAGCAGAAGTACCTGCTGCTATAATGTTCTAAATTAATTCATGCTTACACCAAGCATCATACAGGTGCTTAGTGTCTTCTCTGTTCCAAACAAATAAAATTTTGTTCTGATCGAATCTATTGTCTGGAATGATATCCAAAAGTTCAGCTCCATAGCTTAAGTATTTAAAATTCTGAAGCATATTTGGAATAAATACACATTCATCCGGTTCATAAGTCTTCCCGGTAATTCCACTTGTAGTTTTCATAGTTCCTCCTGTTTATAATTAAAAAAAGAGAGACACATAAAACCTAATGGCTATGTGTCTCTCAGTGATCATTTCTTTTCACTAAGAGATCCGCAAACCTATCTCCATTTCTTCTTACCTCGAGAGTAAGAAGAAGGAGAAGAGGAAGGGGATTGAGCCGTTTTGTTGGTCTCAGCGAAAACTTTCTCAATAACGCCTAAAACGTCAGGGAGAAAGTCAGATTTGTTAGTTAAATCACACTTGTCCAGTTTTTGTCTTGTTTGTTCAGCATTGCATTCGCCTGTAGAATATCTCTGACAAGCATCAAATACTTTTCTACAATTGTCTGAATCAAAGATAAAATACCAAGATGGTTTATCTCTATCGACATCACAATGAGGACAGTAGTGATATGCCTTCCCACAACAAAAACAGGTTCTCTGTTTCGTTTCTCCCATGATATTCCTCCATTTCTAAATCGTTTCCAATCAAATAGCTGCCTTATCATCTGACAAGACAGCTTTTAAATTTAATTATTCTGTAGGCATTTTTGGTACGATGATATCGAAAAGTTTCTTTTCTTTATCACAGTACTGTTGCATACACTGGATTTCAAATGGATGTTTACCATCAGTAGAGAATGTTAAGTCTACATTAGAGCTTAACTTAGCCTGTGGGAATACAAGATAAGCATTGTACAGTGTACTTACGTTACATACGTCAGCACCTAAAATCTGTACAATCAGTTTTCCAGCTTTAGGGAATTTTGTAGCACTGTTAGTTACTTTAACAGCTTCAGCTGTCTCATATTCGTATTCAACGAATAACTGAGAACCTTTAGATAAGCCAGTTGGTAATGTTACACTATCTGTTCCTTTAGCATGAACAAATTTATCATCACTTGCAGCTGCACCATTAGTATATTTCTTCCCTAATGTGCTATCACCTTTTAATTCATAGATGTATTTAATCTGCTCTGTAGGTGTGTGTTTTAATGTAACAGCAGTACCAGCTGCAATATCAATTGTTTCGAAAGCTGTAGCAATTACTTTAGACTCAGCATCAGCAACCTGTTTCTTTGTACCAAACTGAGCAGCAGCTAATCCTAAATCGAATAAAGAGTTAGTTGCAGAGAAAGTAGCTTTCTTAGCTCTATCGAATTCCATAATAGGAACTTCAAGAGCATCAGTAGCCTGAGTTGTGTCAGACTCGCATTTAATAGATGGCTCTGTAATCTGATTAATAGACCATAAGATTTCTCCTGTGTCTGTATCTACCATGATTGCACGTAAGCATCTATCGATGACAAAGTTATTAATGTCGAATGTACTTGCCATGTTTAATCCTCCTTGAAATATTTAAAAATTTGTATAAAAAAAGCAGCTCCATAAGAGCTACTTAATCCAATTAAGGTCTTCAGTTTTGATTTTTGAGGTATCTATCATACCTGAATAGCATCCTTGTAAAAGTGCAACAGCTTGTTTCTTTTTCTGAATCTGTTCAACGCTAGACATAAAAGCTGAGATATTTAAATCTTGAACAGATTGATAATCATACTTGAACTCTTCAGTATTTACCATTGAGATAACAAGAGGAAGAAGTATTGGTTCAAACTCTTTGTTTTGATTCATTTCATATTTCATCTTGTCTTCTTCAATAAGGATTTTTTTAGTTTCTTCGTTACCAGCGATTTCTACTTTAGGTTTGAGGCCGTGCAAAGATCTAAAATAATCACATATTTTGATATAGGCTAGCTTGTCAATCATGATGTCGTCTTCCATATCAACAAGAACAAGGTCTCCATTTACTTGATTTTGAGCCATCTCAAATTTACTGAGGTCAACTCCCATGAACAATCGTTGAGATATGTCAGTTTCAAGAGTTGGAGCCATGAGCATAAATAAATCAAAGTCTTCAACTTCTTCATAGTCTAATCCCAATTTAAAAAGCCTATATTTCATATCACTAGGAATACAGGTTAACGTAAATACAGCTTGGAAGTATTTGTCTTCACCCATCTCTTTTATGTCTCTAAGAGTAGGTTGATGAATACTTATTGCATCATTGATATAATAATCATCTCCGAAAATGATAGACAGGTCTTTATCCATGATCTACCGCATTGTCAGGAATTTCCTCATGTGAGACATTGTTATGGGCATTATTTCTATTGTCCATTCGTCCCTGATAAGGATTACTTGGAGTGATCACTCGGAATTTCAATGTCCTGCAAACATATCTGGTATCAGTAGTTCCTGACACATCGTATGTAAGTTTCATTTGAAATCCTAAATTGTTACTCCACTGAAAATTATCTCTGATGCAATATCCTAAAAGATCATGTCTTTCAGCTCCATAAGGAGTAGCGAGATTATCTTCGTGGCAAAATACTCTAAAAGTACATACCTGTTCTTTCATCATCCCATTTCTGTCATTGATATCTACATCATCAATGTCGAAACAAATGAAATTCTGGACTTCAGATTGTACTGGTTCAATATGAACTGCGGGGAATATGTTTACTCCCAAATATTCATCTGGAGAGTTTGGATCAAGTTTTGGGTTATCCAAAAGCTCGATAATATCAGAATCATTGTAAAGAATTTCTTTAATAATCCTTTTCTTGTAGATAATATCATCATCTATGTTCTGAAAATCTCTTATCATAATCCAATCACCTCCGTCTGAAATTCAGCTGTTAAATCATCTACAAATGCTTGGATGGTGATCGTCTCACCAATTAGAGAGTACACCTTATGACATTTGATATTCACTGTTGTGTCATCACAAACAATGTCAAAGTCATCTAAGTGACCCTGTGGTACTATAACATTCCACTCCACTTTTTCAGGAGAAGAAGTAGTACCATCTCCACGTTTAATAATAGTAGAGAATTTTTTAGCACTACCGCCACATTTAATCTGTGGTTTAGCACCAGCAAAGTTGATCACCAATTTATCATCTGGAAGATCAGGCAACGTAGGCTTGTCTTCATCAGTTTCAATAGTTGGTGGAACTTCGGTTTTATAATAATCGGCAATCAATTCGTCCACATTATCTGTGTGACCGTTGAAAGCATCTTGTTTTAATGTAATTTTTGTAATTCCAAGAGGAACTGCATCCTCTCGTTTTGTAACCTTCCATGCCACTGGATGTAAAGGATTACGTGTAATTAAGAATCGTGTATCATAGTCTATGGTATTGACCACATCATTCGTTGGAACCCAGAATTGTATCTGATTTTCTACAGATGTTACTAAGTACAATTGTGTTACTCAAAAAGTTCGTTAAGCTTTTCAAGAGAAGCAATGGCTTCCTTTCTCATATTCTCATATGATGTTCTGACTATATCTCCATCTGGTCTAGATGCTACCCATTTCTGATCACTTGATCTTACATAATAGTCGATGAAGGTTCTCCTATTCGGAGCTTCCCTGCTGATTATCCAATCTTCTTTTTTTAAAACATTCGCACTTATGTATATTTCATCATTATGCTGTAGTAAAGAAGCTCTAAGGACGTTCCAGCAAAAAGAGTAGAATGCATCATAATGTCCCCACTATGATGGACAACTTCTCATCCGTCCAGGTCCCTTGATTATAGCTATTGCGGCTGCGGATTGCACCAAGACATGAATACACTTTCCCATTTGCAACCCACTTAAAAGTCCAATTGCAAAGAAGAATATTGTACCGATAGAAAAGAGGATGATTATCATGATCAACAATTAACCAAGTACTAAATTCCTCATCATCATTGACAGGAATATCTACGTAAGTTCCCAAAGGATACTTAACCCCTGGTCTAAACTGCAGATGATAATCAATCGCATCTTTACTGATACTGTTTTTTGTATATGCTAAAAACTTTGCGTCAACATCTTCACCTAATATCCTACATTCCCGAAAGGCGGGGTCCTTTGTGAATGTGACATCCATAGCTTTTAGCGAATGGGCTCTGTACTTTTTAGAAGCAGCAGTACTATGAGCACCATTGTTTAACCTATTTCTATAACTCTCTAGACTCATCTACATCATCCTCCTTGATATGGTCAACAAGTGATGTAGCATCGAGAATAGCTTTTCTATAAGCAGCATGATCGTAATCTTCTTTTAATGCTTCATCTCTAGCCTGAGCTAAGATAGCAAGAAGATCTAATACGACTGTCTGATTAGAAAAGATTTTATTGTATCCAGATAATTTCCATAATAATCCTGCAAAGTATCTATCCAAATTAGGATCTTTTTCTTCACGCATATATAACAGCTTGAAGATGGAATTCTGAATAGTCTTTTTATGAGCATGGATCTGCTCCTTTGGAAAATTTCCATATTTGCTATTCATACATTTCTCCTAACTATTGTTCTGTCTAAATTTTTCTGTTTGATAATCTCTGTAAGCTTTTTGTTTTTCTACTCTGATCTGATCTCTCAAGGCCATTACCTTATCTAATTGATTTGATTGAGCATAAAATTTTTCTTCAGCTCCACCAAAAATCTGTTTAGTAAGAAGAGTAGAGTTCACCTGAGGGCGAATCCATTCTTCTACCATAGACAAGGCTAAGATTTCAATTTCAATATCTGAAAGATCATCTTCAAAGACCCCTTCAGTATCATCTCTCTTGGAAAGATCAGAAGTACATTTGCTAAACTTAGAAATACTTGCGGTTAAATAGCCTAACAGCATTTCGTTGGCATCTTTATCAGATAGATCAGCAAAATCATAATCTTCGATCTTTAATAAGAAAACAGAGTAGATGCGTTCATAAGAGGTCATAATACACCTCCTAGAGCACTAACTTAGCAAACTCAGTTCCCAGTGATTTGTCGATTGTTTTCACAATACGAATACTATCTAACTGTCCATCTTTAATAAGTTTTGCAGCAGCTGTTCTAGCAGCATCTTTAACTCCTTCAGGAGCATTGTTTAAGAATGACTCTAAGGCATCTGGTGTCTTATCAAAGAAACTTCTAGGATCATCTAATCCATAGAACTGATTTGTAATTTCCTGTAACTGAGGGTTTTCCTTTAAGAAATCTTCATCCATAACAATAAAATAAGGATAAAACAGGTAATCGGATTTTCTGGCTAACATTGCTTTTAAGTCCTGATACTCAACATCAGTAATTTCTCCATACTGGAGCCACTCATATCGAGTACGAGATTTTGCGAATGTTTCGTGATAAATTAATTCTCCTGTTGTTACTGACATACAAGGAATTAATTCCTCCTTGTCAAACACACGAACTTTTGGCTCTGGTTTAGGGGTAGCTTTTTTTGTTCTAGTTCTTTTCGCTGTGGACTTAGCAGCAGCTTTTTCCTCGACTGCATTTTCTGTGTTAGTTTTATTAGTTTCTGGCATTTTATATCTCCTTTTTAATATCAAAAGAGCCAGCATTTAACTGGCTCAGATTTTATCCTACTGTAAATTTGTAAGTTCCGAATAACTGGTTGATAACAACATTGATACCAAGTTTCTGCATTAACTCGTACTCATATGTCATATCCTGGTTTGTTGCACCATCATTGACCTGTTTAACAATAGCTTCACCCTCATTAACAAGTTTGATAGGTTTGTTATCAGCATCAATAGGCATTAACAGTAATTTCTTATTGTCAAGCTTTTTGTTTCTTGTTCCCTGTTCATTAACCTGAGGGATAGCCATTAATCTGATTCCTTCAAACTGTCCTAATGTACCAGTTGTATGTCTTTCATTTCTCATATCGTCTGAAATCCAAGCAGATGGAGAAAGAGCGATAACCTGAGAAATAGCAGATCTTGTACCACAGATAACAACTTCTTTACCTGTATCTGTTTCAAGATTCTGAACAGCTTCAATTAATTTATCAGCTTCTAATTTACCTGTGATCTTTAAGTCTGTAGGTAATTTTTCATCAGCTCCCATGAAAGCTTCATAGATCATGTCATTGATTTTTCTGTCAAAAGCCTCATATACTTTTGTGATCATAGCAGCAAAGTCACGTCTACCAGCCATGAAAAGTTCAAACTCTTCATAGATCTTAATTCCATACCAGTCTGTAGTAACAGAGAAGCTTTCTCCGATTCCTAATTTCTGGCGGATTAAGTCGTGATGGTTACCAGAGAATCTACTAACTGTTAATACAGCCTGTTCTTCAACATAGAATACATTCTGATCTCCGTCAGCTAAGTTTCTCTGATCAACCCATTCCATGAAGAAAGGATTGTCTCCCCATCCACTTACAAGTAAGTTCTCTAATGTTTCCTCTAACAGTTCGAAAACTTCTGTCTGATGTCTACGGATAGCTTTTCTAAGAACTTTACGATTCTTTTCATCTTCAGCAACTCCAAGAACCTGAGCAAATTTCTTTCTAATAACAGTGTTAGCGGCACCTTTAGCATCTGCAACACCGTCAATTTTCTTCGTTTTATCGTTAGCTGTGTCTAACATTAAAGCAGAGAAGTCCATATATTCCTGCTCACCTTGTTCAAAAACAGCCTGAACTGTTTCACCCAGCTCGCTAAATTTCATAAGTCTTAACATATATTTCTCCCCTCCTTATTACGCTGTAGCAACTTCTGTGTTTTTCAGTACTTCAAGCATGACCATAGTTACACCAGATTTGATGTATGTATAACGAATTTTCGCTACAAATCCATAATCTGTAACAGCTGTTGCTTTAGCGATTTCCTGATATTTACGATCCTTCGCAACAACTAAGTTACCAACTGTAACTTTTTCTCCAGCAGCTTTTGTGATCAGATTGTCAGAAATTCCATACATATCTCTTGGAACAAGAGTATAAGCACGAGCACTTTTACCTGCTTCGATCACATAGTTGTATTCAGCCTGTCCAACTGTTGTAGACTGATCATAAATTAATGCTGGGTTAGCAATTAAAACAACCTGACTACTTTTTGTAGGTGTAGCTGCTTTATATTCTTCATTTCCACTTGTTTCTACTGGATCACCCAGAGCAACAATCATTCCATTTTCCATAGCAGCAGCATCGTCAACTACAGAAAAAATGTGTCCACCACCGAAATAAGTAGCATTGATCTTACTTGTTTCGACAACACCATATTTTGTATTTGCCATTAAATTTTCCTCCTTGTTTTTAGACATTAAAAAAAGGCACCACACAGGCATCCTTCAAAATTCATATATTATTTTTCAAAATCATCAAATAATGAACCATATGGTTTATTTGCTGTAGATTCAGGTGATTTTCCACCAACACTCATACCAAATTTATGTTTAGCAGGGTTTTTATAAGCAAATTCACCACTGATAGCAGCTTTTCCAATGATTTTTAAACATTCATTTTCTAACTCTCCAACAGAGAATTTTTCGATCTGTTCATATAGAGCAGAATATTCTTCAGAACCTTTTAATTTCTCTTGGAAAGAATCTAACATGGCTGTCTTTTCTTTCTTGTCAGCCTCTTTCTTAAACTCTCTAAGAGTTTCTAATTCAGGTTCCATTGCTTCATAATCAGCAACCTTGGATGTTAATTCACCAATTTTAGCTGTATATTTTTCTTCAACTGTCTTTTCAGTTGCTTTTTCAGCTTCATATTTAGCTTTATCAATCTCAGGTTGTACAATATCAGCAAGAGAGAAGTCTTCAGCTGGTTCCTCAGAACCTTCGAAATCTACAATTGTATATTTCTTTCTTTTCTTAGAGTCAAAATCAACTTTAACTTCATCGCCTGCAACATCAAAGCTGAATCCAAATAATTTGTATCCATCTTCTCTGTCATAAGCATAAACTTCTCTGCTGTCTACATCATAGTCCACTACAAAATATTTAGAATAGCTTCCCCAGTCAGTTTCAACTTTCTGATCAGCAAAAGCTTCACTCATAGCTTCTCCGAGATTACTAGACAGTAAGAATTCTTTTGTCTCTTTCATCTGTGTTAATTTTTCAGTCAGGGCTTTTTCGTCCATGTCTGCATATTCAAAATCAAGAGACTCTGGATCAAATCCAAAAGATTTGATAAGTTCTTTCTTATTCAAGTCATGTTCCTCCTTTTTCTTTGTGGTTTCTGTGTTTTTCATTTCAAAACAGTACTGTTTAAAGTCTTCAAACATTTCATCCATTGATTCTTTGAAAGTATCTGCACTATATGTTTCTAAACATGCTGATTCAAAACATGGTGGAGCACTCTCTAACAATGTGAATGCCTGAAATTCAAAATCAGTAACATGACATACACCATCAATCATTTCATATGAATTAACACCAATCTCCATAGATTGATCTGTAATACCATTTTCTTTGATGTGGTCATAAACTGCCTGACGTTTCCACAGAAGGACCTCACAACAAAAATAAGTCTTCACACGGCCATCATCTTCAGTAACATTTTCCCAATACCACTGTGGAGATTCAGGAATTACACCTAATGGATCAGTCAGATTGTATTCTTTCAAAACCCCGTTCTTATCTTTTCTAAATGTCGAGTCGTGAGAACCAATCTTGTCTTCATCGATTGAATAATTTGCTACAAGAGGTACGTAAGCAAGAGAAGAAGTAGCTTTTTCAAATGATTTTGTACTAATATAGCTACCATTTCGGTTTTTGCCCTCGTAAGCAATGTGTAACATTCCTTTATCAAAAGTGCTATTTGCAGACACAATGTCCTCAATATAGGCACTGTATTTTAAACTCATTTTTGTTTTTTGTTTGTTTTTAGCCAAATTTCATCTTCACCGCCTTTCTTTTTGTTTTTTACAACTAAAAAAAGACCTCAGCGGTCTAGAATGTCATTTTATTTGTGAAAACCATCTTCATACGGTCATCCAACGAAAATTCCATATCTACGGCTTCCAATTTATTTTCAAAAATATAAACCGTATGATCTTTACATTTTTCAACTTTTAACAGCTTACATTTTTGTTCTAATTTTTCTTTTAGTTGCTCATCTATACAAAAGATGAATGGTTTATTCTCCATTTTTGTTCTCCTCTCTGGTTGCTATGCCTTCCTCAGTCATATCATCAAGATCCTTTTCTTCAGCACCACCTTTAGAGTCAGTTGTACCTGTATTAGATGTATAAGAAGAATTAAGAGGCTTCCATAATTCGTCTAACCCAAGTGCATTTTCCAAACCAGTATTCTGCATAACTTCATAAGGTGTATACCCTAAAGAAGTAGCAAGTTCCATTTTTACAGGAACGCCTAAGGCAGCGGCATCTTTTCTCACGTTGATATAATCTTCTTGTGTGAAGTATGTATATCTGTGGAACTTGATAATATAATTTTCATCAATATTGTTTTTGATGTACATCTGAGCCCATCTCTCAATCTTAACTAAGAAATCTATGGCCACAGTTTCATCAACTTCTATAGAATGTTTCAATCCAACAGATCCACCTTTGTCAGAATTGAATAACATTTCAGATACACCAACTTTGCTCATTAAATTAGATAAAGAATTAGCAAAGATGTCAGTGTCAGATGTGTCATTAGTTTTAAAAGAAACGACTTCAAGATCGCATGGACTATAAGCGGTTGCAGCCAAAGAAGGAGCAGCTTCACTTAAAAGTCCATCCATAGCTTGTACAAGATCTAGATCAACAGCAAAATCATTGATTTCTTTTGTACCAGATAATAATGGGATTTTTTGAAGTAATAAGACACTTGCTTCCAACTCTGTCTTAGCTTTGATTAAATTTTCATAGTCTAAAAGATCAATCAAAGACACAAAGAGTGGAAGTAGATATGGAAGCGGAAGAAGTGGATCGTTTCCAGAAATGATACAAATAGAGGTTTCCATAGGAATTTGAAACCATTTGTAATCCTGACCATTACTTTTATAAGCATTGTAGCCAGTGCTAAATACAGAATCCCACTCTTCAAGATAAATACTATTATTTCCCTGATCAAAGAAGCTTGCATCAAAGTCAAATCCATAAACACCGTTGTCTACCTGAGTAACTTTGCAATATTTAGCTTCTAACTGGTATAAAAAGCATTCATCATCTCCATTGTCATAAACAAACCCAAAATAAGCACCATCTCTAAGTGCTGTTGCAATAACACTGGGCATATCGGCTTTAAAATTAATTCGCTGAACACCTTTTACGGCTTCTGTATAAGAAGTAATGAAATCAGTCTGTCCACTACTCAATAAGTCCTCTTTGGGGACTAGCTGATAGTTATATAACAACATAGAAGAGTAGTACTCGATCAGTTTCCGATATGGCATACTTACTCTGTATAACCATTCAGAAACAGCTCTGATATTGTTAATGTTCGATTGTGGATTCTGAATATATTGTTGTAGTTTTGCTTTTGTGTAACGAGTATAACTACGACTTGTTTCTTTGTTAGCTTTTTGTAAAATTAAACTATTGACCTGACTTTGACTGAAAGTAGAAGCAAAAGGTCTTGAATAATTTCCTGATTGCATTTGTGTAACTTTACGTTTTACGGGTTGATTCTTGCGCACGGGTTTTCCTGTATTTTGTTTTTTCGCCACATTATCCAAGTTCTTTCACCTCCTAGTATTGCTTCCAGTTAAATTTGGCCGGACGAATATTAATAAATTGTTGTGTATAATCAGTTTTCTTTGGTTTACGCCTAGTAATATGCTCACGTCTTCTCTGAGCTAACTCCCAAGCGAGCATGGCGATAACATAAGCTCTATCGTCATGCATTTTATTAGCTTTCTGGGGATCAAGATCAAATCTATCCTTACCAGAAGCCTGTTTGAATCGATAAATATTAACCAATTCAGTTTTTGCGTGATCAATCTGTTTCAAAGCAATCTCTTCATAAGTGGTTAACTTGTGAATTTGAGTATCAACAGTGATTTCTTTCTTGCTTAATATTTTTTCCTCATCCTCGGATGGGAAATAATCACGCAGAGTACGATTACCGTTTTTATCAATCTCATAAATTAAGTTGATGAATCCCTTTCCGTCATACTCATTCGGAAATTCAATCAGACCTAAATCCATCATTTGGATCAAAGATTCAAACATTTCAGACTTATATTTCAATGGGGACATCAGTTTTACGATGTCTGGGATAGCATTAGGGAAGTTTCTAGCTTCCTCGGCAGAATATTCCTTATCAATCAATCCACGATGCATTAATCCGTCTGAATCTTCCCAATCCTCCAGAAAGAAGTCAGTAATAGGCACGCCAGCTCCACCAGAACCTGCATCAACTAAAAATCTCTTGATATTTTGGTAATCAGCAACACCATCGCCGTTATAATCTAATAGTAATTGTTTGATTGCTTTAATCTGATTTGGGGTATTCATAGGAGTTTTATTAGCTTTGAAATAATCTTGAAGACATACAAGATTGACAATTTTCATTTTTAATCCCTGTGTAGGATCTTCATAAAGTTCTCCTATGGCAAGAGCAGAATTGTCATGTGATCTAGCAGGGTCATATGCAAAAACATACTCTCTGCGACCATCTGGATTCTTAAGAATTGGAATTCTGTTATAAGAGTTCTTAATGATCCTTGCTCTTTTAATGATCTGACCATCTCCACCTTCATTTGTGAAGATGTTATAATATTCACGCAATGCGGCTTCCTTATCTGTTCGCATAGCACTGTCTACAGTACTTTGACTTAACAGAGGTTTAGGTAGTCCAATGCCTCTTTTTGTTGCTTTAATAATGACATCACAGCTAATATCAGCACAAAAATAGTTTTTATCTCCTGCATCCATTCGTAGGCTACATTCTCTGTACTTTTTATAAAAATACTGGTCAGTACGACCTGCAGAAGAGCAGTAGAGTAACTGATTTTCGAACATAGGTGGTTTCATAAGCATTTCAGAACCATCTCCATTTGTTCCTAATGCAAAATCAGCATTCTGAGTTGTAAATGGCTCAGAAGTATCAAATAATTCATCTGGACTGTTCATTGCTTCATCATATACATTGCAATTGCTACGCTTCGTTTTTGTTATCCTACAGGCTTTTTATCCCATAGTTCTTATACTTGTACTTTCGTATAAGATCGGCGTACCTCTTTACCTGCAACTTTACTTGTTAAGGCAGTGAGAACTCTTGCAGGGATTATATTCTACAGAAATAGGTTCACCCTGTACGCTCTGCATGTGACTTTACTTTTAAATAAAGCCTTCCATTCGGATTAGCATCTCAGCCTTCCCGTTTTCTTTCTCACTTAAATTACATCCTCTTAGGAAAACCAACCATTTCTGACTGGGGGAGCAAGCTTTAAGTAGTCTATAAAATTTTAATTTAAAGGTAATTTTTAGCTTTTTGATATTTTCTATCAAGATATATAGAAGAATTAGAATATAGATATTTTAAGAATTTTTCACGATTATGATTTTTACAAGCAATTAAGAAACTATAAGAAGATGAGTTTGATTTTTTAGATATTGGATAACAAGGTATCCCCATTTTTTCTAAATAGTCTTTTAGTCCGGAGGCAAATTCTTCACTACCGGTAACAAAACTACATAAAAGACGACCATTTGATTTACAAATAGATCCATTCCCATCAAAATACCCCCTAATGTAATGTTTCATAAGATGATTAGGAATATTGTTTGGGAATTTTTTGATTGTTGATTTACATGGAATAACTCCATATTTTTGTAAATCGTGAACCATTTGCTGAGAATAAAATCGTATGCGACTGGTTTCATAGGGTTGGTTGTTAAAATTGCTAATTTGTTTTACAAAAATTACAGGAACATTGCCATTCAATGATTTGTTGAATTTTTCTAAATGCGTGTAGTCACTTTTTTGTAAATTAATTGTAAGTTCGCAGCTATTAATATCTTTTTGAATGGTCACACATCCATCTGCCATAATAAAACCACACCAATAGGCCTTTTCTTCTGTATCTATAATAGAAAAGAAATCTTGATTATAGTGATATTTAGTGTTCTTAAGACCTAAATTATTAGCTTTAATATCTACAGCAACTTTAGTTTTATGTAAAATCTTTGCCAATTCTTTATTTGTTTTCAACTTATAATTATCTATAAGATATTGAACCTGTTCATCTGTCCATCTTTGTTCAGATTTACAGACTGATTTAATACCATTGCGTTTAGCTTTGTGCATAATAGAAGAAACTGTCCTATTAAGTTTTTCAGCAATTTCTTCTAAAGATAAAACTCCATAATTTTCTCTTAAAAATTGTAATTCTTCTTCATTCCATTTTCTCCTTGCCATAGTAAATTCTCCTTTTATTCATTTTGTTAAATTAAAATATTTATAGATCTAGTCACTCCTGTTGTTGTTATATGCACCGTTCAAAGTAAAAATCTGTGCATCATTGTACAATTGATGATGATATGAAGCAGGATTGTGAACAAATCCATCTTTATTTGCATGAGATTTAATAATTTCACTTGCATAAACACTTGTAAGTGTTGTAAATGAAGGAACTTCATTCTTTGTGATCTTTTCAAGCTTTGAATACATTTCAATAGACTGTGATCCAACACCGCATAGAATATAAGCGGTGAAGTTTGGTACTAACAGTGATTTAGTCATCAAATAGATAGATGCCAATGCACTTTTACCACCATTTCGACTCATAGCCCATACTGCAACCTTAGAAGTCCAAGTATTCATGAATATATAGGTCTGATAGTCCATTAACTCAACACCGAATATCTCTGATGCGAATCTAGTGGGATTCCTTCGGCCCCATTGAATGAACTCAGCAGTCTCTTTGTATTGCTCATACTGACGATTTGTAATGTCATATAGACTAGGTTTTTTGAAGATTTGATAATTTTTTGGGAGATATACACCAGATTTGTGTAATTCGTATTTCTTACTTTCTCTCAATATTCAATCACCTCACCATCTTCAGTCATGAGGCGCTTTTCAATTAGAAAATCTTTAAGATCTCTGTTTTCTACGAGAAGGATTCTTGCCCTTTCAAGAGCTTCATCACGTTCTCTACTATATTGTTCAACTAACTCAACTTTAATATCTTTAATTTCAGAAGCAATGTTCTCATCATAGCCACCACTATGTTTAATTGGGACGCTACTCCCAACCGAGTTAAACTCCTCAAGGTCATCCCTATGAGTGCAGACTATATCTTCATCCTTGCAAACAAGGAGCCTACTATTTCGAGTTACCAATCGCTTGTAGCCCTACTTCCTTACGGAATAGTCGTTGAACTTTGCTTTTCAGTCAAAGATGCTGATTGTCCATTAAAAAAGAGCAGGGGATTTAACCTCGCTCTCATACTGTCAATTTTTTCTGCTTTCGCAACATTCACGTTTATACCATTTAAAGCATTGCGTTGTAGTTTGACAGTCGTTAGGATTTCCCAGCAATTAAGTAAGTATTTTTTCATACAGCTTACGCTATACGCAGACTGTTAAAGGTCATCTGTTTATGACGAGCTTCTTCTGAAATCTCTGCGACTTGGCGCATTCCTTCACAAGTACCAATATCAAAAGTGTTAATTTCTGCCTCTCGGAACCCAATATCTCGTAAATGCTTTTCTTTCCCGGACAGAGTGAATGCACCTTTAGATTTATTATTGTTATTTGTGATAGAAATACCATTTTCTTTAGCTAATGAGTTAATATTATTAACCAGTTTTGAAACTGTTTCAGATAAGTTTTTGACAACAGCATTGTTTTGTACAGCAGTTGTAACATCAATCGTGTACGCATCAATAGCTGCATTAAGATTTGTGATCTGGGCTTGTGACTTAACAATTTGGATTGCAGCAATCATCTTCATTGCATCATTTTTAGTTTCTTCATCCAAAAAGTTAACAAGCTGAGAGTAGAGCAGAGGCATGTCTTTTTCACTTGGGTATTCATCAAATGGATCATACCCAATGATTTTAATGACATCCTTCCTATTTTGTTCATATGCTTCTTTAAGAGCCTCAGCATCAGTATAAATGGATTCTGTTTTTACTTTGGATACATGAGTCATATCTTTAAAGATATCACTGTCACGCCAACGCTTACCATGATACTGATTCAAACCAAGACTTGTTAGATAAACACCCCATATAGTTTTATTTTCTTTCTTTTTACCTCTTTCTGGAGGCTTGTTTGCACTGAATACAGCAGTTTCCCATAAATCTTCATAGAATGGCTTATCTAAATACTCTAAAGCATCTTGAACGCTTTCTCTTGTCTCTCCAAGAAATTCTCCAGCATCAGTTTTTCTACGAGCAACAGCAGTAGAACAATCTTTACAGATTCTTGTAATACCTGTTAAAACTCTAGGATCTGAACTACTATAGAATTTTGTCTTTGGAAGATCTTTGTTGCAAAAAGGACAGCGAAATGTTTCTTCTTTTTGTGCTTGTACCTTTTTAGCAGAGGATTGTGTACGGCGCATTGCAGTTTTCGCCATATCTTACTCCTAACTTAAATATATTTTTTCAGAAACGGTTCTACCCTTACCTTCTTCAAAGATCGTAAAGTAGGCAGCAGAATCGCTTGATTGTAAAATTTTCTCAGCGAATGGATCAACACCCATTACACTTGGAACATTAATAACTTCAGCATGACGACCAACATCAGAGCTTTCTAGATGATGTACGTGACCTGCAACCAAGTAGTCTAACTTTACACCATAGAAGTTCTGAAATTTACCATACGCATCTTTAATGTTCTTTTTATCACCATGAAAAGCCAGAACATTGAAACCACAGATGTTTTCATAGATCAATCCAGTGGGATTCTCAATTACCTCAATGTTTGGGTTATTCTCTAATAATATTTTTAACATTGCTCTTACTACGATACCAAGATTTTCATGAGTGAAAGTACCCTTAGGCTGTCCAAGCATTCTCAATTCACTATGGTTGCCATCAGTCATGTGGAATTTGATTCGTGCGTATTGAGACAATTCATTTAACCAATTTGCAAGAAAATATCCATATCTTACAGAGCTATCAATAACTCCATATCGCAATATGAATAATTGTCCAACTCTCAGAAGACCATCAATAAAGTCTCCAAGAGAGAAGATGTGTAGCTCTGATAGATTATGTTCATCAATCAGGCCAATTGTGTAGCTTAAAAGTTTATACATTCGATCTTCAAAGATTTCTGGGTTATATGAATTGATAATCTCACCTGAAAGGCCTTTAATTTCAAATTCAACACCATAGTGTTCATCTCCGAAGAACAAACAACCAGCTTCTCGATTATGAGTTACCGGCAATAAATCTGGAATTATAAAAGGTTCAAGATCTTTCATTGCCGATCCAATCTTTTCAAAGATCAGATCATCTCGACCAATCTCACGTTTCCATCTGTTTAATTCAAGTTTTTCTGTTTGAACCTGTGTCTTCAAAAGCTCTAACTCTCTAGTTTTAGCTTTCACGGCAATAAGTTCACTGCTCTGAGTCATATCAGAAAATACATTTTCATAATATTTCTGAGCGTTTTGATATTCTTTACGATACTTAGACTCCCCATAGTTGTAACCAAGTTCTTTATTAAGATGTTTGGCTAATTCTTCCCAACTATTGCCTATAATACCGTTACTCTTCATGTCACACAGTCTCCATATGTACTGTTTTTCGTTTTCGTTTTCCTGTCTGTTTAAATCTACCAATGTGTCTTAACCCTCCCAGTCTTCGTTTACCAGTTCCTTAAATCTATCAGTGAATTTACCATATGGTTGTAGTTTTGCAGGAACTGTAATAGGTTCTCTGTTCCTTGGATCAACCAATTCCTTTTCAGGGATATACCGAGATCCCAGTACAATACCAGAAGCGAGAGAAATCTCAGTGTCTTCAGCATCATTAGTTTCTTTCATAATCTTCATAATACAATCAGGAATAGCATCTAACACGATTTTACAATCGCCTTTAGTGAAACCTGTTGCATCAGAGACCATTGAAACAAGATCACGTTGTTTGTGTTTAAAATACTCTCTTTTTTTCTTTTTCAATTTTCCAGCACCATCCTTTTTATCATTTCTCCGAGTTACAGTCCGTGCTTGCTGCTCATAATGAGTCAGCGTACACATTTGGACATAGAGCTACCGATCAGAATCGAACTGATAACCTATCGCTTACAAGGCGATTGCTCTACCAATTGAGCTACGACAGCACAAAAAGAGTACATTGTAACTACCAACAATGTACTCAAACTTAGAAAAGAGGTATAAATTATGATTCCTACAAGAAATCTTAATAGCTTTGTAAATCTTTCTGAGGTATGAAACAACAGTAGAAAAGCGCAATAATCAAAACTTCACAAGAAAGGAGATAATATGATTCCTCAGAAAGATTAACAGGGATAACTGGATTTGAACCAGCGAATACAGCAGTCAAAGTGCTGTGCCTTACCACTTGGCGATATCCCTTAAATGTATTTTAATTTTAAAGCAGGTCTTCACCTTACAGTCATTTGTGGAATAGTTTATTCTGCAACATAGTAGATAAGTCTGAGCTTCGAGGAGCGACCCCTAACTTCTTACCTAAGTCTAAAAGACCAGTTCTATGACATGACCAATACATGTAATGTCAACCCGCCATTCAGAATTAAGTTTTATTGTTATATACTCTATTAGCATATATATTCATTTTGAATTAGAACTTACCCTTAACTGACTTGAGCGACATACCAGCGACTTTTCTTATACACTGTCTTTTGAACAGCTTCACATCAAACTACATTATTTGGCTTTTCCACCTTTTACGTACCTGCCAGAGTACGCATTGAAGTGGATTATTCTCCACAGGAGCGTCTATTGTTGTAGCGAAAAGTTCTGTGCGTTAACCAGACCAAAATGCTGCACAATATCCATTTGCTTGAGAGTTTCTCTCTTGTCCATATCAGATCACTCCGACATAAAAAGAGACACAAAGAACGTATCCGTACAATGTATCTCTCCAATTCGACATATGTGCCTAGAATATTTCTCGGACTCATGGCATTGAGTTTTATAACCGAGTTGCTTATGTTTTAAAATACAAACACCCTAAGCTGGATTTGAACCAGCACGAACGGTTTTGGAGACCGTCATTCTACCAACTAAATTATTAGGGCGATATTACTGACATGACAGGACTCGAACCTGCAACACCAACGTCCGTAGCGTTGTGCTCTGTCCAGTTGAGCTACATGTCATTAAAATTCGACCTCAATCCACATAGGATTTTGAGGTACTTTCGTCCCTGTTGAGGGTATCGAACCCACTCGTGACCGAAGCCATCTGATTTACAGTCAGATCCGCCTCCTTAGCGGGATAAACAGGGATATAAGCCCGTGAGCTCGAAAGACATCACAGGACAACCTAAACGCTGCGACAAGGATTCGAACCTTGAGGTCACTAGGACACAATAGTTTTCAAGACTACGCCGTTATAACCATTTCGGTACCGCAGCAAAAGCGTACAGAGTGGGCTACGACCCCACGTTACATGTATTCGCATGTAAACCCAATTAGCAGTCGGGCGCCTTAAACCAACTCAGCCATCTGTACATAATTTTTGTAGACCACTTGAAATAAAGATTCTCAAATCACATTGAACCAAGTTATCGAAAGCTTCTACATGTCTTCGTCCGTGCGCATCAGACTAATCATTTTACGATGTGTGATTTATTTATACTGTCTTAACAGTTGGTTCACCAGATCTGTCCACAAACAGTCTGGATCTCTCATCAATTACTTGACTAAGTATACTTTTCGGTATTTCTTCCCAAATTTTCTAACTTGGGAGTGAGAAGAGAAGTACATGTCGATGTGTTTCCCTTTTACGCCGCCTCCGACATCTTCGGCTACCAGTGTCTTACCACCAATTCTCACTTTGCTACCGAGTTTAATTTTTCTTCGATCGACTGAGATAGTTCTACCAGCTTTTGCTCTGCATCCAGAAGCAGTACGGTTTCCCCATCCACCAGAACAACTACGACAACCACAGTAAGCTGTGATTTTATATGTCCCTAAACATTTGACTTTTTTGCTCTTTGCTGGAACAGAAGAAGTAAGTCCTCCAACTGAAATCAACAAAGCCATTAACAATGCGATCATTGAAATTTGCTTTTTCATGTTTGTCTCCTTTGGTTGCTTTTACAAGTTTCCTCTGGAGGTCTATATATGTTATGGACAGTTGCAAGTCTCGGATGTCATCTCTGATTTTTGTTTTTAGCATAGACCTCGGAACCTACGAAGCGAATATTCTTTGTTGAAACAGCGTAGGCGTGAATCTTTGATCCACTGACATTTTGAGATTTTATCTGCCCGAATAACCAATTATTTACTCTTAGAATCCTTTTTGATCTGCTGGCGTTTCTTGAATGGGACTGGTTTCAATCCCCATGCAGATCTTAAATCTTCCAGTGAGTTGTAATGTTCAGTTACTGTATTCCTTTTCATTACTTATATCCTTCCTTTCATATATCACTATTTTACCACCCCTTCAAAACACTAGGTTTTACCTGGGTTTCTGAGGGGTATTTAATGTGGTAATTCTGCTCACCACTCAAAAATTTGCCATAAAATACACTTTTTAGTATATATAATTAACTCTTATTTCCTTTTCGAAAATCTGATCTTTTGAGCATTTCCTTATCCTTCCTTCCATATATCACTATTTTACCACCCCCTGAAAAACGTAGGCAAAACCTAGTGTTTTCAGGGTCAATTAATGTGGTAATTCTTTTTGCTGGCCTTATTTTTTGTCAGAATTATAGTATTTAGTATACCTATTTAACTGCATTTCATTCTTACAAGAAGTACAATACTGTCTAAGCCGCCCTTTACGATGTTTTTTCTTTTTTGAGATGTCTCTAAAAGGTTCTCCACAACAAGAGCATACAGAAATCTCAGGATATCCAATAAAGTGAAGATATCTGTTCCCAAGATTCTTGAAATCTGTAATCTCAAGAGCAACATCTCCTGAATCGACAAGAATATCTACAGAGAAGTTTAAGCTATTAACTTTCTTGCTCATTGTTATACAATCGCTTCTGAACAGCCTGCCGATTATTTGGCATCTACGTTCTCTTGTACCTACTGTATTACCCAGTGAGAATAAATCTTTGTAGTCTGTATTCACCCAATTATTGTTTTGAGGATTCAGAGCATTATAATACTTGGCCAAACAAAGAGCAGTGAAGAGGATCTTTTGATCTCTAAGATTTTCTAACCCATTTATAATTTCCATTTCAGACTCATAGATTGGCAGTGAATCAATTTCCACAAGAGAATATTTTTTAGCTTTGTGAATGATCTCATCAATGCATGAATACCATTTAGCTTCTCTGTAACTCTCACAGGACTCTTTTAAGAACTCATTGATAATTTTATATACCTGTGCAGGTTCTAAGCCTTTCTCGTGAATGTAATACTTTGCAAGCAAGGTAGCAGTATATGGGATACTGCCTTCCAGCTCTTTTGTTTCTAAAATTTTTTCTACCAGTGTTTTTTCATTCAGTACGATATTAATAACAATCAGCCTCCTCAAACATAGATGATTCAATTTGTTTAATAGTTTCAATGACGAAAGAATCTCCGTCATATTCAAAATCTCCTGATTCAGATCTTACAGGATAAGAGATCTGGTGATAGTTTCTCTCTAAGAGTCTTTGGACAAGGATGTCTCCAAACATGTCCCATACAAACTGCTTACTCTTGCCATTGGTATAGCAGAGATCAAGAAGAATGTCACAAGCCTTCTCAGGATCAGGAACAGCAGTAGCAACAGCTTCTCTGAACAGCATGACTCGGTTATTAATGATGTCTGTTACATTTAGCCCAAAGCCACCCTTACTATTGATTAGAGCATTCAGGGTTTTCATTTTCTTTGAATACTCGCTGTATAACTTCTTAAGAGCATAATAATCATTCTTGTTGTACTCATGATCTCTTTTGAGAATGGAGTAATCAAAATCTGTTTGCGTATTCAACTTCTTTAAGTAGCCATCAAACTCATCCTCAAAGAGCTTACAGATTCGATTCATTACGCAAGGCCCTGTGCCTACAGGCAAGAACTTATAGTAGTGATCTAAGAATTCCGCTTCATCCTCTGTGATAGGTTCTGTATCAGCTTTCTTGAGCAATTCATCAATCGTGCGTCCAAACCAGATAATACATTTGTCGTTTGAAGCTTTCACATAATTTGTATAATCCTTTCTCAGGTGAGAGTAGATGTAGATCATGAAGTATGGTTTCTTGTCAGCTACGATTCTCTGATTGAATTCTTTTCGCTTACGATCCTTTGATGAGTCTTCAGGATGGATGTTATTTTCCTTGCGATTATACCAGTGTAAAGGCATTGGTTTTGATTGTATACCTTTTAGTTTCCTTCGTACCCTCGGTTTCCCGATATTTATTAGGGGAGTAGACTATATCATTGCCCAGTGTTAATCCACTGGCTCACAAGCTGTGTGAGGATTTCTCGCAGTCAGCACTTCGATTTAAGGGGTTCTCACCCACTGAGAGTTTCACTCAGCCCTACTCTTGTTGCGTATCTCAACGCTAAAAGATAGTCGTTGCACCTTCCTCTGGGGATAGAGGCTTGGCACAGGATTGTCATGTATTCGTTAATTATTGATTGTTTATGCGTTTGGCCATCTACGGTATGTTGCAATGTTATATACCGTTCCACGAGGGATTCCCATTATTTTAGAAATCTCTGTGTATCCTTTTTCTTCTTGCTCATGGAGACGTCTGATTTCATGAACTTGATCAATTGCGTATGGAGACCCATTTGGTCGAGTCTTTTGAACTTCAGAAAAGTGTTTTCTTGCTTCGTCACACCATTTTGCGCCAGTAGCGGACTTTCTCATCTTTTCTCCCCATGCTTTACGATCTTCATCTGTCCATTTTTCAAATCGAGCTTTTTGTGCAAGAGACTTTTTAAGTATTGTCTCTGGAGAATCTTTTTTGCCTGTCATATGTTGACGATTTTTCTCTCCAATGATTCTTTTAGCATGTTCTGGGACATGTAATCCTGAAGAGCCTTTTGATCCACCATCAGAGCGATTATAAGAAAGATCTTGATCTTTGTAGAATCGAATATGATAGCGTTCAGCTTGATCGATTTTATCTTGATCCTTTTCTTTGAATTCCTCTAAGATTGAAAATTCAAAATTCTCTTCTCCATATTTATCCCAATCGGACTGCATGTCTTTCAGAGTATGCTTTCCGTGTCGTAGAAGTGCTCTATGACAGTCCCAACGATCTCCAAAGTTCTTTGTTGTTTGCCCAACATAACTTTTGTCGTTTATTTTGTTTTTGATTTCATAAACCCCAAATCTTTTGTATTTACTAATAATGTTTACCTTCTTTCTTTTATGTTTTAACGAATATTTAGATTTTCCCTGTTAGCATGTCATATGACCATTTAAATTCCCCTTTGGTCTTGTTATGACATACACCCTAGATTTCTAGGTTCACTGACTTTTCGATACACATTGCTGTGTAAAGCGACTGATTTTAATCGATTGAATTTTGTTGGTACAACTGGCCACAAATGATTCTGTAATCCAGTTCTTTAAACTCATCACTGTCAGGAGAGTAATGAGACTGTACTTCAAACTGAGAAGTGATAATGTTTGTTGTGAAGCCGATTTCGTCTCCAAAGGCATCCTTGTAAGCTTTTAGGATGTCTTTCTTTTTGGGAACAATCTTATTAGCTTTACGCTGTACACAAATGATCGATGGAAGAGGACGATTGTTCTCAACAAGTATTTTGTTATTAGTTGTGAAGAAGAGGTCTCCCGATGTACCCTCGGTTTCCCGATATTTATGGAGAAAGGGGACTAGACTATATCATTACACAGTATAGGTCTTACACTGTGATGCTCGGCACTTCCCTTGGGGAGTTTCACCCTTTTGGTACTCTACTTGCTACCGATACCGTATTCCTCGAATATCAGTGCTTTGGTTAGTCGTTTGACTTTTGTTATTTTGTAAATTTTCTTAGCTAACATGTTTCCATGTATATCGTTTAACTATGTTATTTATTGTTGACCATGGAGTATTAAATTCTCTCGACAATTCAGATATATTCTTAAGCTTAGAATCATACAGTCCTCGAATTTCACGGACAGTATTTTCTGTTAGGTTGGCACGTCCGTTATTTGATCCTCTCCGAGCACGACTCGCTGTTTCATGAGGAATTTTTCTCACATTGTCACTGTGACTTAACCATTGAAGATTACATACTCGATTATCGGTTCTGTCATTGTTGATGTGATCTACATCTGTTAAGTTGTCTGGATTGGGAATAAAAGCAATAGCTACAAGTCTATGTACTCGTACTACACTTCTGTTTTTATTGGTTCCAACAGTAATTGTTGGATATCCATCTGCATCAATTCGTTGTTTGAGCTCTTGATGATATTTTCCACGACCGATATTCTTTGTACTAAAAACTTTCCCTTCGTCACTTACGATGTAATCAACACCTTTATAATTAATTATTTTTTCATTCATGTGTTTTGCCTCCTTTCTTTAAAAATTTACAAAATAACATTTAGCACAGGATTACCACCGGCACTACCCGCTGAGGCTCCCCTGTTAGCATATGTGTTAACTTCCATTTCCTGAAGCTACTGTACGTCACATATACACCTTACGTTTGTAAGTTCACCGAGTTTTACTTCGACCAAGTAAACTAATCGAAATCGCAGCCATTAAGTGATTCACATGTATTATCCCAGTCATTGATCACACAAATGGATGGGAGATACTGGAACCAATATGAAAGCTGCTCATTGTTCTTCACTTTAAGATTGACGATGTTATAATGGCTTGTCATTGGAGCTCTGAAGCAAGCTACTTCATCAACCTGTCTATCGATCCAATGCTTGTGATACATTTCTCCTGCTTTAAGCAATCCTGTAACTTCAAGTCCAAACATGGATTGCATGAGAGCATATGGATCACCAGCAACGATTGAATAATTACCTTTCACTTTAATGCGTCCGATCTTAGCATCTTGGATTCGTTTCTTGATGAGAGAATGAATCTTAGATCGAATGAAAGGATCTTTGATCATCTCAGGTTCAGCTATGAGTGCCTGAATGTATGTAAAAGCATCTGACTGTAAGATGTTCTTCTCAGTCATGTTCTTGCCTCGTAGGAAGAGCAGAGTCTTTCTGTAATCCATTCCAAGGATGTCTTTGATTTCTTTTATGGTTGGCTCACAAAGCTCTCTTATTTGGTCGTCTGTAAGATAATAGCTCTGTAAGAACTGATAGTTAAGATTCCTTTCAGTATCACATTCTTGTTCGGCTGTCTTGGCAAGAGCAAAGTGATAATCATACTTCTCAATGTTCTCTAAGTAGTCTTCCATAGACTCATATGCATCCCATAGCTTAAACATAGATGTTGTAAGTATCACCTGAGCGTCTCTAATGTCTCTAGGATGGCCCCAAGCATCAATAATGGTATAAGTCTTAGCTACGTCCTCTGCAAAGGCCCTAAAGTCCATACAGTGAAGCATACCTTTACAGAATGGCCATCCTCTCATGTTGCCAGATGGAAGAGGAGTATCATAATCTCCATTCAGTTCGCCATTCCATTGTCTTGCAAGTTCTGGAAGAACTAATCCTTCTCCATCAGATCCATTGTGTACAAACTCTTGATCATCAAGAAGAGTTACTTCTGGCTCATCTGAGTTTGTATCATCAACATAAAGAGCTTGTCCCTTAAAGATCGTCTCACAGTCTTGTACAACAATCACTCCTGATGGTGGAGTAACAACTGTAGAAGAAGAGCAGAAGAGTGCTTTGTACGCTCCGAGCTTGTTTGGTATGATCGGAACTTCTTTATTCCTTCCGGCATCTACTTTCTCACAAAGAGCATCGTATACATTGTCACTGACAAAGATCACGACACTATTCTTTAAACCTCCTGTGGTTCCTAAGAAGAGATTGTAGTGAAGATCGTTTACAATGAATCCATGCTTGCTGCAGTAGTCATAATCTTTCTTCGTGTCGAAGACCACTGTGAGGTAGTCTGTTTGGAATCGACATTTGTACAGATCATTGTAGAGTAGTGAAATAAGTTCTTTGCTTCCTCTGTTGGCTGAAAGCTCTTTGATCTTCTTTCGGATTCTTTTTGCTCTTATGTCTGAATCATAATCATGGATCAATGAGTCAATTGCTCTTAATGCTTCAGAACTTGAAAGAGTAATAATGTCGTCTCCATTCTCCCTCGCTTCATTGAGTGGTAGAGAAAGTTTCCACTTCGCCTTTCTTAATCGGCTGCTGTGTAGTTTGTAAATATATTTCTGACTCGTCTTTTGTTTAGAAATAATGATCACTCCTTTTTGATTTTTTATGTGTTAAGTGGAGAGAAGTTTTTGTGATTTTTACCCTCTCCAAAACTTAATCTCTTAGTATAAAAATTTCGGCGTCCATAATTTAAGTAATATTCTTAATGTTACTACGTAACATTAAAAATATTATTAAATCATTTATATGTTATAAAACACTATTATTAAATAATATTTAATATTACTGTACCGCCAGAATTCCAAGACAGCATTGTAAAAATAACGTATTTATGCTGTTTGGTACATAACAGGGGGTCTAAAACCTCTTCCAAAAAGAGGACTGATTTTACCATGCTTTTGAAGAAAAATGATAACTTTTCGAACATCTGTTTTGTATCGAACATGTTTCTTTTCATAATACTCATGAATAAAATTCATTGACACATCACTTAACTCTTCTTCAGTCATATTAAGTCCATCGAGAAGTGGTTTACGAACCTTGTTCATATACTTTATGGTGTAATTGTTTATCAAATCATCTTTTCTACGCTGTGCAACTTTGATATATTTGTCAGTTAAATTATTCTGAACTCTTTTTTGATACATATAAAATTCATACTCTCTTAGGTAGCTATGCTCTTGTGGGTAGAGATACTCTAAGTCGTATACAAACTTAAAGTATAAGTCTTGAAATTCAGGATATTTTTTTATCTCGTGCTTGAACTTAGAGAATACATTTGTATACATATGAGTTGAATATATGTCAACGTCAGCATTCGTATGATATACAACACCTAAACAGTGTTTGTAGATTTCTTCTTCTCGAGGTGTGAATGGTCGCCATTCAGCTCCAGGATGATTTCTACAAATGATTTTCACATGTTTCTTAACTACACCTCTTTCTTGAAGAGATACAATTGCATTCCTAAATCTTCCTTGAGCGCAATCTTTAATTGCTTCATATGCCGTATGGAAATATTCGACAGGGTATTTAAAATCGCTTAGGTCATAATCTTTTTTGTTCCCACAGATAAGTCCAAGTTTATTACACCAGTCATATTGGCTCCAGTTGTCATTAATATGATTGTCCAGAATATAGATGATCATCATTTCTAACATGTATCCAGTACTCATGAAAGGACTTTTTAATTCCCATGAGAAGGGATTCTCAACATATTCTCCTCTTGCTTTTGTCACTTTAACTTGTCCATCTTTTTGTTTTTTTACATTTACGAAATGACTCAGATTTGCTTTGTGGACTGCATAGTGACTCTTTCTTCCTTCTTTGTTGATTCCAACTAATTGAAGAATGTCAGAGTATTTGCTGTACTTGCGACCTTCTTTCAGATTGGATAAATCGAAAAGATGTTGTCTCTCTTTCATGAACCAGAACTGTTCGTTTAGATATTCGTTTCTTTCTTGTAATGTCATTTTTTTGACCTCCTTTGCGTTGTTTGTTTTTGTTAATTTAATGAAAAAATGCATTTGTCTGAGCAATGACACTTTTCTTTCGATGAATTCACATTACCACAGATGTATGACAAAATCAATAGTTTTTTGAAGAAAAAATAAAATTGTGAGAGTAATGACACTTTTTATTTCATTTAAGTACGTTTAAGGAGGCTTAGACTGGGATTTTTATGTCAAGTGTTTTTTGGAAATTTCTTAAAATAGTGCTTTCTTTGGCTGTTTTACTTGGTTTGTTCTGGATTTTTCTTTGACTTGTTGTACTTAGATGGGTAGAAATATGGCTGTTTTATGCGATTGTACAAAATTAAAATAAATTAATTTTTTATATGCTAAAGTATTGACTTTTGAAAAATCAAGTGTTTTTTGAAAGAAATTTAAAAAAATTTTTACCGTGTGGAATTCTCAGAGAAGGGGTTTGCATTTATATAAGAAGAGCTTGGTTTTTGAAAAAATTTCAGAGAGATGTGTTTATGGCAGAACAGGTGTTCTATATTTTAGGGTGTGCTGAGGGGTGTGTTTCTGGGGAAAGTTTTTATGAGGGGGGAGGGTGTATGTGAGGTGTTCGGAAAGGAATGTTGGGGATGTTTTTAGGGGGGTTTGAGAGGTTAAATGGCGTAGATGTGGGGTGGAGAAACGTCTGGCTGAACTTGTGGTATAGAATTACCAGCTATACAAATATCAGCAAAACTGTGATTTAAAAATAGTTTTAAGTAGCCCCCTAAATACTTTTAAAAGTCCGTAAATAACTATTTACTTGCGTTTTTGATCAGAAATAGATAGTCAAAAAAGCACGTATTTATGCGGGTTTGAGACCGTTTGAAAAGATTTTTAAAAATAATTTTTTTAGGGTATTGCAATATTTTAGTGTGTATGGTCTTATACAGTTGTTCAAACGAACAGGGAACTTGATAACACACCAACCGGCAAGGGTTGTAAAACGTGCTTGCCAATGATTCAACATAAAAAGGGGGTAGCCCTACCCCTGTATCAAAATTGGGCTTTGTACCTTGATAATTTCATAAGTCCGATTCCGTTCGGCAAGTCTCCGAACAGGTTCAAAAATCAGTTTCTTTGGAAACTGGGCGACAGGTTAAAACTCTACCCTGTTACTCATTCGTGACAGGTAGACAAGTAGGTCTTTGACTTATTGCCTGTACCCAACGTCAAAACGAGCGTGGTACAGGATTTATAAGAAGTCGTTTCAAGTCCAAAGAAGTATAGCACATTTCTTGAATTGGTTCGCAAAAATACAGGTAGTGACAGCCTGTAGACAAACTACCGAACAGATGAAAGACTTCCTAAGTGATATATTTTATATCGTTTAGTATAGTCGATATGACAGGGTGTCAAACATTGACGGTTGACCCAAAACACGTCCACATACTATAAGTCCCTGTGGGGGTGGGGTCCTGTCTTTCAAGTGTTTGAAAAGCGTTGTTGTTGACACTATAACAGAGTACCGCCCACGGTAGAAAGTTCTAACAGGCATGACAACGGCTCTCATTCGAGCTGGGTATATTGTGCATTGAATACTACTACTTATCTAGTTCAACGGTAGGAGACTAGACTCTGTGAAATAATAGGCTATGACAGGTGCAACCCCTGTATAGTATCGAGTGAGTGCATGAACACTTGCGAGCGGTCAAAAGTCCCTTTAGGGATAATATTAGAACTCTGTGAGTTCATTAGAATACATCTAACAGGTGTGGTCTAATGAGTTCATAGGAACTCAATGCAACAAATACACATTTTTTTAGGGTACGACTGTATCCGGAATAGGAGTTTATCATGAGTAGAAAATCAACAAAAACAACAGTAGCAAACATTACACTACCAGTCCGTAAAATGGACTTCACGGAAGCAAACAAAGAATTCCGTACTCTTTGCCGCAATTTCTACACAGACTTTGAGAAAGTTGCAGAAAACAGGGAAGCTCTGCGAGCAGAGAAAACAGAGTGTGAAGAATACTTTGACACTCGAGTAAACAATGCTTTTGACGTATCCGAACCTGTGGATACTGATAAAGAATTACCAGCAGAGTATGCAGACCTTAGGAATATTCTAGAAAAATATTCCGTAATACAGGCTACAGGTCTGCTTTCTAAGGAAGATAATGACTATCTTTCTGCCCTTTGTGATAAGTGGAAAAAAGCTGACGCAAAGATTAGAAACTTAAAAAATCCAGTGCCTGAGAAGTCTTTGGTTGTAGATGCAATCTATGACCTGTACAAGGGATGCTCTACAGATATGAGTGAAAACCGTGACGGCTACGCTCGTAAAGTCAAGGGGTTCTTTGAATCTAAAGGTATGACACTAACTTCTTATGGTTGGGATGTGTTCAATGCTTCTATTGGATTCAATGTGAACAATGACAAAAACTTCTTAGAGACAGGTAAGTTCTTCAACCCTATCAAAAAGAGCAAGTTTGTAGAAAGATTCTATATGTTCTTCTGTGAGGGGTTTGTAAGTGCAGATTGCTTCCCTAAGACTAAGAAAGCACGTCATGCAGATGCAGAAGAACAGGCACCAGTGGCACCTCAGAAAGTTGAAACACCTGAGGAAGTACATGAAAAGTGTGCAGACGCTCGTGCTGAAATCTCAGCTCAGAAACTGGGTACAACTGAGTCCAAACCAATGGACAAAATGACAGTGGCAGAGTTACGTACTTTCATTAAGAAACATGATACAACTGCCAAAGTATCTAAGCTGAAAAAAGCTGACTTAGTAGCTATGGCTACAAAGTTCACAACTGTAGCAGCTTAATTTTACACAAATAAATACCCCTAGTTGGTATTTGTATAAGCCTGAGTGGGTACTCACTTCCAACACCTCCGAAGTGAGTACGTCACAGGGTTCAACTCCCTGTACAGGCTATAACTATCAATTTTGAATTCCTAGCGACTGCTAGGAGAAAGGGGTATACCATGATGTATACAAAAAATATTCGTGTAACTGTTAACCCTGCCTTTGACCTTAACAAGCTTGAAGAGCTAATTGCGTCAACTGATAAAAGGCTTAAGGACATTGATAGCCTTGTGTTTGATGGTTGGTGGTTCGATGGAGAGTTGGCACCATACCCTAAATGGTACAACTCATGGCAGAAAAAGCTCGGTCAATTACAAAATTTGCGAGATTATCTTGACACTATTGACCATGAACTAGAGTACCTTGAGAACACTCTGTAGGATAAGGGAAATATATCCCACAGCTTATGCACTAAAACAGAAACCAAAAAGCACGGAAGATAAAATAATTCCATGCTTTTTCTACGCCTAAAGAAAGGAAATGAAACATGAAAACGAAAAGATATATGAGAGAAATAGACTCAGTAAATGCAGTGGTTTTTGCAGGTATTGTGGGATTAATCATAACACTGATAACACTCATAGTATTGGCTTACTATGCACCAGAACCAGATAATAAAGCCCGTACCACAACTCGCACAATCAATGGAACTTACAGCAACGGAACCATTGTAACTACAGACAACAACGTCTGGAAAGTAACCAACTACAACGGAATCAGCACAAAAGGGAACCACAAAGTCACTGTCAAGTTCGATACAAAAGGAACTGACAGTGTACTGGATGACGAAATTGTAAAAATCACAGAAATCAGATAAGTAAGAAAGGAAACAAATATCATGAAAAAATATACAGCAACATCACAGGCAATTAACTATGCAACAAAACACTTGTTAGACAGACCGGGGACATGGGCATCTGCGGAAACTGGAAAGATGGTAACTCGTTGGGGTGATGAACTTAAGTTTGAATGTGAGTCGGATAAAGGAGTGTTCTACACCGACAATATTATGGAAGCTATTGAATGGCTGTATACAGATGGAAGTACAACAGACACTAACACAATTATCGCAAAAGAAATGCTAGAAAAGGTAAAGCGATATTGTATTAAACAAGCGAAACGTACTTATGACATCTATAACAAACCACATAAACTTGTAAGCGAAGCCTATGCAGGAGAGAATTATGCTTACAAAGATGTAGTTATAGCTATCAATAGTGTTATAGAAGACTTGGGAGAAATTGACACAAAGGAAAGTGTTGCGATACAAGCAAAAAGCGAAGTCTTAGTTGACTTAATAAAAGAACAGCTTGCACGTATTGATGATTGTGAAGAACTAGATAGAATGTCTGGAGTAGATTACTATCATGTAGCAAGTGAAGTACATGAGGAAATAAGCAAAAGACTTAAAGAACTGTTACATGGACTTTACGAAATCGAAGATTAAAGCAAACCAGAAAAGCAAAGGAGAATAAAACTATGACAAAAAGAGAAACAGCAAAAAAGGTAATTGAAGAAATGCTTATAACTTCCGTCAAAGCAGATGGGCAAAGACAATACTACGACAACAGTGATGATGAAACTATCAGGACTGCTGTAGTAGACAAGGGAACTATATTATGTTCTAAAGAGCCTGTGAACGGAACTCGTGAAGATTTTCAATTCAGAGTCTTTTCGCCTCATAAAATTGAAGAAGCATTAGACTTTTTAGAAATTGAAGACTAACCCAAAAGGAAAACAAATAATACAGAGGGGTAGTATTTGTAGATAGAAATTGAGCCTTAAATTTACCAACATCAAGCGAAACGCAAAGCAAAGCAAGGTAAATTTGAGGCTCTTTTTGTACCTACAAACAACACAATTCTTGTGGATGCACAAGAGAAAGGAATAGCCTATGGGATTAACAAAAGAAGAAATCTGTTACCGCTCAGAAACTATTGCGTACTACAGCGGCTTTGGTGGAGTAGAAGTGAAACAAATTACATATGGAATTGAAGACTATATGTATTGTGTATCTGGTGCATGGGGTGGTTATATGAGCTGCCACAAACTGAAAATCCAGACAGACACCAAAGGAAATATGTTCGTGAAATTACATGGATATAAACTTCCTTTGGATGAATTTATTCGTACAGGAAAGGAACAGACAGAGCTATGGAAACTATAACATCTTTAACATTGTTTGAACAACAATGCATGGAACAAAAGACATTCAAACTGAAAACATTAGAAGAGTTTGGTCATGCAACTTACAAAGGATTTACACTTCGTAATGGATATAGATATGGAATCACAGAGGAAGACGGAATCCATGTTGCGACTTCAAACTGGCAGCAAGGGAACTTCATTTATATGTACTTCTACAACGAATTAACAAACCAGTGGGAAGGATTATGGATTGACTTGGAAGATGTAGAGATTGTGGAAGAGAAAGGAAATTAAGATGTGGAAAATTGGAGATAGAGTAGTTGTCGTTGAGGCTCCCCAAAAAGGGAATAGGTATGGGTTAAATGTTTTAGCAGGCGACAAGGGAACCCTTATAGTCGAAAGTGAAAGTTATGGTCAGTATTTAATCCAATTTGATAGGAGTATTGGTGGACATGATGGAGCTTTTCCAGAATCAGTAGGTAAAGATGGTCATTGTTGGTGGTTACATAAAGAAGGTTCTTACCTTGTAAGTTGTGCTTTAGAACTTAAGTGTAAGTGGATTCCAAAGAAAAAGAAAAACAACTTCTACTAAAAGAAAGGCAGGGCAAACATGAGAGAACTTAAACTTGAAGATTGTAAAGTTGGGATGACTCTTAAGTTAAAGGAAGGTTGTCCTTTTAGAGAAAAATGGATAATTGATTTAAATATACAGATTACATGTGTAGTTACTTATAGAAGTAATACCGGTATCAGAGTAAAATTTCAAAACATGGATAAATATAGAGGAGTCCCTATAATGTGGAATTTCTATATAGATTATGCATTAATAAACTTTGACGATTATGAACTAATCTCAAAGAACTTGGAGTATCCGAACAAGCGAAAGAACAATTATTACTAAGAGGTGTAATATGCAGAAAGAAAGAGAAATTCAATTTGAAGATTGTCATATTGGCGATGTTTTTAAGTTAGATAGACGTTCGCCATGGGTTGTGGAATGGATAATGGAATCAAATGGATACATCCCTAGAGAAGAAATCACAGCAGAGATTGTACATATGATAAATAATGGTGACGTCAAAGAAGTTGGGATAAATGTTTATATAGGTAAAGCTTCATATGATCATTATGATACTTCTTATCTCCGAGAGGGAAGTAGGTATAAGGAAGACAATCTTGAAATGAATCTTAAAATGAAAAATCGTATCAAAGCAGGAAGAAAGAACAATTATTATTAGGAGTGGTTATATGAAGACACAAGAAAGGGAAATTCGATTCGAAGATTGCCATGTTGGAGATGTACTTAGGTTAAAAACAAGATGTCCTTTTGTAGACTGTTACCTTACATCTGAGGGAATTGCTGTAGCAATAGAAGATAAGGTTACTGCAAGAGTAGTTCATAAAGAAAGAGATACTCTTGCAGTGGTGATATATGTAAATGGAAAAAGATGTGCAACAGATTTGGGTTGTTGGCTTGCAAGTAGTTCAGCTTTTCGTGCACATGTTTTTCATATTAATGTCGATTCAAAGATTAATCGAAAGAACAACTATTATTAGATAGATACATATAAATAAGGTATTTCAAAATCAGTGGAGTGATTTTTGTTAATACATGAAGAAAGGCGGGATTTATTCCCGTCTTTTTTTAAAACAGAAAGGAAATTAAGATGAGTAAATTTAGATTTTTAGATAAAGAAGAAACAAAAGTGTTGTTACAGGTAACAGAATGGTTAGATAATCATTTCTTTAATCCAGAAAATAAATTCGATGAAGAATATTTTGAGAAATACATGAGAATAATCATTAACAACTCAAGGGAAATGTACGAAGCGGTATACATTTGTGTGAACACAAAACCTGTAACTGTAATGATTTATGACTATGTGCTTGACATTATTATTGCTGATGCACGAGTTGACAAAGAAGATAGAGAGATTGTAGAGATTGCCTTTACAACTTGGTTAATAAACATGACAGATAAACCATTTGAAAAGATTTTTGAATGGATGATTGAAGAAAGTTACAGAGTAAGAAAAGGAAGAGAGGATGAAGAAAATGAAGATGATGAATAGATTTGAAACAGTAATGAAGTTAATTTGTTGGATTGCAGCAGTGACATTGGCATGGATGCACGTTTCAATTGTTGCAGTGATTGCACTTGCATTGGTTGGAACTTTTGGAAGCGAGGTTGATTTAGGTGCAAAGTAGACAAACGAGAAGGCAAGTATGTTTTGAAGATTGTCATGTTGGAGATGTTTTTAAGATAAGTTTGGATAGTCCTTGGTATGAGAAAGTAGGTCAACACCGATTTGAATTTAGTAGTGTTACTCTATTCACCACACTAACAGTCAAAGTAGAAAAAATAAAACCAAGAGATGGAACCGTTTTAACATGCTTTTACATTGATAATACACCAACAGAGTGTAAATGGTGGTTTTTTAGAACTTCAGGGTCTGATGTAGAAGCACTATCAGATAATCTTGAGTTTCTACCAAAGAGAAAGAATAACTACTGGTAAAGAGAGGTGTGAGAATGGAAGAGAAAAGAAGAGTACACTTCGATGATTGCGAAGTTGGCATGTTTTTTAGGATTGATAAAGACTGTCCATGGATGTATGACAATGAGTGGATGGATGGTTTTGATACATTGACAAATGCTGATGAGTTAAAAGTTAAAATTATTGATAAAGACGCTGATGACAGCAGTGTTGAGATAGAACTTTGGGCAGATGGTCAAAAGACACATATAACAGATTGGCTCTATCAGTTTGAAGACGATCCAGAAGATAGGATTGGAAATAACCTTGAGTTCCTGCGAAAGAATAGAAAAAATAACTATTGGTGAGGTAAGCAAATGGAAAATAAATTAAGAATTGGAATGCAATTTTTAGAAGTAAAAACAGGAATTGTCTGGAAGCTTACAGATACGAATTTTACACAAGAAGGGTTTTATATAACAGACGTATCATTGTGGTTTCAAGCTGTACATGTAAATACAGATGAGGACGATGTATGGAAAAGTGCATCGTCAATGATGCCTAAGACAATGCTCGAAAGAAGATTGAAAAAAGGCGAATGGAAACAAATAAACAATAGAAAAAACAATTACTATTGATTAATAGTAGAAAGGACATATTATGGAGGATTTAAGATTAGTAACAACAGAAGAATTTAATGGAGTTGATTGTAACTTTTACAAGGCAGATAGCAACATGTGGATGACTAGAGGACAGATTGGTAAAGCTTTAGGGTATCACAACCCAAGGATTGCGATCGGAAAGATACATACTGCACATAGAGATAGACTTGATCCACTTTCAGTTGATACCAATTTAGGGTCTACTGATGGAAAAGAATACTCTACTTATATATATAATGAAAGAGGCATCTTTGAAATCTGTAGATGGTCGAGACAACCCAAAGCAAATGAATTTATGGACTGGGTGTGGGATGTTATAGAAGCTTACAGACGTGGAGAATTCCAGAGAAAGCCTAGGGAAACAGCCATTACACCTGTTGAGAAATTCTTAGATGGAATGCAGAATATGTTCTTAGAAATGAGAGAAGAGAACAGAGTATTCAAAGATACTGTTTTAAAGATTTTAGAATCTCAGCAAGAACAGGAAGTACAAAAACCTGTTGAAAAACTTGAAGTTCAAGAGAAAACTGTTAATCAAGTAAAAACAAAACCAGTTGTTAAGATTGAAAACCCTAGATTAGACACTTGGAAGTTCGAAATTGGTACTAAAGCAGCCTATATTGTTTTTAATGGAAATGAATATAAAACAAAAGGGAAAGTATTCTCGGCATGTTATTCAAAAATGAAGAATGTGTATGGAATTTGTTGGTCACAGGAAAATAAAGAATACAGAAGAGCTTTCGGTTTAGAATCTCAGAGAGGTAGATTAAGTACTTTAGATGTTGTATTCAATGACGAAAATTTGAAAGACCTGTTTGACAGTATTCTTGATGGAATATATGAAAACACAAAAAGAAAAGTTATAAAGAGAAATACGGGAACCAATCCAGAAAAAGATTGGCAATATTATAAAGAAAAGATTCAAAAACTTTGTGAGCAAACAGGCAACAAAAGTTTGGGCGGAAGCTCTATTTACTCAGGAATTATTAGAATGATGAATGTAGACTGGAGCAAGTATGAAACAAACAAAAAGAAAACTGAATTAGTTAGAAAGTATCCAGAGTTATTTGCAGAGTTCTCTAAGACAGCGGATAAATATTTAGAGGAGAAGTTAAATGAGTATTAAAATTTTAGGGCTTCGTCAAGATTGCTACAAAGTAATCATTGATGGAGTCCTTTTTAAATTCCCAACAGAACAAGAGTTTTTGGAATTCTTAGAGGAGATTGAGATATGAGTTTTAGATTTGAAGTAGGTCAAGAGTTGGAATTACACAATAACTTGACAGATATGAAAGTTTACATGAGATCGGGAACGGTTGTTCGTATCTTAAGTAGAAAAACAAGAATGGATCATACACAAGGGGTTGAGAGAAATCGTTACAAGATTGCATATGAATTTCATACAAACTTTTTGGAGATTGGAGATGGTTGTTGCCACTCTGGAAAAGACTTTATCTGGGAAGAAGATTTGATGAGAGCTGTTGGTCAACGGAAAAATAATTATTATTGAGAGGTGATTAAAATGTGGAAAGTTGGAGATAGAGTCGTAATTATTCAAGATACTAGAAGACCTTTAGAATCCTTTGTAGGTTTTAAAGGAACTGTTAACTTTGCAGATGGAGATGACATAAATGTTGTTTTTGACAAACATGTAAACGGCCATGGGTTAGGAGGGAGTTGCCAAGACGGTCATGGATGGTATTTGTCCACAAGGGGAGAGAATGAAAACGAAGCCGAAGCAAATGGAATGAGAATCAAGAAAATAAACAACAGAAAAAATAATTATTGGTAGGTGAGAACATGTGGAAAGTTGGAGATCGGGTTCAGATTGTAAGATGTCTCTCTGGGAAAAGAAACCTTGGTATAAAAGGAACCGTAAAAGCAAAGAGTCCTTATAGAATTACTGTAGAATTTGACAAAGAAATGGGAGGGCACAATGACTGTGGGAAAGGCAAAGTTGGCTGTTGTTGGTATTTCTGGGAGTATTCTGACAATTCAGAGTATGCAGACCAGAAAGGAATAACAATAAGAAAAACAACTTCTAAGAAAAATAATTACTGGTAAGGATGTGATGAAATGAAATACAAGGTAGATCAAAAAGTGGTCTTTGTAGAAAACTTGGACGATGTACTACTAACGAGAACAATAGAAGATATAGGCGCAATGAGAAACGACAGTATCGTTTCTGGTATGAGAGGAGTAATAACACAGGTAGATAGAGATTGGGTAGGTGTTGAATTCTCAGAGCGAGTTCATAATGTTCATGCTGGACAATTTCCAAAAGGAAGAATGGGATACACATGGTGGATTAAGGACTATATACTGAATGAAGCAGTTAGAGTGGTTCGAAAGAAAAACAACTATTATTGAAAGAGGTGTTTAAAAATGAGTTTTAATATTGGAGATAGAGTGGCTGTTACAGACTTGGGTATGGTCTCACAAGAGAATTATGGAATTGAAATAAAGATTGGATACAAGGGAACTATTATCAACTTTTTAAAGGTTGATGTCCCATGGAATCCTGATGAGATAATTAAATTCTTAGTAGAGTTTGACGAACCCATGGATGGACATGATGGAAATGATTTCGGTAAAATAAGTGGGAAACCGGGACACTGTTGGTGGATGCGTGGAAACCAAGATAGTAATTTAATCAAATGGCGAGATAACCGGGATTGTGAAGCACCATTAATATGTAAGAAAATTATGAAGAAAAGGAAAAACAATTTTTACTAAAAGCACAGGTTCTACTTGTGCTTTTACATTGTGTAGGATGACCAAACATTGGTTGTCTTATAGAGTGTAAAAACTCTAAATTAGATATCTAAAATACATAACACTGCAAATTAATGGCTAGGGCAGGATCGTGTGTAAGAGATACATAGCTACAATAATATTTTATAAAAGAAAAGGAGAAACAAAATGAAAGTAGTAATCGCAGAAAACAGATTAGAGGTAGTAACAGGAATCAAAAAGGCAGACTTCGACAAACAGGTAACAGACATGACTGTTAAAGACGACAAAGGAAATGTGACATTTAAATTAAAAGTTGGAGAACAGCCTAACATTTCAGTACTTGGTTTAACTTGCAACACAACTGTTGACAAAGAGTTAGCGGTAACAATGATTCTTCCAATGGAAACAGATGTTGAAGAAATCAAAATCAAGTATGGTAAGGCTTTAGTAGCAGCTGAAAAGAATCTGAAAGTAATTGCTGACAGAATCGTAGCAGATACAGAAGCAGTTGATGGAATCTTTGCAGACACAGAAGAAGCAACAGAAGCCTAGGAATAGCCTTGAGTAAAGGTAAAACAATATAATCTAATATCAATCCATTCACTTATAGGACGTCTCCCAAGGGCGTCCTTTTTAGTTACACATTTACATATTCAAGAGATTAAAAGGAGAACAAAATTATGATGATCAATGTAACATTAGCAACAACAGCAGGTAAAAGTTATGTAACAGCAGAAGGAAACCAGACTCCATCACAGGTACTTGAAGAGAACAGCGTAGCAACAACAGGAGCTACTGTATCACTCAATATGAGACCACTTGCAGATAATGAAAAAGGTAAAACTTTTGAAGAATTAGGATGCACAGATGGTGATTCCGTAATGTTATCAGCAGTTGTAAAAGCAGACTCAGCAATGTAGTAGTAAATCAAATTAGATAGTAAATATTGAAAATCATAACGCCATGGGAAGTAATAAATTAGATGGGACAGGATGATTTGAAATTTTACATATAAAGAAACTTAAAAAAATCAATGAATTAAAAAGGAGAACAAACATGAAAGTATCATTAAAAGAAAACGCATTAGAAATCAACACAGAAATCAAAAAAGCTGACTTTGACAAGAAAGTAAGCAACATGACAGTAACAAACAAAGATGGTGTACCAACATTTGTTTTACGCTGTGGAAGAGAGGGAGAAATTTCTCAGTTAGGACTTACATGTAACTCTACAATTGATAAGAACTTAGCTGTAACAATTGTGTTGCCTCCAGAAACAAAAATGGAAGACATCAAAGTTGAATATGGTAAAGCCCTTGTAAATGCAGAAAAGGGATTAAAAGTCCTTGCTGGGAGAATTGAAGCCGATACGAAAGCTATTGATGCGATTTTTGCGGAATAGAAAGTAAAATAATATCTAATGTAATTTCACAACAAACATGGACAGCCAACCCAATAAGTCCTACGAGTAACTGTTAACCAAGCAAAATATTTTCTCTTTCGACTCAAAAGCTTTGCATGTAGGGGTTGGGCAGCAAAGCTTTTGTTTTAGTAACTATAGAACACAAGTATTAAAAGGATATAAAGGAGAACAAAATTATGATGATCAATGTAACATTAGCAACAACAGCAGGTAAAAGTTATGTAACAGCAGAAGGAAACCAGACTCCAAGTGAAGTGTTAGCTGAAAATAATGTAGCAACAACAGGAGCCACAATCTCTATGAATATGAGACCATTAAGTGTAGCTGAATTAACTGATACATTTGAAGAGCTTGGATGCACAGATGGTGATTCTATCATGTTATCAGCTGTAGTTAAAGCCGATTCTGCTTTCTAGTTCTAGCAGGTAAAGAGAGAAGAACATGAGGAGCGTAGGTGTCATAGCCTACGTTCTTATTTTTTACTTATTAATTATATTCATAAGAAAGGAAAATACATTATGGAAGAAAGAAAATTTAAAGCAAATGACTACGTGGTAGTAAAGAATTGGGATGAATTGGTTGAAGAATATGGATTGGTTGATCCCGAATCTGTTAGAGAACAGATGAGGAATGATGAGGATTGTTATTGGTCAGAAGAAGAGATTAATGAATACAATCCAGAAATCATTAATGTTCCATGGGGAGCAAGAAAAGCAATGATTGATGAACTTGTAACTATGGGATTGATGAAAGTTAAGGAATATGGAGAAGATGGAAGTGTCCAGCTGGAAAGCGATACTTACATTGACAGTATTATCCCAGAAGAGATTTTACAGCCTGTAAGCGAAGATGAGGTTAAGAATTATATCTTTTGGCTTAATAAAAAAGATGATGATTTTGTAATGCAAGACTACGATTTTAGTCGAGGAGATGGATTATTAAGTTATGTAGGATTGGTCAATGGAAGTATTGATTTTATCGGAGGAGACAGAGGTAATGAATTAATTGCTTATTTCTATGCAGCATCAATTTTAAGATCAATTGATTTTAATGAGGGAGTTACAGAATATCTAAGCCATTGTCATGAACTTGGTGTTCATGCATTTGACCATCTTTACACTGACAGAAAATCACATTTGCAAGTTGTAGCGATAAAAGATGTTTCTGAGGATGGAGAAGAAGAACTTGTTAATATGTGGGCAGAAAGAGGCTGGGAAGAAGTTGAATTTCACCACGATAAAGTTTTTAAGGTGCTTACTCATCCTGAGCAGAAAGGAACCACAATTTTCTTAAATGGAGAAAAAGAAGATTATAAAAAAGATTTTGAAGCTTATGAACTGATCATGCAGATTGTTAGCCATGTTTATGGAGATACAATGCAGGATGTTTTAGAAGTTGTTAGCAATAGAGATAGATCAGAAGCTATGAATATGATTCGTGATATTTTCTCAGAAACGGATAAACACTATGTAAAAATCAAAAATAAAATTAATATTGAAAACTTCCTAAAGGTTGCATCTAAAGGTCAGCAGAAACATTTAGAACGAGAAGTTCAGAATAATCAGGACAGAGTTAATAGCTATAAAGATAATCTCAGACACTCTCTTAAAACATTAAGAGAGTCACAAGAAAGACTTTTCGGATATTTACATATGAAAGATGATTCCCAGTTCAATGAAGTAAGAGAAATGTTAAACATGATGGGTGATGATTTAAGTGATTTTAGGTGTGATCCTAGCGGTGATTGGTTTAGCTTTGCAATCGTTCAGCCATTGTTATATTGGGATGATGATATTTACGAAAGAAACTTTGATGATGAATACTTTGAAGAAGAGGCTGAATATGAAAAGACGAAAAAAGTATTAGACAAAATCTTTAAGACAAGAGAATACACTTTGTATCTACAGCAAGCAATAATGATTGACTTGGTCAATAATAAGCCAGTTGCAATGAGAGATTATAATTACACAAATGATATGTATATTCCTAATCCACATTTCCATGAGTTTAACTGTTGGGGAGCAAATGAAGCAAATTTAATTGAAGCGATTTCAAACAGAGATTATATGTCAATTTTCAATCTTGTTAGATCAGCTGTCGCTGGAATTTCTTTATATGATACTTCTGTAGTAGGAGCTTTCTTTAATTATTGTGAAGACAGATTTACAAATAAAAAATGTCTTAAAGTTCCAGGAAGAGAAGAATTTATTTCATTCAAAGAAGCAAGAGCATTGGAGGATTAAAATATGAGAAAAATTAGAATTGAAGAATTAGATGCACAGAGATTAGTACAAGAAGTGATAGCGAAAGCTATCACTTCTATTGGTTTAACCCCAGAAAAATTACAGATGGAAATTAATCCTAATGTAAAACTTAAAGAAGAAGAGAAAATTGAGATTGCTTTTTCAGAAATGGCAGAAAAGAAAATGTATTATCTCATTCACGAATGTGAAAAAGAAATTGGTTGGCATGGACTTGTCAGTCGAAGCGAAAATGGATTCTATGTAGAAGACATTATTGTATTCCCACAGGAAGTTACAGGAGCTACTGTAACATCAGATGATGAGCTATATCCAACTTGGATGCTTAGTCAGCCAGATGAGATTTACAATAAGATTAGATTTCATGGACATTCGCATGTAAATATGGCAACAAGTCCAAGTGGTGTAGATGATACGTATCAGGAGCAGATTATTCAACAGTTTATGTCTAGTCCAGTTGATGAAAATAATTTTTACATATTCGGCATTTTCAACAAAAAGGGAAGCTATTGGTTAAATATTTATGACATTTATAACAATAAATTTTATGAGACAGATGATATCAGTTATGTTTTTTATCAGTCAGATGAACAGGCATGGGCTAAAGAACAGATTAAAGAGAATGTAAAAGAAGAAGTAGTTGTAAAAACAAGTGGATATTATTCTAATGGACATGGTTACAGAGGCGGTGGATACGGAACAGAAGAGCTGTATGATAGTTGGAAAAAGAACTATGACAAAAACAAAGGCAAAGAGAAGCCAAAAAAAGATGAAGCAGAGTTGCGAAAAGAATTAAGTGGAGCAATTATTGCAGATTTAACACCTCCAAAATGGCATAGTAAATGGAGTAAATGTTTACAGAGGATGATCAGCTGTGATGAAAGTCTTGATGATTTAATTGAAGAGTATTGTATTACTTATCCAGATTATAGTGGAACAAAGAAGAAATAGAGGAGAATGATTATGAATACAAGTAAAGTTTTAGAATTTTTTGACGCACAGACATTAGTTAAAAAACCAGTTCATGTAATTGGATGTGGAGCAATTGGTTCAAATGTCGCAGAACAGCTTACAAGATTAGGAGTCTCAGTGATTCATCTCTGGGATTACGATCATGTTGAGCCTAAAAACGTAACTAATCAGATGTTCTTTGATGGAGATATTGGGAAAGCTAAGGTAGACGCAATTGAGAATTTGTGTAAGTCAATTAATCCACAGATTAAAGTAATCAAACACGAAAGAGGGATTGATAATCCATATATTCTTACAGGATATGTATTCTTATGTGTAGATAATATTGAACTTAGAAAGAAAATTGTAGAGGCTAATAAGTTAAATCCAAACTGTATTGCGTTCTTTGATTTTAGAATGAGACTTACAGATGCACAGCATTATTTTGCTGATTGTTCAGTTAAAGAGCAGGTTGAAAACTTAATTGGGACCATGAATTTTACTCATGAAGAAGCGGCTGCAGCAACTCCTACAAGTGCTTGTGGAGTAGAATTAAGTGTGTGCTATACAGTTAAGAATATTGTTTGTTATGGAATTGCAAATTTTGTTAACTTCTGTTTGGGGAATGAACCAAAACAGATGATTATTACAGATATGAAGACGATGGATGTGACAGTATTCCCTATGTAAGAGGTGATGATGTTGAAAAAAGAAAAATATAAAGCCGTACCTAAAAATTATAAGGGGGTTGTAAGACTTAAACCATTAAAAGCATACCCATCCAGTTATTGGCATGTGTATGTTAAGTTGAAAAGAGATTGTCATTATACAGGTAATCCAGGTCACGCAGTGGACGTTAAGCTTTACAAGACTTATCAAGATTTAACAAATAATGGTAGATATGTAGGAGATGGTTTTGTACCAGAAAGAAGCTTATATGTCCCAAGAGAACGTAAGAATAATTATTGGTAGGTGAGAATATGTGGGAAAAAGGTACAAGAGTTAAGATTATAGGGGGAGCAAAAATCGGTATAGGGGGAACAGTGGTTATTGACAACGCAGAAAACCATCTCAATGACACTAGAGATCGCTTCTTAGTAGAGTTTGACGAATCCATGGGTGGACATAGTGGAAATGGAGCTTATGAAGGAAAGCGGGGACATTGTTGGTGGTTTGATTATTGCTTAGACAAGTTTACTGCCACAGATGGCATAAGGATTGAGCAAGTCAAAAGGAAAAATAATTTTTACTAAGGGGTGATTAGATGTGGAAAGTAGGTGACAGAATAGTAATTACTCATGGAATTAAAGTTAGTAGCGTATTTAAGACTGCAGCAAAAGGGACAGTCACTGCTGTAGATGCGGGATCTACAATGCCTGTATTGGTTGAAATAGATGGCACAGGAAGAAGTATGTGGTTCTGTGAACATGGTGATGATTTAGTTTGGGACGGCATTACTTGCACACGAGTGAAAAAGAGAAAAAACAATTATTATTGAGAAAGGATGATGACAAGTGCTTAAGGTTGGAGATAGGATCGTATTAACAGAAGAAAGCCGTCAAAGCTGCAATGTGTTTAATGAACATCCGGGAGATACTGCAACGGTTATTGGAGTTTCGCAAGTAACGAATGAACATGGTTATGAATGTGTTTTAGAATTTGATAGACATATTGGTGGGCATGATGGATTAATCGATGCTAGAGGCAAGAACGGTCATTGTGTTATCTATTATTTTTGTTCAACACAGTGGGATAAGTATTTTAGGAAAATCCAAATCAAACGTAAGAATAACTATTATTGAGAAAGAGGTGATCGTATGCCAGAGGATGTAAAGTACCGTCCAGTTCCTAAAGGATATAAAGGTGTTTTTAGACTAAGAAAAGATATAATATCCTTAAACAATGAATTTTATGGGGCATGGGGCATTATAGACGACAAATTTTTAATCGATGAAGATTATTATAATGAAGAAAATGAATTTAAGGGAGATCCTAGTCATGTAATTCGAGCAAGTTTTTACCCTAGCCTTTTAGATCTGCAAAGAGGTGAAAATCTTATTAGAGAAGTAGGAAGAGTGTCTGGGACAGAAAAGTGTTGTTATATTCCTTTCAAAAGAAAAAATAATTACTATTAAGAAAGAGGTAATCAAATGGAGAATGATGGTAAATATCCTCCAGTACCTAAAGGATACAAGGGTATTTTTAGAGTTAGACCTGATATGATAGAGTCAAAAAATGTGTTCCATGAAGCATATGGTATTACAGGAAAAGGTATTATAGAAGACATTGATTATTTAGAAGGCCAAGGAGAATTTACAGGAAATCCAGATCACTCGATTAAAGTTATTTTTTATCGAACCTATGAAGACTTAAAGAACAGAGAAAACATGATGCTTGGATGGCCTGTTGATGTAAGAGAGTACTTGCTTTACCCTGTGTCAATCAAGAAGAACAATTACTGGTAGGTGATTTAAGATGATAGAAGCAACAGATATCAAAGAGGGTATGAAAATTAAGTACGAGGGTTGGGAATGGACTATAACAAAAGTGCTTGCAGAATATAATAATGTCTTGGATCTTCGGAATGGTTATACTAAAAAAATCATTGATCAAGATAGTTCATTGATTTGGATTGAAGCATCGAAGAGACGCTTTGTGCCTGAATCAATGACTATGGAATGGTTCTTTAAAGAACTGAAATATGGAACAATAAAGATTTTAAATCGTAAAAATAATTATTATTGAGGTGGTGTGATGTATTTAGAAGACATTAAAGTTGGTCAGAAAGTGAACTATCGAGGTCATTCCTACATAATAACTAAAAATATTGTAAAACAATGGGGAACATTAAGACTCTATTCCCTATATTCATACATTAAGAAAAGTACAAATTATCATAGATCACGAATGTATTTCCAAAGAGAAAGAGTGGAAGACAAAAGTGAATCAATTGACGGATTTTGGTTATTATATGACGAGATTGAAGGAAGAATGGATCGAGGCCTTATGAAATTTTTGAACATGTCAAAGAAAAATAATTATTATTAAAGGGGGCCACAAAGTGAATGGAATCAATAAAAGAAAATTAGAACTGTTCATGGATGATCAGTTATGGAGACAAAATATTACACATCAGCAAAGTAAAGGTATACATAGAGATGTATTAAGAATTGTGTGTGATCCAGAATACAAAGCAAGGCTTTTAGGAATGATCTGGGATGGTAATTACAAAATTGCACCTCCGTATGTAGTAGAAATTCCTAAAGACAATGGAAAAGTAAGAGAAGTGTATGTTAATCAGCCAATTGACAGATTTGTTATGACACAAATCAATTATGTTTACATGCAATTATATGGTCATATGATTCATCCAAGATGTGTGTCTTATCAGAAAGGAATTGGTGTAAAAAATATCGTAGATGATATTTGTATGGAGCTTAAGAAACATCAAGGAGCTGTTGGGTATAAGGTAGATATTAGTAAGTATTTTGACAGTGTAAGTCGTGAGGTCCTTAATGGAATGATTGATAAAATTGATACAGGAAGCCCTATTGATCAGATTGTAAGAGATTATTATATGGATGATTGTATCATTGATCAGAAAGGAAATGTTATTGAGAAATACAAAAGTATGACTCAGGGTTGTGCAGTGTCTACATTCTTTGCCAATTGTGTTTTAAGAGATGTAGACGAAGAGTTAAGCAAGATGGATATTATTTATTACAGATATTCAGATGATATCTTGATGGTTGGTAAGGATGCAGATAGGGCTTTGAAGACGTTAGGAGAGATGTTAGAAACAAAAGGACTTACATTAAATCCTAAAAAAGTAGAAACAGTCAGTACAGATCAATGGTTTACATTCTTAGGAGTGCGAATTAATGGACAGAAGAGAAGTTTTTCTGAAAAGAGCTTAAAGGAATTTCAGAAGCACATTAGAGAATATGTAAATAAAAAAGCGGGAATTGGTAGTGTAAAGGTTGCAATCAAACAGATTAATAAATATCTGTATTTGAATTTTTTAAGAAATCCTAATGAGTTTGGCTGGGCTGAGTATTTCTTTAGTATTGTGAATGTTGAAGATGATATTAAGACATTAGATATGTGGATTAAAGATACTCTGAGAGGTTTATATACTGGTAAGAGAAAGGTTGGTGGTCTTGGTGTAAATAAAGTAACTGATGAATGTGGAGTATTAAGAGGGAAAGGGAAAAACGTAAGTGCAAATCTTGGTAAGACAAGAAGTGATAAAGACATTTTAGAAGAAGCAGGATATATCAGTATGAATGAAATGTATCATCAGTTTAGATATAGCAAAGAATTGTACAGGGCTTCATTGACAGCTTTATCTTAAGTGAAACCTAACACGAGGTACTTATGTGAAATGTTATAAGTCAAATTAGATCCATAGAAGCACTGGTGATTCCATGCATGGTTGATAACCAGCATTTCATCACCTGTTCTTCCCGAATCTTATCATCATAAAGAGAATTTAGAAACGTGTTATTAACATGAACATAAGAAAGTTACTATGGACGTTGTATGTGAGACAATGGAACTACATATAAGGCGCGTTGAGCTGCAGGATGACTGGCAATACATTGACCAAGTCATCCCTGCAGCTCAACCGCTTTATAATCATAAAAGAATAAAGGAACATAGCATTATTGTGAGCATACAAACAAGCTAACATGGGCTAAACATACGAGACATTGAATCATACATAATAAGAGCATAGCTGCCTTACGCAGCGGGAAATTAGTCTCCACGACAGTAATTTCACCGCTGCTACAGGCCCGCGTCGCTCTTATTAATCATAAACCAATAGAGAAAACATGTCGCCAATGTAGAGTATGTAGAAAGGGAAATCTATGAAAAGTTTATTTAAAGTATTGTATGAGCTGTCACAAGGAAACAGCTTAATGATTAATAGTTGCATGTCTTTTAGGATGACAACTGATCTATACAAAAGACAAGTGAGATTTAAGAAGTATAAGGTTGTTGATCAAGGAAGCGTAGTAAGTGATGTGACATTGTGTAGTGGAGAAATTATTGAGCATGATGACTTAATAAAGGAAGGAGATTTAGATTTTATATTGCCAACTGAATTAAATGAAAAAGAAAATCCATATGAGGTTATTGAATACCTGTATGGATTATTTTATTGCTCAGTTCCTGATAGATCTGCTGTTCAAAAGAAACAGAATTTTATAGCAAAAGGATTAAATGATTTTGGAGCAAATGATTTTACAGGAATGAGAAGAAGTGAAATTCAGCCATTGTTAGAGCTCTATGTGTTACTTGCTGGAATGAAAGGATGGATCACTTGGAAAGATGATAAGTTGTTCTTTTGGAAAGGTGAGCATAAGAGTTTGTATATATATAGAAAATGGATTTTAGGTTATTAGGAAAGGAAGAATGTAAGATGAATGTAGAAAAGAGTTTAGAAAAAGCAGGAGTAGACACAAAGAAATATCCTTCATTGGCTATGCAGAATATTTTAGGATATCAAGGGAAAGCGTTTGCAGAAAATTCATACCTGTATAAAAAGATTATGGAAGATGGGCATGTGTTTAATCCTTATATACACAGAAGATGGCTCCCATATCAGTTTATGAATTCTGTCTATTGGGTAAGACAGTATTATGCAGAGACTATTGGTTATGCAAAGATACTTGAAAGAGAATTGACAATTGGAAATAATGTAGGTAATTGGAAATATATGTACGATAAATTTGAAAAAGAGCTTAATGCTTTATATACACTCTCAAAAAGAGATAAAAAAGCGTATAAAGAAAGATGGGCTGCTTTTGGAAGGTTAGAAATTTTGAAATATTTCTCCCAAGGGTTTGATTGTATAGGGATAAATCAAAATACATTCTTGGAAATGAAAAATTTATTAGCGGATGAAAGATTTGAAGCTGAACGATATTGGCGATATACTAATTGTTTATTATATAAACGGCCACAATTTAGAAAAGATTTGGTAACAACAACTTTCCATTCAGGAATTTATTTTACATTAAAACATATTATGATGTTTGATTATGAAAAATTACATATGTCTTCATCCCAAAAAGAAAGCCTAAAACGAATTAGAGAAGACTTAATTAACGGAGATTTCAATTATGAACAGGCTTTTACGGTCATTGAAGATTACGTAGCAAGATATTACAATCCAAGATAGAGAGGGGAATTATATGTCAGAAGAAGTAAAGGAATTAACTATTAAAGAAGCAGATGAGTTTATTAAAAAGAAAGTAATCGGAGTTCTCATAAAAGCAGATGTAACAATCGTAGTAAATGAATTAGAAGCTATTTATGGAGATTCGTTAGCAAATGGAACGGTTGGAGATTCGTTTTATATTTATAACTGTCCAGAAAATTATGATGAATCAGATTATGAAGAGCTTGAGTATATTGACTATGATGATATGTATGAAGAGAGAGCTGAAGCAGGAGATTTCAATCTTAAAGTATATAAGTGGTTCATTGTTGATCCAAGATTTACAGAATTATTAAAAGATTTGGGAGAGATAGTTGCTCCAGATATTAACCTTTGGGGATGTTGTGAAGACATTGAAGATGTAAGCGAAGCAACTGTAATTGAAGAATTTTTTGAAAGAATGCAGATTTTGTATGGACAAAAGAATGCAATTATTACAGAAAAGCTAAGTGCTTAAACCAACAAAAGGGAGATGTACCCTTTGTAGAAATACTTATCATCAACCATCGAAGAAGGAGGATCTTCAGAACCCTCCGCATTGATTACGTTAAACATCACTTCGTAATGATTTAACAGCATCAACTGCGAGAGGAGTTCATGAAGATCCTCCTTCTTGAATCATAAATACATAGAGAAATACATCAAAGATAAGTTGTTCTACATTTTTTTTGCAAGAGATATACTTGCTGATTTAATGAATTGTGTCTTAATCACCAAGAAGACCAAAAGGAGATAGGAGGCATAATCTCATCTCCTCCACTGGCAAGCCAGGGAGGACTTGATGAGATTACACTCCGCTGCGGCGTCCTTGTGCCTCCAAACTCCTTTGGTCTTCTTTGATCATAAACCAATAGAGAAATATATCACCTCACAATGAGTTAAATCTGTAACTATTAATTTACATAGAAAAGGAGAAACAGATGAAAGCGATTTTTAAAGGAGAAACAGTTGTAAGAACTAAATTAACATTAGATACTGGGCTTGAGAAATTAGATGGATCTGATGTTAGGTATTTTGTAAGAGAGCCCAAACTGATACATGAGTGTACGAATGAAGATTGGGGGATTGTGTTAGAAAAAGATCTTTCATTCAATAAGATTATGCTTATTAATTCTTGTATCGATGAAGTAGTTTTAGATGGAATTACACTTGAGCTTCCAGATATTGTATATCTTAATCTTGAAGAAGATAAAGTAATTTTTAAAGTTGGTGGTTCTTATACAATTAAAGATAAAGACGAGGAAGAGAAAATTGAAACATACCACAAGCTTATGGAAGCTTACAATAAGCAAGTAAGAACTAGAGAAGAGAACGAAGATGATTGCTGTGGTTGTGGATTCTGCTCAAAAGAGGGTGATTTCTCTGGAGAGGAATATGATGAAATAAAAGGGTTCAATGAAGAGAACATTGGAAAGAAAGCAATGGACGATCTAGATGATCTAAATGAAATTCTTACAGCATTCTTTGGGGATGTTCCGGGATTCAAGTGTTAGTTAAAGATTGATATTGAGAGAGACACTTCGTATGAGGTGTCTCTTTTAGTATATAGATTTTTTAGAAAGGAGATGAAAAAGAAAGATGGCAACAGAGTTTGACAAACGAATGAAAGCTTATGAATGTGTCTCAAGACAGTACTTAACAAGAAGAGTACCAGTTGCAATTAGGGTAGATGGAAAGGCGTTTCATACATTTACTAGAGGGTTTCAGAAGCCGTTTGATGAAGTGCTTAGCAACGCAATGCAGGCCACAATGATGAAAATGTGTAGACAGATTCAAGGTTGTGTGTTTGCTTACACACAGAGTGATGAAATTACATTTATTCTTATCGATTATCAGAAGCTAAATTCTGATGGCTGGTTTAATTATCGTACTGATAAGATGTGTAGCATTGCAGCGAGTATGGCTACCATGGAGTTCAATAAGGCTTTTAGTGCTTTTGTTTATGGATTTAAGGTAAACAAGGGAGAAGACATATCAAGCGAAGATATGGAAGTGCTTAAGGCCTATGAGAAATCTAAGGAACGTGGAGCTATGTTTGATGCTAGAGCGTTCTCAATTCCAAAAGAAGAAGTCACAAACTTAATCTATTGGAGACAACAGGATGCCATGAGAAATGCAGTTCAGATGATTGGACAAGCATTTTATTCTCACAAAGAACTTCAGGGTGTTAATTGTGAAATGCTTAAAGAAATGTTACTGGCTGATAAGGGAATTGAATGGGATAAGATTCCTGTGAAATACCAGAGAGGCAGTTGTTGTGTCAAGGTTGATGGTGAATGGACTATTGACAATAACATTTCTATCTTCAGAGGTAGTGACAGAGAGCAAATTGATAAGCTTGTGTTTGTTGAGAGTGAAGAGGATCAGGAGTGATCAGGAAGGAGAAATATGATTCCAGAAAAAACTAGATTAAAGAGATGTCCTTTTTGTAGGAGTAAGAAAGTTAACTTAGTTCGAGTGCGAAATGTGGGGGATGAAGAAATACCATATCGTTATTGTGTTTTGTGTTCAAAATGCCATGCAAGTGGGCCTGCATTCGCTTTAAACAAAGAGACCTATCGTTTAGATTCAGATGTCATTGCGTTAGAACTTGAAGAGAAAGCTGTTAATGCTTGGAATGAAAGGCCTAAATCAAAGAAAAAGAAAGGAAAGTAAATGGAGGTAGAAACAAAAGAGATTCCATTCTATGATGACACTTTGTTAGGTGTTAAAGATGAGGATGGTAAAGTTTGGTTGGCTGTTAGAAATACCTGTACGCAGTTGGGATTAACATTGGGTCAAGCTGATGGACAGATTAAAAATATCAAGTCAGATGCGGTATTTGATGGAGATGTAGCATACCTGCCCGTCAAATTTGACGACCAGGTTCGTAAAGCTTACGTTTTGTATGAAGAAGCAGTTCCACTTTGGTTAGCTAAAATTCATATTACGCCTAAGATGAGAAAAGAAAATCCTGACATTTCCAGCAAGTTGGTCAAGTACCAGAAAGAAGCAAAAGGAATCTTACATACAGCCTTCTATAAGACAGATAGGCAAAAAGAACTGTTACATGAGTCTTTAGGACTGGAAGGCAAAATTCTTAAAATGGAAGAGCAGATCGTAGCTTTTACAGAAACCATTAAAGAGCAAGCAGAAAGACTTGATAAAGTCATGGACAATATGACTATTGATACCAAAAAGCAGAGTCGTATTCAGAAAGCAGCAAAGGAAAGAGTAAGCGAATTACTTGGTGGAGCTCACTCAAGACTCTATAAAGCTAAAGGTGCTTTGTATTTTGCGAATCTGTGGCATCAGTTGAGATTAGAATTTGAATGTGGAACTTATAAAGATCTTAGTCCAAACGATTTTGATGATGCAATTGATTTCATTGAGAGTTGGACATATGTAGAAAGGTAGAGGAAGTTTAGAATGTTAATTTTATTTAGAGCATTGTTGATTATTGCAACTATAGTGTTAATTGTTGTTGGGTGTTTTGATTCCAATAAAGAGGAATTAAAGAAATCTAAGAAAGGTGCTTTATGGGCATTAGTTCCTATTGTGATTTTTGTACTTACATTGTGTGTTGTATATGTACCATCTAATAATGTAGGAATCCGTTGGTCAGCGTTCAGTGGAACTAGCAGCAAGACATTAAATGAAGGAATTACATTCAAGAGTCCAATTGATAAGGTATTTCTTATTCCAACTACTGTAGAAGAAAGAACTATCAAAAATGTAAATGTGCAGACTAAAGATGCACAGTTTGTCAGAGCTGAAGTGAATGTTAAGTTTCGTGTCAATCAGAAAGACGCTTTTAAAGTGTACAAAAGATACACAACGCTTGACAACTTAAAGCAGAATATCATTAGCAACTATGCTCAAAAGAGTATTGAAACAGTTGTTACTCAGTACAATGTGATTGATACTCTTGGTGCTAAGAAAAATGAGATTTATGCTTTAGCTACAAAAGATTTGCAGAATATGCTTAAAGATGAGGGTGTTGAGCTTGTGCAGCTGACTATCAAAGACATGAACGCAGGTAGTGAGATTGAAAAAGCGATCGCTGATGAGGCAGTTGCCAAGAAACGTGTAGAAACAGCAGAGCAGAATCGTCTTAAAGCTAAGAAAGACGCTGAGACCAAGGTAGTTAATGCTAAAGCAGAGGCAGATGCAAACAAAATCTTAGAGAAACAGTTGACAAATAAAATCTTAATTCAGCAGTGGATTGAGAAATGGAATGGAGAGGTTCCTAAAGTATCTGGTGATAGTAAATCTATGATCAATATTCAGGATCTCTTGAATTAGTATTAAGCCGGCTCGTAAGAGCTGGCATTTTGGGGACATAGCTTAATAGGTAAAGCAAAACTACATTCTTCCATAAAGAACTTAAAACTAAAATTTTCATATTAAATATAAACATTTTGTACCTCCCTATAGTAATAAAATAACACTTATATTTATGTGGGTTCGAATCCCACTGTCCCCATTGTAGTTTTTTAATAAGGAAGTAAGGAAAGGAAGTAGAAATATGTTAATTGTAAACCAGAAGAAATCTGAAGTCTATAATATACAGATGATGAAATGCTTGTATGTATCTCATTCTGGAGATTGGTTTTTTATCAACATGGATCTTTTAGGAGAAGAAAATGTAACCTTAGGGGATTTTAGCTCATATGAAAAAGCGAATGAGGTGTTGCTTAAATTTGTAGATGAATATAAGAACCGTATTCCAGATCAGAATACGGTTTTTTACATACCAGAAAAGTAGAGGTGAGGTTATGAAGAAACTAGAATATAAAAAATATTATCATTTGATTTATAAAAGACGAAATGGAGACTTAACCTTGCAGCCATCAACAATAGATTATGATGACCCAATGTGTCATGCAGAGGATATGTGCGAGTGTATGATATTCTGTGGGTTTTATGATAGTTGTCTAAATGTTGAAAAAGCATGGAATACCATAAAGGAATTTAAAGAACAGAAGTTTACATGGAAAGATGTGGTAGAAATCAATGGAAAACACTATGCGGAGGAATTTCCAATTTCAGGGCTAATGGATAGTGAGAATGTTTATCAGATTGATGATTTCTTAGAGTCTGTTGGAAGAAAATATAATGTATATCCGGGGAACATTAAGACGTATATGATGGACGGTATTGATTTTGATCCTAAAAAATTAAGCTTTGGAGCAGAAAGCTGTGGATGTTATATCAATGGAGTTCCTGAAGCGTGTTATGAGTAGAGAGGTGAAAATATGGAAAATAATATTGGTGAAGTTCTAAGATTATTAAGAGTAGCAAATGATTTATCAATTACCGCTCTATCAGAAAGAACAGGCATTTCAAAATCATACATTACCGAAATTGAAAAAGGAAAAAAGAATCCATCAAATAATATTCTTTTAGAATATTGTGATGGATTAAATATTTCTATAGACAGTCTATTATATCTCTTTAAGGATACTGAAAATAAGGAATTTTCATACCAGAAACTGTTAATAAAAATACTAAAACAAATATCAAAATTATAGGAGAGAAATTATGGAAATGATCGAAATTGAGATTAAGCCAGAGACAAGAGAACAGTGCAATAATTAGAGAGGAGAATTTATGAGAGTAAGGGAGCTTTTAGATAAAGTAATTGAGTTAAATGTAAAATTTTTAGAGAAACAGATAAAAGGGGAAATTGATCACAGTTTTAGAGATCCTGATACTATTTTAGCAGATCTTATGGATAATCAGGATTTTGAAACAAGTGTGACAGCAATTGAATTGTTTTCAATTTACAGAGATCAAGAGAATGGACATGAGACTTTTAATGACATGTTCAGATTCTTTACGGGAAAGGAATTCGAAGATTATTTGAAAGAATGTAAAGAAGTTTTAGAGCATGAGATTGATCAAAACTAGGAGAGTGATCGAAATTAAATCAGAGACAAGAGAACAGCGTAATAATTAAAAATAAAAGGAGAATAGAATTATGTACTTAAAAGGGACTATTTATACAGAAGTTAATGTTGGTGAATTAAATGTATTAGAAGCAGCGGCACAATTGTTAAGCCATGGGTATCATGATACTGGTGATACTTTTTTAAAAGTGTTAAAACCCGGTGAAGAGGGTATAAAGAGACGTTGGCTGGTTAGATACGAAAGGACCTCAAACCATAGAAAAGAAACACGAAAACCTATATATCTCACCTGTGATGAAGAAGTAATAGATGATGTTATATTATCACGGAAAATAGAAAAGGTATTTGAAAGAGAACTAAAGCGAAAACCACAGTTATGGGGACGTCAGAGTTAAAGAGGGGCGATTTAAATGAATAAATTACATGAACGTGCCTATTGTCAAGAATATGGAAAGTTTGTTGACTATAGCATTCGTGATGAAATAGTAGAAGAAAATTTTCATGGAACTATAGTTCGTTTTCCTTTTAGGATTGGTCATTGTAAAGAATGTGGAGCAGAAATTGCGACAGACAATGGATACAACTTTAGAAGAGGAGATGTAGTGTGGGAAGCTTATAAGAAACTGAAAGGAATTAAAGATGAGTAGAGTTAAAGAAATTAAAAAGCAAACAGATAACAAGTTTTTAAATCTGTACGACTATACTGTGGTCGATAAGAATGGAAATGAGCATCCATATTATGTAGCTAGTAGACACAATGAAGAAGAGCTGGTAGCTAAAGTAGGAGAACCTAAAGCAGATGCAGTGCTAATGTATGCCTATTATGGTGAGAAAAGAGACAAGCTGGTATTGATCAGACAGTTTAGATATCCAGTAAATGATTACATATATGAACTTCCTGCAGGTCTTGTAGATGAAGGAGAGACAGTTGTAAAAGCTGCGATTAGAGAAATGAAAGAAGAAACTGGTTTAGACTTTAAGCCATGTGATGATATGGTGGGGTTAAATAGACCATGTTTTTCAAGTGCTGGTATGACCGATGAATGTGTTAGCACTGTTTATGGAATTGCAACAGGTGAGATTAATTTGAACAAGTTAGAAGCAAATGAAGACTTGACAGTACAGATTGTAGATGTGAATGAAGCAGTGAGAATATTAGCAGAAGAGAAGTTGGGAATCAGGACTTATTATCTGCTGTTATTGTTTATTGCTGGGTCTAAGGATAGATAGGAGTGATTATGGTATGAGATGTTATGTAACAGGAAAGGCAAAAACGACATCAGATTCAATAGCAATAGATTTTATAGAAGCCAGAAGAGGCGAGAAACTTTTTGTACTGGATTGGGACGAAACAGAGCTAGGATTTGATACCGAATGCGATAAAAATGGTTATCGTACATTCTCAGGGAGATTAAAAGGAATTAAATTTAATGAGGAGTATGCAAATGGTAGAATTGATGAAATTCGAGGTGCACAATTATCTGATGTACAATTTTATATTCCAGATGATACTTGTTTGGTTGAAGATATTGGTTTTAATACTGTACAGCTAGATGATGAAGGTGACTTATATGATTTCTGGATTGATAATCCTTATAGAAAGGTAAATTATACAGTGTGTTATGAATAGAAAGGCGATTTACATATGGCAGAGTTAGTTAAAAAAGAAAGTACAGTGAATCAGTTACAACAGATGGTATTCGATAATGCTGATTTTGGAGAAGTGAGAATAGTTGTTATTGATGATGAACCGTGGTTTGTTGGGAAGGACGTGGCACAATGCCTGCAATATACAAACCCTCAAAAAGCAGTTAGAGACCATGTAGATGAGGAAGATAGAAAGGTGGGTGAACAAAACGTTCACCCATATATTAAGGACAAGCTAGGGAGAATTCAATATCCAATCTTTATTAATGAATCAGGATTATACGCACTGATCTTTGGAAGCAAGTTAGAGAAAGCAAGAGAGTTCAAAAGATGGGTAACTTCAGAAGTGCTTCCTACATTAAGGAAAACAGGTCATTATGAAGTTGCAGCGGATCAGAGTGTTAACCAACTTTTAGCAGAGCTTGGTGATTTTAAGATTACATATGTTCAACAGATGGTTGAGTTCAAAGATGCTTTAGAAAAGCAAACAAAAGCATTTGATAAGAGTATTTCAAATATGACTCTTTCAACAAGTCAGCAAAACAAAGTACATAGAGCAGTTAAAGATAGAGTGGGTTCACTGTTAGGTGGTGCCCACTCTGATTTATATAAAGAGAAAAGCAGAATGTATTTTGCTAATCTCTGGAATGATCTTAAAGCTGAGTTTGAGTGTGGTAGCAGATGGCAGGATCTAAATCCTGCTTATATGGAAGAAGCCATGAGTTGGATTAGATATTGGAACTACGAAGGGAGATAAGAGATGGGCGAAGAAATGAATTTAAAAACCTGCCGAGAACCATGGCCACAAAGAGAAAACATTTGTAGTAATTAAATAAAAAGGAGAGATATATATGAGTGGAAATTGTAAAATTTATATACTTAATTCACCATCTCATTGGGGTAAAACTGTTATTGTTCTAGCCCATGATAAAACAGAAGCTATTAAAATTGCGAAAGAAAAATTTCCCGATTTTAGTTTTAGAGATTCTTATGGAATAGAAGAAATAATAGATTTTAGCACTCCAAGAATGATTCATTGTAATGATTGGACGATTTAGACTTTTAAAAATATAAAGAGGAGTTGAATGTAATGAACGGAGAAATAAACTTAAAAATAGATTTAAGTAGATTATCTAAAGAAGAAAGAGATGTGTTTGCAAGACTTACTGAGAAAGCAAGTCGTGAAAATTGTGAGAGTAGAATTTGGAAACCTGAATGTGGAGAATGGTATTGGTACATAGGCAGTGATGGACGAATTAATAATTGTGAATGGGAAAATGATCGCATAGACCGGGGAAGATATTCTATGGGGAATTGCTTCAGAACTAAAGAAGAAGCAGAATTTGCAGGAGAAAAACAGAAAATTAAGATCGAGCTTCAGAGGTTCGCTGATAAGTATAATGATCCTGATCAAGAAGAGTGGGATGGAGAAAATTACCATTATAAAATCGGATATGATATTGATGATAACGATTTAGTAACTACAAGATCATTGAAAGTTAGACAGGACGATATACATTTCTCTTCTAAAGAAATTGCTGAGGATGCTGCTAATAAAATTGGAGTAAAACATATCATGAAATATCTATTTAATATAGAGAGTGAGGAAGAATAATGAGTACATATAAAATCGGAGAAATCTTAGTATCACAAAGAGAAACAGAAGTTGAAACAATTTTTGGACGAAAAGAGGTAATCCCTAAAGGAAACAAAATTATTATTACAGCTCATAAGCTTGGGCATCATATTAGGAACGGCATGAAACAGCCTTTGCAAAAAGATGCTGTTGTAAAAGGTTATGACACAGAAGGGCTTGCAGAGTATTTGTTTACATGTATGAAAAGTCATCTTCCGATGGATGATATGATGTATGATTATGACTTAACAGAAGAGGATATCAAAGAAGTTATTGAAGAAGCATTGGATGAGATTTTCTAAGAGAGGACGGTGAGTGAAATGAAAAAGAAATTAGATAAGTTCAATATGAAGTATCCAGTGATTGTATTTCACGATAAGACACCTAAAGAAATTCCATACATAGCCTATATTCCGTATTTCCTATGTCATACACAGGGAAAAACTGAAAAAGAATTGGAGCTTATGGTAGATGATCTTATTAAGATGTGTTTAGAAGAAGATCACTGGCAGTTACCAGACTATGCAGATCCTAATATTAGTGATTGGGAATTAAAACAAATTGCAGACAATTCCCTTAAGGATCAGGGAGTGACTGAGGAAGAAAGAAAACAAATTGAAGTATCTGTTTGGTGGTATGAAGTGAGAACAGAACTTAGAAAGGAACGATAAGATGGAAGTAATGTTTTACATAATTTGGGTATTGGCGTTTATGGTAATCGTAGCAATTGGTGTTGGAGTACCATACATGACTTATTACAACTACAAAAGAATCAAGGCAATGGATAAGAAACTTACGGGTATGTGCACAGGTCTTGGCATTATGTTAAGACCAGAAGAAGGTGATAGTGAATGAGAAAATTAATTTGGTATATAAGATCTTGTTTCTGCAAACATGATTGGGAACAGATATTTGATTCAGATATATATTGGAGCAATAAATCAACTAAGCCTTATAAGTGTGAAAAAGTTTATCGCTGCAAGAAATGTGGTTGTGAGAAAAGATATGTAATAGAGTAAAATCTGAGTTTTATGTAAAGGGAGGATGATGAGGAATGAGTTGGTGGACGTATGTAAAGGGAATTGTTGAAGTTAGACCATTTGGAAGAACACAGGCAGAGGAAAGATACATACTTGAAACTGTATTGAATCATTTGCCTAGAGTAACAGGGTCTGAAAGCGATATGAATATACATATAGTTCAAAAAGCAGGATATGATATGAGCGATTCATGTAATGAATTTGAACAACGAACTCATTTGGGAAATGGTAGAAGAGGAAATTTCGAAACACAGGGAACGTATTATTTGTTAGTTGAAGGTAGTTTGCGAGACAGAGAATTTCAAGGAACATATAGAGAACTACAAAAATGGCTATGTCGGCTTTCCAAAAGAGTTAGTGTCCAAGATGTAATGATTGAGGTCAAAGCATGGAACAGAAAGAAAATTATTAGAAATGATAAAGGAATTTACACTCAAATGCTCGAAGATGTTAGTTGGATAAACAAGAATAGCATTAATTGGTGCGAATATCTAATGTGGAAACCTTATGGAACACATAGAATGATTGGTTATCCTGAGAAGCTTGTAAAAAAATATTATCCAGACATATATAAGAAAGAAAAGGAGTATGAGGAATGAAACCATATGATACAGGACTTGTTTGCGGAAGATTTCAAACATTTCATAAAGGACATGAGAGGCTGGTTGATACCGGTCTTTTATTATGCGATCGCTTATTAATTTTAATTGGATCAGCACAGGAATGTGGGACAGAAAGAAATCCGTTCAACATTAATACAAGGACAAAGATCTTGAAGGAAATCTATGGAGATCGACCAGAGGTTATGATCTACGGATTAGCTGATATGACAAACGAAAACGATATTTGTCCTGAATGGGGTAAATATTTGTTAAACAATGTAGATCGTTATATCTACAAGAACCCCGAGATTATGATTTATGGGAACGATGAAAGTCGAAGTGGTTGGTTTGATAAGAAAGACTTAGCTAATACAGCAGAGCTGATCGTAAATAGACAGGACTTGCCAATCAGTGCAACTATGGTAAGAGAAGCTATGGCAAAAGATGATCGCAAGAAATGGATGAGTTTAGTGAATCCAAGATTACATAAAATGTATGATGAGCTGCGAGCAGAACTTATGAGTGTCCCATTTTATCAGGAGTTGACGAATGGGAAATATTAAATTAACAATTAAAGTATTTGCACTCGCATTCTGTGCAACATTATATGTAGCTATCTGGGTTTGGTTCATAATTACTGGTTGTGATGATTCATCCTATTGGGATTGGACTAAATATTATAGGACATTTTTCTTATGGATTATGTTGCATGTAGTATGTTTAATTGGAGTAATTCTATGGGCATAGAGTTAGAAAGGATAATGTTAGGATGAGTGATTTTAAAGTTGGAGATCATGTATGGGGGATACAACGGGGGTGGTGTGAAGGCATCATTAATGGTGAAATTAAGAAATTTGAAACTACAACAGATTACAAAGGTAAAAGCACAAAATTTGTATATATTAGAAATAATTATGCAATGTTAAGTGGTTATGTAAAAGAAGATGATATCTACAAATCAAAGAGTGACGCTGAAAAAGCTTATAAAGAAGAAATTCAGAATAGAATTAAAGAATATAAATCAAGAATTAACACAGTAGAAGACCTTGTTAAATTTATGTTTAATGAAAATGTGACATGTGCTGAGGAATATACGGATTACGAGGCTCGACAGGCAGCAATTGAAAAAGCTAAAGAGTTATTAGGCATTGAGTTAGGAGAGTGATGTTATGAGTTTATTGGAAGCCGTATATTCACTAGCGTTGCTTGGTCTAGGATTTTTCTTAGGATGGGGTCTTCATTGTATCAAAATGGACGATGAGATAAGTGAAAACAGAGATCTTGTGGAAAAATTTAACAGATGCAAAAATAGACTTGAATATGCAGAGTATGAAATATCCACATTAAGACGAGAAAATCATAAATTACAAATTCGTGTAAGTGTTTTAAAGAGTGATATTACAGCACTTAGAACAGAAAATGTTGCACATGTTCAGAGGTATAAGGGATCGCCTGAAGTTAAAGAAGCAGTTAAGTATGCAATGAAATCAGCACATCCTGACAATGGTGGAGATGCAAAAGATTTCATGAAATTTAGAGAGCTATATAATAAGATTAAGTAGAGGAGAAATAAATGGAAGAAGATAAAACTATGTATATAAGGATAAGATTTGGAGATAGTGATTTCCATTTCCCATTAATTGAAGTTGCAAAATTTATTTATGAATATTTTCAATTTGAGGAAGATGCATATCCAACAACTGAAGAGGATTTGGAAGAGTTACAAGATATTGTTAAAGGATTACTATATCAAAGATATAGGCTCAGTCATTATAAAGAAGCAGATTATCCCATTGAAGAAGAATATTTTGTACCAATAATCCAATTCGTAAAATATTCAGATATCCTTGACTGGGACAACGGAGAATCAACATATATTCCAATGTTTGATGATGGAGAAGTAACAATTAGATAGAAAGTATATATAATCGAGTATCAGATTTAGAATACAAGGCAGTATTAACCACAATAGACATCCGAGGACACGGCGACTGAAATCTACCACAGGAAACATTTAAGTCGCCGAGTACCTAGGATGTCTAAGATCATAAACGAAATAGAGAAAGATACCACACTGATGAGTATTCTGTTTTAAAGAAAGGAAGATTACGTATGAAGTGTTTTTATCATTTAGATTTAGATGGCAAATGTGCTGGTTATTTAGTATGGCACTATGCTTGCTTAGGAGAAGAAGATGAAAAACCAGAGAATTTTATTAAAATTAACTATGGCATGGAGTTTCCATTGGATAAAATTGAAAAAGATGAAAGAGTGTTTATTGTTGATTTTAGCATTGAACCAGAAGATATGAGAGAACTCTTAAAGATTACAAAAAATGTAGTTTGGATTGATCATCATAAAACGACTATTGAAAAATATAAGGATTTTGAAAGCTATATTCCGGGGATAAGAATGACAGGGCCTGGAATATCAGGAGCTTCATTGACATGCTGGTATTTTAGAAACAATGCCTTCTCAGACGGAATGGAAAGAGTACAAGGGTTACAACCAGATGAAAATGAAGATTGGGATGAAGATATGCCCCTTGCTATTTTATTAGTAGCAGATTGGGACACATGGACATTTAATTATAGAAAGCACACTAAATATTTTCATACAGCATTTGAAATGTTGGAATATGAGCCTTGGCAATATGGCGAATGGTTTGAGCTTATAAAAGATCCTTATGTTCTTATTGAACAAGGACGACTTCTTTATCAATACAAACAGAAACAGGCAGAAGAATATATCAAATCAAAAGGATTCGCTGTAGAGTTTGAAGGATATAAATGTTTTGCTGTGAACCATGGATTGATTAATTCAGATTTCTTTGAGTCAGTTGATGATAAGTATGATGTTTATATTGGATTTGCTTACAACGGTGGAAGCAAGAGATGGAGCTATAGCTTGAGGGCTGCGAATGATAATGTAGACGTAAGTAAGATTGCTGTTAAGTACGGTGGTGGTGGACACAAAGGAGCTGCAGGATTTGTAAGTGATAAGTACGTGTTAGGAGAGATGAGCTGATGAAAAAGTTAAATGATGAACAGCGAAAGCTGATTGAAGATAACTACAAACTAATTAGGTTCCTGTATAGAAGAAGCTATACCAGAGTGTGCTCTTGGGAGGTCTTTCAGGGGTTAGGACATGAAGCAATATGTAAAGCTGCTTTAGGATACGATCCTTCAAAAGGCAAGTTTACTACATATTTTACTTGGAAAATTAAACAAGCAATTGAACATTATTTTCGTTGTAATAACTATGATGTTCGAAAAGCCAATGATGGAGCAATGTCGCTATATACACCAATTGAAGATTGTAAGAAGAAGGAAATAACCATATTAGATACATTGCAAGCAAGGGATAATATTGCAGATACGGTAACAGAAGAAATTTATTGGGAAGAAAAAATAAATAAGTTACCCGATAAAATTAAAAAGATGATCCAATTGACTTATGAAGGATACGGGCGAGAAGAGGTTGCCAAGAAGTTAAATGTTAGTAGATCTCTTGTTAGTGTGCGTATCATTGAATTTAAAAAGTCCATGGGGTATTAGAAAGGGGAGATGTGAAGAATGGGTTTTTATCAATATGGTCGTTATTGGGAGAGCACAGAAGATGCTCACAGTAGTGACTATTGGAAACACGAGGCAGCAAAAGATTTAAGAAGAAAGGGGATTGAGTGTATTTGGTTTGGTGTAGACAATAGAACACCTGAGATGTGGGCAGAGATACAGGAAGACATTGCCAGAGAAGAGAGAGAAAAAGAAGAAGATCGCAAGTATATGGAAGAGCATATAGGAGAATATGTATGGGCTTTTATTAAAGGAATTGTTATAGTCTGTACGTTTCCATGTTTGTGCTGGCTATACTTAGGTGTTAGGTATGGTCATATGAATTATCAGCAAAAAAATGCATATAAACTGGCTTGGGTATTTAGTTTATTAGCATTAATATTTGGGCCTGTAGGATTTATGATGGTATTTACACTGTTTGGATTGTATATCATCTTTGATGCAGGACATGGGATGATGCCATAGAAAGGAGACGATTAAGTGAGCAATAGGGAAGGACACGAACAAGAAATTGAAGCAAAGACCAGAGAAAAACTTAAGGATTTGCCAGACTATTTGAACCAGTTCTACTATAGAATGACAGCAAATGGAATGCAGGCAACTACGAAAAGAAGTTACATTGGTTATTGTGTAAATTTCTTAAAGTATTTTTCTCCTGATTTGAGCATAGATCCAAATGATATAACAGATAGTGATATTGATAAATATATGGATTCAATCACTTATATAAACGGTAAGAAAGCTTCGGTGTCTAGTAGGGCAACGAAGCTTTCTGCTTTAAAAACATTCTTTGGGTTTATGAAAGAAAGGGGAATTATAGAAAGAGATCCAACCAAAAGTATTAGGGCACCTAAGAATAAAGGACTTAATCCTGTTGTATACTTAACAGAAACAGAAATTAAGATGGTTGAGCATACAATTCGTACTGGAGCAGGATCTCATAAAGCAAAAGCTAAACAAAAGAAATGGCGGAATAGAGATTTAGCCATTTACTTCTTATTCTTATCAACCGGGATGAGGGTAGAAGCCTTGTCTGAGATTGATGTCGAAGACATTGACTTTCACGATAAAAAACTAATTGTTATAGACAAAGGTGAGAAAGAAATAATACATTTTTTGTCTGACCAGTTGATAGAATATATACAGATTTGGCTCGAAGATAGAGAAAAGTTTTTAACAGAAAAAGGTAAAGAAGAAAAAGCGTTATTTCTTAACACTTCTTTAAACAGGTTGGGAGCAACAGGTATAAGAAGAATGATAAAGAAATATACAGCAAATTTAGATAAAAAAATCACTCCACATAAATTAAGAAGTACATTTGCAACTATGGTTTATCAAAAGACAGGGGACATTTATTTAGCTTCTCAGATGATAGCTCATGAAAATATTAACACAACAAAGCGATATGCGGCTTGTGTTGAAGAGAGCAAGAGAGAAGCATCAGATATGATAGGAGATGTCCTTTTTTAATAAGGAGGAGTGTTTTATGTGCATGAGGGGAGATATTTATTGTGTTGAATTAAAAAGCTATGAAAAACACGTACAAAAAGGAAAGCGACCAGTATTGGTCATAAGTAATAACAAAAACAACTTTAATAGTCCAGTCGTTACCGTGGTGCCTTTTACATCTGTAACAAAGAAAATGGATTTGGACACACATGTAGTTATTTATAAGAGCTTTGGATTACGATTGGATTCTATGGCTCTTGGTGAACAGATTATGCCTATCGATAAAAGCAGGCTTACAAAAGATAATTTGATAGGTCACATAGACGATAAAAGGCTTTTAGACAAAATAAAAGAAGCATGTATTTGCCAGATTTCATAGAATCATTATAAATTATATGGTAAGATAAGAAAAGATATATAGAAAGTTGGTGGAACATGATTATTACAGAGACCAATAATGAAACAATTGTAGAAAATTTGAAAAAGCTTCTTGAATACAGGGTTGGGTTGACAAAGTATTTAAGAAAAATAGTTAGTAATTTTGATATAGACTTGGTTAGATTGTCTCAAATTGTATCAGGTCAGGTTAAGGTAAATGAAATAACATTATATGAATATTATGCAATTTGTTGGGGATTCATAGCTTTTAATAAAGAAAGACATAACTTTTTTAAGACTATTGATCTAAAAGAAGCGACTATTGATTTAAGTTCAAAAACAATAAAGATTTCTCACCATGTAGAAAAGAATAGAATATTAGAGGTTGTGCCTCAAAAGTATTACACAATCAGATCTTCTATTAAAGAATTAAATATGTTGACTCACAATGGACTGATAAAAGAAACAGATGTTATAAAACAAACATTGATATCTCATGATGGTAGATCAGGGTCTTTAGGTTATGGAAGCAAACGTAGTATAGATGAAATCAGGAATATGATACTAAAGGGAACATATTGGAGTGTTCCGATCACCATAGGCACAATTAAGAATGACATCAAAATAGAAAATGGAGATTTGGTAATTGCCGGAACCTATGAAATAATAGACGGATACCATACTTTCATGGCATTTAAGGGAATCAGTGAAGAAAAAGATTTTCCAGTGATATTAAATGTAGTAAAGCTAGAAGATCAGAATGAAATGGAAAGCATCATTCTTCAAATGGATCATAAAAATACTGTTTGGAAAAATAGTTATGCAAAGAAAGGGGATTCCTATGGAGAATAAGACTTTTATTGATCAGATGGGAGAGAATGGATACACAATTAATGATGTAACATTCTTTTTAGATATGGTTAAATTATACGAAGAACATTACCAGATGTCTATTGCAGATTTTGATATAAATAAAATCAACAGTATGCTTAATATTTTAAGTCCTAAAAATTCATTAGAAATCAGTGGTCTAAAAGGCTTGTTGGAGTGCTATTTTAAATATCTAAACGCAAGTATGAAATTCAATCCAAAAGATATAAAGATTCAAATTCCTTACTATCTTATGTGTGAAGATAAAATACAAAGCGAAGAAGAGATTTTAAGCCAGATTCGCAAGTTGGATAATCCAATAGATAAAGTTATCTTGGCATGTCCTTATTATGGAATAGGTGGGACAGGCATGAGTGAGCTTTTAGGAATAATGAGCTATGATATGGACTATGAAAATAATCAGGTTGCTGTGTATAAACAAAAAATTGATCCAAACAAAAGAGTGGCTATTGATTTACCAAAGGAAACAATTTTATGGATGAAAGAGGCTATAGAATGTGTTGAATGTAATGGAGAAATGTTTATACAAGATGATCATCTTATTAAGAAAAGAGTTACAAGCAAAGGAGATGATCGAAAGAAATGGGTTGATCAAAGAATGAAGCGAATCAATGAAGAGTTAGGTACTCAATATTCATTTGCATTATTAAGGCGAACAGGATTGATCAATTCTTTTAGAGCTGCGGCAGAACAATATCATATCAACTTGGATGCGATACTTAATTCAGAAATTGGTGTGAAGATTATGACACAATACTCGTATCAGACTCGAAGAAAGGCAGTGTTGTTAAATAAATACAAGGAATATGTTGATTAACTTGGAAGTGGTAAATATTACCACTTCCTTTTTTTATGCAAATGCTTCACAATATGAATGGAACATGGTAATATATAAAAAGAACATACGTTCGATAGGAGGTGCTACGATATGAAAGAAGCAAAAATAAACATCAGAGTGGTAACAGAAGAGGGGGACTATATTGTCGCTGGAAATGTTAGCACAGATTTTAAACTAGCTGCACAAATAAAACGATTATATAATGAAGTTTTATCTGAAAGCGAATTGGTCAAAGTTAAATATAAAAGTGAGGATGATAGTGTTCTAGTTGAACAGGATTATTATTATCCAACTATTAATATAGAAGAGAACATTGTAAGTGTATTTGATTCAAGAGGCGGGAAGGATATGTCAATCCAATTGCCCGCAATAACAGATATGATTTTTAAAGAAGGAAATGGGCGTTTTGATTATACTATAACATTAAAATTACATAGTGGTAAGATTATTTTTAGTGGAATTTTAGAATAGTCGAGCAGACTTCCCACATTAATTGAAGCTGAATATCGTAGGCACAGCCTAGTGTTTTATGGGGGTAGTAAAATACTCATATATGCATAGAAGGATAAGGCAACAACAAGCAGTCATGAATTGTTCATGGCTGCTTTTGTTATATAAAAATTTATTTTTAAAGAAAGGAGACAAAAGAAATGAAAAGGAACAAAGCAAGAGGTTCAGTCCCAATTGGAGACTAAGCAGAAGGAAATTCTTAATGGTAACCAATCGGGGATTGGAACAATGATGGATAGCACAAGAGTAATTAAACCAAGTGTAAATTATCGATACAAAAAGAAATGGCAGTGCAAAAAATGTGGTCATATCTTTAGAGCTGGAGAAGCTCATAAAAAGTATCGTAATTATGCAGGCATTCAATTATTTGATATGTGCTGCCCAGAGTGCGAATCAAAAAATTTGTACTCAATGATTCATAACTAAAAACTATTTAAGAAACAAGGAGAAAAAATTAATGGAACAAACAACAATCTTTTTAAGTCAGGCAACAGCAAAAGCTTACACAGAAGGAATTCTATCTGAAATCAAACTTGAAATTGTGAAAGATGAGAAAGATGGAGGAAATAAAGTAGAAGGATACATCACAATTAAGACAGATGATATCAATTATACTACTTACAATATTAGTGCAAAAGCTACAACAAAAGCAGGTAAGCCAAGTAAATCTTATGAAAATCTGGTTGCATTTATGGAAAGAGCTCACTCTATCGCTGAAGTTGGAGAAGAGGAAGCTACAAAAGTAAGAGTTAATGGACAGGTAAATCCATGGACATCTTTTAACCAGATGGGTGCAAAAACTCATAAAGTAGGATACAAAACAGGATTTGTTTCAATTATCTCAGAACTAAAAGATCCTCGTAGTACATTTGAAGTTGAGTGTTTCGTTCAGAGTGTTGATGATGAGTTTGATAAAGAAACTCAGGTTCCAACAGGAAGAGTAATTTTACATACGTTATTACCTATTTACAACAATGGAATTGAGCCATTAGATATTGTGGCACCTCAGGAATATGCAATGGCTTGTAAGCAGCTGTTTACTCAGCCAGGATGTCAGAGTGCTCATATTGTTGGGAATATTGGCAATACAAAAGAAGAAAAGAAAACTACAGTTGAATATCAGATTGGAGGAGCTGTAACAAAAACTCAAACAAAGAATGTTAATGAGCTTATCTTAACACATGCGGGAACAATGGAACAGCAGTATGAATTGGAAACAATCCAGAGAGCAATTGCTGAATATGATCTTGTCCTTGAATCCAAAAAGAAACGTGCAATGGAAAGCAGTAAAGCAGGTGGCAATAAGACTATTGGTGGAACAACAATTGGTGCTAGTGCAGCCGCTGGACATAGAAACTTTGGATTTTAGTCAATAGGAGGATAAGTGAATGCAGATTTTAGATATTTTTAATCCACAGGTAAGTCAGGTAGCTCATGGTTTAGAAGGAAAAATTATTATGCTTTATGGTGGTAACTCAACCGGTAAAACATATCAGTCAGTTAGGATGGACAAACCATTTGTACTGGCGTGTGAATCTGGATTGAATGCTCAGAATGGGGTACCTTATGCAAACATTCATACATGGGCAGATTTCTTGAATGTTATTAATCAGCTGACAAACCCAACAACAATTGATAAAGCAAAAGAATTATACTCAACCATTATTATAGATGAAGTTTATGCATCAGCTCAGTTCTGTCAGACTTACATCTGTAATAAACACAACTCTCCAAGCATTGGAGAAGGAAATGGTGGATATGGACTTTGGCAGTACTATGAAACTGAGTATTGGAAAGCAGTAAACTCAATTGTATCTTCTGGTTACACAGTAGTGTTCATTGCTCATGCATCTGAAAATAAAGATGGAAAGATTATTCCTAAGGGAGACAAGAGATCTATCACACCAATCATGGATAACTGTGATATTATCGCTTTCTTAAACTCGAATGGAGTAGATGAACATGGTAAAGTTGTTCATTCTTCTGCTTACTTTGCAGAGACAGATGCTTACTTTGCAAGAAGCAGATTTGATTACATTGTACCTTATATTGAAGACTTCACAGCTGAAAATTTAAGCAAAGCTATTCAAGATGCGATTGAAGCTCAGGAAGAAGCTGAAGGATTCGAGAGTGTATCATATGAAGTTCAGACACAGAATAAAACAATTGATAAGATTCCTTTTGATAAATTAAAAGAAGATGTAGTTGCTTTAGGAATGAATTTCTGTGAGGCAGGTCATCAAGAACGTCTACAGGAATTAATTGCTGATTGCCTAGGTGAAGGAAATTCAGTACAGGAAGCGACAGAGAGACAGTATGAATCATTAGAAATCTTACTGGGTAAATTAGAAGAACAGAAACAGAAGTTAGGTGTAGCTTAGGCTACGCTTTTTTAGTTTGGAGGCAAATAGCTTGAGTAAAAGGAAATGTGTTATTTGCTCTAACTGGATAGAGAAAGGAGATGAGACGGTTCCTTATAAGAATCGTCTCGCTCATGTCCAGTGCTTTAATTCGATGATGAAAATGGCTGTAAAAAGCAATTCTGAGAGGAAAGCAGTTAAGAGCAAAAAAGCTAAGAAAATTAATCCTAAGTCTGCGGTCTTGGGAGATTGCTTGACAGAAGAGGAAAGCAAGCAAAAAAGATCCTTGATCAGTTATATTGAAGAGCTGTTTGGTGAAAAAGCAAACGCTAAGACATATACACAGATCAAAAATCTTATGAGAGATTATCCCTATTTTACTTATGTGGGATTGGAACAATCGATAAGGTTTTTCTATGAGATTAAAGAGAATCCGATCACTAATCAAGGTTTGGGAATAGTTCCCTATGTCTATGATCAGGCTCAGGAATACTTTAAGAATCTCGGCGAAGTACAGTCCCACAATGCTTCCATATCAAATGTAAATGAGTTATACGCTCATAAAAAAGTGAGAATAGCACCACCTAAGATAGTGGAAGAAGAAAGTATAGAAAGAACTGGAGGTGGTTACGATTGGTAGGATTAATTAATAAGCGAGCCATTGTACAGGTGTTAGGCTGCTTATTAAATAAACCAGACCTGTTAGATACCTATTATATAGAAGAAATAGATGTTGACGAAGACTTTTATGTGTATATTTTGAATACGATTAAAGTTTTACATAAGCAAAATGTACCAGTGATTGATGCATTTGCAATTGATTCTTATCTATCGTCTTATGATGCTCAGTATAAGATCTTTTCAATGAACAATGGTGTGGATTACATAGAGAACGCTAAGAAAATAGCTGTTCTTGAGAACTTTGAGTACAACTACAAGACTCTTAAGAAGTTCACATTATTGAGATATTACGATTATAAGGGAACTGATATTAAATTCATTTATGATCCAACAAAGTTGAATCCTGAGGATCAGGAGAGAGAGACAAGGAAATTAGATGAATATACAGTAGATGAGATTATCGAGCTTGTTGAGCTGGAAATGGTTACAAAGCCTAAGTTACATTTTAATACAGTTCAATCAGAACAGGGGCAGTTAGCTGGATCTGGACTGAAAGAATTGAAAGAAAAATGGAAACAAGAGCCAGAGTTCGGTATTTCATTACAAAGTCCAACAATGAACACAATTGCCAGAGGAGCTCGATTAAAAAAGTTTTATTTGAGATCGGGTGGAACAGCTTCAGGTAAAACAAGAATGGCTGTTGGAGATGTTTGTACGTATTCTGTACCATGGTTTTATGATACTTTCGAGTGCGAATGGAAATTTACAGGTTTCTCAGAGCCAGCTTTGTTTATCTCAACAGAATTAGAGGCAGATGAGATTCAGAGTATGATCATAGCTTTTGTAAGTGGTGTAAATGAATCTAAAATCTTGGATGGTAAATATTCAGGAGATGAAGAAGAACGTGTAGATAAAGCTATTCAGTTTATTGAGAGCGCTCCTTTATATATTGAACACATTGATGATTTTGATATTAATGATATTGAGAATCTGATCAAGAGATATAAAAAAGAAAAAGGTGTGCTGTATGTGAGCTTTGACTACATTCATACATCAGTAAAGTTGATCATGCAAATTGCCAGTATGTCAAAGGGAATGAAGTTACAAGAACATCAGATCTTATATATGTTTGCTATAAAGCTAAAAGAGCTCTGCAATAAGTTAGGAGTGCATATTGATTCAAGTACACAGCTTAATGGAGAGTATAAAAATGCAAGAGATAAAGATGAGACTCTCTTGCGAGGCGCAAAAAGTATAGCAGATAAGATAGATATAGGTATTATATCAATGCCTCCGACAAGAGAGGAACTCAAAGCAGTAGAACCGATCTTAGAAGACAGAGGCGTAACGATGAATCCAAACTTAATTTACCATATATATAAGGTAAGAAGAGGAAAGATTTCACGAGTTCGATTGTGGCTTCATGCAGATCTAGGTACATGTAGATCATATGATTTGTTTGTAACAAACAATGATAATGAGCTTATACCGGTCGAACAAATAACAATTGAAAATGTAGAACAGATTCTTGAAGATAACTCAGTAGAGCATGACGACATTCCATTAAATGAAGAAGAACACGATGAAGCTATTAAGCAGTTTTTCTTTTAGGAGGTGTTTAACATGCAGAGTTTAGATAAGGATTTGATCAAGGAGAGCTTAACTCTTGATGATATTAGAGCAATCCTAAGGGATTTAGGATCGGAAGAACCGATCTTAGATGATAAAGGAAATTTAATTGCTCAGACAATATGTCATCATGGAAGTAAATTTAAGCTGTATTATTATCCAGATTCTCGAATGTTTCATTGTTACACAGATTGTGGTGACTCATTTGACATTTATGAACTGGTAATTAGAAGCAAAAGAAGTGTAGGTATTACAATATCTTTCCCTCAAGCAGTGAGATACGTAGCAAATATATCTAATTTATTATTGTTTGAAAATGATGAGTTGGAACAATTTAAGGAACAGAAAATAGATGATTGGGGTTGGTTATCTAAGTTTACTCAGAAAGAAAAGAAATTTAGAAATCCAGGAGCAATCAGTGAGAATATACTTGAAATGTTTTGTTACAGACCTCATGAATTATGGATTAAAGACAATATTAGTCCAGAATCCATGAAGAAATTTGAAATTAGCTATTGGGGCAAAGAGAATAAAATAATCATTCCTCATAGAGATATTTGTGGAAATTTAATAGGTATCAGAGGAAGAAACTTAAATGAAGAAGAATTAGCAGCTGGACGAAAATATATGCCAATTACAGTGGAAGGAAAGACTTTGAAGCATAATTTGGGAGATACATTATATGGATTGTATCAAAACAAAGATGCGATTGTCCGGTCTGGAAGATTGTTTTTGGTTGAAAGTGAAAAGTCTGTGTTGCAAATTGAAACAATGTATCCAGATTATAATTATGCATTGGCGGTATGTGGATCAAATCTGACAGATCATCAATGTGAGATTATAAAAAGCTTAGGTGTTGATCGATGTTATATTGCTTTTGATAAGGAATATATCGATCACAAAAGCAAAAGAGCATTGCTGTACTATGAAAAATTGTGCAAGCTTGCTGAGAAACTAAATCCATATATGTCAGTTTACCTGATTATGGATCGACAGAATTTACTTCAAGAAAAAGATAGCCCTTCTGATAGAGGGAAAGAAATCTTTGAAAAGCTCTTAGACGATAAGATTGAAGTAAAGCCAAAAGAGAGAAAGGAGTAACCATGAGAAGATTAGCATTTCTTGATTATGGTACAAAAGTAGTAGATACAATTACTGGTTATTGTGGTATTGTGACTGCTGCTGCACATTATTACGACAAGTGCCCGAATCGGTATTACATTGAAGGTATCGACAGTACAGGGAGACCTTGTGGAGATTGGTTTGATGCAGAAAGATTAGAAGTAGAAGAGGAAGTAAACAATGATAGTCCAAAATGATTTAATTGAATTGATCAAAGACTCTGTAGTGAATATGACCAAAGATGAGGCAAAAGAGTCTGGGCTACCACAGTTTAGCTATTCCAAACTTGATGTATTACACCAATGTAACAGAAGATATAAACTGAAATACGTAGACAAAAACTATTCAAAAAGTTCAACAATTCCTTTGGAATTTGGTAGTTTATTACATAGAGTTTTAGAAGAAAAAGGAAATATGATTCTCTCTGGGAAAGAAGTTGATTATGGAAAGCTTAGAGAGATGCTTAATGAGGGGGTTCCAGATGAAGAACTCCTTGGAGTTAAGGGTCTTGCAGGTAAATATTTAATGGACTTCTATGAGGGAGATAATGCAACTGGAAGGAACTATCCTGAAAAGGCATACTTGTTTGAGACACAGGTATTGCCAAGTAGAATGGAATCAGAAGAATGGCATCCGATTTGTACGGAACAGCCATTCTTTTTTAGTTTCGATGGGAAAATCGTTTTACATGGATTCATTGATAGAGTGGATCAGGATGCAGATGGGAATCTAAAAGTTATTGATTATAAGACATCCAAAAAGGTGTTTTCAGAAGACAAATTGAAGACTCCATTACAGATGTTTATATACGATCTGGCCTGTTATGCATTATTTGGTAAGATTCCAGTTGCTCACGAGTATGACTTTATTTGTATTGATCAACAGGTAACAGAAGAAGATGGAGTGTGTACAAAAGGTTATTTCAAGAGGGGGCTTAAGAAATTAAGAAACCTTCTTGAACATGAGGAACAGATTACAAAAGATAATGATTTTGCTCCAAATGCAACTCCATTATGTTACTGGTGTGATTTTGCAGGTCATACACCGAACGCTGATCCGACATTGAAAGGTATGTGTCCTTATTATTCTTTATGGACACCCACCCAGAAGACGTTTAAGGTTAATGCTCGGTATGAAGAGAAGCAAGATATTAGTTCAAATAGAAAGTTTATTTTCTAGGAGATAGCATGACAGATTTAGAATTTTATTCATTACACAATCATACTGAGTATTCAAATATAAGGTTAATTGATTGTATCAATAAGATTCCTATGTTAATCAAAAGAGCGGTTAAATTGGGCATGAAAGGAATTGCGATTACCGACCATGAAACATTAAGTGGTCATATTCAAGCAATGATTTATGTCCGTGATGAGAAAAAGAAAGGTAACATTCCCAAGGATTTTAAATTGATTCTTGGGAATGAAATCTATCTAGTCAATGGAACTGCTGATTACATAAAGGAAAACTTTAAAGCTGGAGATGGGAAGTTGTTTTATCATTACATTCTTTTAGCAAAGGATGAAATTGGTCATAGACAGCTTAGAGAATTGAGTTCAAATGCATGGGACAGATCTTTTCAAACAGGAAAAATGACAAGAGTTCCAACTGAGAAATCAGACCTTGAGAAGATCATAAGAAAGGAACCGGGTCATTTGATTGCATCGACAGCTTGCTTAGGCGGAGAGCTTCCTACTTTGATTATGCAGATGGAAGAAGCTCAAAACGAATTGGAATTATATGAAGCCAAATGTAAAATTGATGATTTCGTTCGATGGAACATTGATTTGTTTGGTGAAGATTTCTTCTTTGAAATGCAACCGGGAGCATCTGAAGAACAAGAAAAGGTTAATAAATGGTTACTTAAATTGTCAAAAGTTTATGGTGTTAAGTGTATCATAACAACCGATTCACATTATTTATCTAAGAATTCTCAGATGATTCATAAAGCGTATTTGCAAAGTAAAGAGGAAGAAAGAGAAGTAGATGATTTCTATCAGACTACATATTTAATGGAAATTCCAGAAATGTACGATTACATGGAATACTTTGACAAAGAAACTGTAACAAAAGCTATCAACAATACAGCGATCATTGGAAACAAGATTAAAGAGTATTCATTGAGTTGTTCTACGATTGTCCCTGAAGCAGAAGTACCAGAATTTGAAGTAGAAAATTATTTTGAAAAATATTATCAAAGATTTACAACACTGCAGGAATACGCAAATAGCAGCAACATCTATGACAGATATCTGTTGTACTTAATTGAAAAGGGATATCAGAAGAAAGAAATTCATGCAAAAGTTCGCAGGAATGACTTTACCGAAGAGCAAAAAGTAGAACGAATAGCTATTGAATTACAAGAGATGGCATTAGTTACAGAGAAGATTAAGTCAAGTATTTCTTCCTATTATATATCAACCTTAGAACTAATCAATATCATGTGGGAAGAGGGAGATAGCTTAGTAGGAGTAGCCAGAGGATCAGTTACTGGTATGTATACAATGTATTTAATTGATTTAATACAAATGAATCCTTTAGATTGGGGATTGCCTCATTGGAGACATATTTCCCATGAGAAAGCAGAGTTATCGGATTTGAAAAAGTCCGCTTATATAGTGATATATATGACAAAATGTGGTGAACTTACAAATGTAAGGTGTGCGAAAGTGCTAACGGTATCAGTTAAATAAGGCAAGGCTCGAATACGCTGACTAAGAGAACCTACGGTCTTGAAAGAGATAGCAGGCAATACCGTGCTAAGTAAAGAAGTGTAACGACTAAATTGGACAAACTTATAAAACTGTCCTAAGAGGAATAAGGTGAAAGTCCTTATCTGTAGTGCCACACACGAGAAATCCTTGTATAAGCAAGCCAATGGATTAACATTGGGTGATGAGATAGTCTAGTCCGTACAGAAATATCACGAAAGTGACGGTAGATCGGTTGATATTGACTCACAAAAGAATCGTAGAGAACAAATTATCTCTGCTGTAAAAGATCGAAAAGGAGAAAGAAGAGTATTAAATTGTTGTACATTCAAAACAGAAGGTAGCAAATCGGCTATTTTAACTTCATGTAGAGCTTTAGGAATTGATCCAGATACTTCTAGTTATTTGGCTGGAATGGTGCCAGTAACAAGAGGTGCTACATGGAGTTTACATGATTGTATATACGGAAATGAAGAGAAAGAACGAGAAGCAGTGCCGGGGTTTGAGAATGAAATGAGAAGTCATGATCAATTACTTGACATTGCAATGGGAATTGAAGGACTAATTTGTGGAAGATCTATTCATGCTTCTGCAGTATATGTCTTTAATGAAGATTTTATTGCTCACAATGCTCGAATGAAAGCCCCAAATGGAGTGTTAACCACTCAGTTTAATATGGCTGATTCAGATGAGTGTGGTGGGTTAAAGATGGATTTCTTAACGATTGAAGCGCTTGACAAGATCCGCCTGACAATGGAACAGCTCATTGATGCAGGGTATATGGAATGGCAAGGATCTTTAAGAGAAACGTATGATAAATATCTTCATCCAGACGTTCTTGATTATGAAACTAGAGAAATGTGGGATTGGGTAGCAGAAAACAAAGTTGTGGATCTGTTCCAGTTTAATACACAGACAGGATTGCAGGCTGCAAGGCGTATCCAACCTCATAGCTTAGAAGAATTGGCTGCAGCAAACTCTATTATGAGACTTATGGTAACAGAAGAGGGAGCTGAACAGCCGATTGATACTTATATTAGATTTAAAAACGATATTGGCCAATGGTATGACTTGATGAGAACGAAGTATCATTTGACTGATCATGAAATTGAAATTTTAGAGAAATACCTTAAATCCAATTATGGTGTAGGTGATACTCAGGAAATTGTAATGGAAATCAGTATGGATAAAGAGATTGCTGATTTTAGTGTTGCTGATAGCAATAAGCTGAGGAAAAGTATTGCAAAGAAGAAACCAGCTTTACAGCAAGCAATGAAAGAACAGTTTTTTGAGAGAGGAAAAGAAAACCATGCTTCAGATAATCTGTTGAACTACGTTTGGAAAGAAGTCGTAGGGAAACAGCTTGGGTTAAATGAAGGCTCAAGTAAAACTCAGGAAACACAAGCAAAAGTGGTGTCTGTTGTATACAGGCTAACGGTGGACAGCCAGTATTGGTCAATACCGTGCCGAGCTTAATTGAAGGTGTAGAGACTAAAGTAGGCAGAGATTAGCACTGTTGAATGCGCTGAGATAGGGTGATCAATGTCTGAAGCAATAAATATGATCACTCAAGATAGAGTCCAATCCCTTTAAAATACTAGGTGACTAGGGGTATTAATGATTCATTTTCTAAGAATCATACCTATCCATACAGTGCTATAGGATTACAAGAATTAAACCTTGCATATCATTATCCAATTATTTATTGGAATACAGCTTGTTTAACTGTAAATGCAGGAGCTGATGAAGAATCCAAAGGATCTAAGCAGTCCACAGATTACGGAAAGGTAGCAACGTCTATAGCACAAATGCAGAAGAGAGGTATTAAAATTCAAGCTCCACTGATTAACAAAGCGGAATTAGGATTTAAAGCCGATGAAGAAAACAATGCAATCTTATTTGCATTAAAGAGTATTTCAGGAATCGGTGATGATGTAGTAGAAATTATAAGACAAGCAAGACCATTTGCTTCATTTAAAGATTTTTATGAAAGAATGGTTGCCACAAAGCTAGTCAAAACAGGTCAGATGATTCAACTGATTAAAGCAGGTTGCTTTGATGAATTTGATGAAAACAGAGTAGATTTACTTTATACGATCGTAAGATTATGTAAATGTAATCTAATCTCAAGTCTGACTAAATCGCAATTGAATCGTATGCAGGAATTACAATTTATGTATCCAGAGCTTAATCTTATTCCAGATGAAGTTTTAGATGGAATTCAAGTATACAATTTCTCACAGTATGTAAAAGAATTGAAAGTTGTAAAGAAATATATTGATCCGTCAAGGAAAATGTTGAAGTGTGGTTATCATGATGAAATCATTGAATTAGATGATAGAGCAATGCAATTTTTCATAAATCACTACACAGAAGATTCCATCTATGACGTCAAAGATGAACATTACTTGATTTACAAAAAGAAATTCAATAAAGAAACTGAAAAGAAATTAGAGTCTCTTAGAGAATATCTGGCTAACCCGAATACATTACTTAAGTATAATAAAGCTCTTGTGAAAGATGAAGCCAAGAAAGTGGTTACAGAAACCACATCTCATATGGAAATGGAATCACTGTGTGTTTATGTACATGAACATGAATTGGCAGACCTTAACAGAGATGAATTTAATATTGTCAATTTCTTTAATCTTTCAGAAGAACCAGTAGTTGCATCTACGTATAAAAGAAAGGTTAAGAGGGTTGAGAATGGACAAGAGATTCAAGAAGTCAAAGAGTTTCCTAAGTATTTCATTAGTAAGATCTGGGGAACTGTCTTAGACAAGAATAAGGATCGACATACGGTTACATTATTGACCCCTGAGGGAGTTGTAAATGTGAAATATACCAAAGGAGCTTTCTTACATTATAACAAGAAGACCTCAATAGAAGAGTCTTGGTTCAAGAGAGGTCAAATGATAATGGTTACGGGGTATCGCAATGGCGATATGTTCAGATGCTATAACTATGGAGACACAATCTTCAAACATACTACATCATTGATTACAAACATCGGAGAGAAAGGAGTAGAGGTAATGACAGAAAGGATGAGAGAAGCATGAGATGTATAGGAAAAGCAGTTAAAACTATACATAGAAACAATGATTCTTATTTTACAATTGCTTCCTTTGATCTTGTAAAAGAGATCGATGGTGAAGTTGAAATTCATCCAATATATAAAACATTTACAGTAGTCGGTATCATGCCATATTTAATGGAAGATGCCGACTATGCAATTTCAGCTACTGAAGTAGAAAATAAGAAATATGGAAAGCAGTATCAAGTTAATTCGATCAATTTATATTTGCCCAATGGAATTGAAAGTAAAGAAGGTCAAAAAGAATTTTTAGATATTATCTTTACAAAACTTCAGGTAAAAGAAATGTATGAGGCATTAGATGATCCATACATGACATTGAAAGATGGTGATATATCTTCATTGGTCAAAGTTAAAAATTGTGGTATGAAGACAGCAGTTGCTTGGATTGATAAGTTCAAAACATATATGCCATTGTCAAATGCAATGAAAGAGCTTAGTGAGTATGGTTTGACAGAAGCGTTATTGAGAAGAATTGTAAATCATTATAAATCATCCGATATAGCAGTTGAGATCATTCAGAATAAACCATATAAGCTTATTGAAGTCAATGGTGTTGGATGGCATAAGTGTGATGAGATTGCTATGAAAGGTGGCTTAAAGCCTGATTCTCCAGAAAGAATTGGTACTTACATATTATATTATCTTCAAGAGAGAGCGAATGAGGGATATTCATATATTCCTGCAGATGCTAATACAGAGATAGAGAATGGCATTGTCTCAAAAACTCAAAAGCCAATCAATTTTATTGATACAATGATAGAGTTTTTTGGAGATGATATTTCAGATGAAGCCCTAAAGGGTGGTTTAGATTATGTAAATGATCAACTATGGTTTAGTGACGATCGTAAGTTTGTAGGACTAAAAAGGATCTACGATCTAGAAATGAGCGTTGCTGAGAACCTAATTAGGATAAGAGATGGAGAAAACGATTTCAAGTATTCTAATTGGAAAGACATCATTAAGCAAAAAGAAATTGATCAAGGTTGGGAGTACAATGAACAACAGATTGAAGGTATTAAAGCAGTCTTAGAGAATCAAGTAGTTGTTATCACAGGTAAAGCTGGTACTGGTAAATCATCAATTGTAGATGCTATGATCGCTGTTTTACAGGGTTATTCATATGCACAAACGGCCTTAAGTGGACGAGCTGCAGCAAGAATGGCTGAAATTACACATGAAGAAGGATATACAATCCACCGTTTGTTAGGATTTCCTAAAGGAGATCGTGATCACGGTGGTTTTGTTTTTCACGAAGATAATAAATTACCAAGAGATATTATTATTCTTGATGAAGTATCAATGGTAGACGGAGAATTGTTTAACAGACTTGTAAAAGCAATTAAAACAGGATCAAAGTTAATCATGTTAGGAGACACAGGACAGCTTGAATGTATCGGCTGTATGAACATAGCGGCTGATTTAATTGCATCAAAGGAAATTGTTTCTATTGAATTAAGTCAGATCCACAGACAGGCTGCTAATTCAGGAATTATTACAGAGAGCATAAAAGCTAGAGAGGGCATTCAACTTATCGAAAAAGATTGGATTGGAACTGAGGTTAGAGGTAAACTTAATGACTTGGTTTTAGATTGCTTCTCAGATAAAAGTAATACGTTTTATAAGGTAATGCAACATGCTTCATCCGAACTTGAAGATGGAACAGACATTATGGATCTTATGGTAATTGCTCCATCGTATAAAAACGAATCGGGTGTAGACAATTTAAATGCAGCTTTACAATCACTGTACAATCCAGATAGTCCTGAAAAGAAGGAAGTGTTTGTGCAAAAGAGTTCTAAAGCTTGGATACTTCGTGAGGGAGATAAGATAATCAATGTGCAGAATGATTATTATGCAAAGAATAAATTTACTGCAGGAATCTTCAATGGGAACATAGGAGTTGTTAAAAACATTGATATAGATGCTAATACAATTGCTGTTGATTTTCAGGATATTCCGGGAATTATGATTCTTCCAAAGAAAAATTGGAAAGATTTAGAATTAGGATATGCAATCACTTGTCATAAAGCACAGGGATCTCAGTGTAAGAAAGTAATTGTTGGGCTAGATTTTGGATCATTTATACAGCTTTCAAGAGAATGGGTATATACAGCAATGACAAGAGCTATTGATAAGTGCTATATGGTTGCACAGAATAATGCTCTTAGATATGCAGTAAGCAAGAATAGCATTTCTGTAAAGAGAACTCATTTAGTAAAGCTGTTGGCCTATAAAGCTGCTAATAAATTTTTATTTTAGAGAGGCGATTGTATGAATATAAATATACCTGAGGATGTTCTTATGTATGACCCTTTTTGCATTGCTTTAGTATACGATGTCTCAGCAAATGAGGTACAAAAAATATTTCATAATTATGTAAAAAAATATGGGAACATGCTTTCACGTAAGGAAATATATGACCTTGCCAACTCGTATGTAAGTCTACATAAAGAAGACATGGAAAAATTAAATTTTTAAACAAATTAGGACTCGATGTAAATACATCGGGTTCTTTTTTAATTTACAAAGAAAAGGAGAAGAAACATGACAACAGAAACAAAAATCACATTACTAAAAAGCAGAGTAGAACTTTTAAAGAGTAGAGGTACTCAGTGTGGCAGAATCATTGCTAAACTTCAGAGAAAAATTAGAAGTCTGGAGGGTTGTGTAAATGATTAAGATTGAACATCCAGTATTTCCAAGTTCTGAACAAATGGATTTTATTATAGAAGGTATGCGTAATGCAAAGAACAGTTGGAAGCTAAGTGATAGTTTCAAATGTACAGACACTAATGCGTGTCAAGACTGTCCCTCAAATGGCGGAGATAGATGCAGAGCTTTCAATCCTATTAGAGGGATGGTTTTAGGAGACAAAGATTTCGCTTTAATGGAAAAATTAGCCAAAGCAGGTACCGATCACAGAAAATACCTAAGAATGATGCAGGTAGGAGTGAGAATTACAGCACCTTTGTATTTTTATAAAGAACTAGATACATACAAGGTTGGTACAGTATGTAATTCATGTAGCACAATGCATAAAATCCAAGCGAAAGAATTTACATTAGATGATTTTAGTTGTGAGCATTTATATTTCAATCCAATTTTGTGTAATATCGAACATACTATTAGATTATTAAATGAATGGCGAGTTTTGTTTAACTATACGGACGAGGAACGTAAAGATTACTTTGGGCAGAATGGGCATCCAAAAGTGCTAACCAAAAAAGAATGTTGGTGGCAGATGATTCAGTTGCTTCCATCAAGCTATAATCAAACACGAAATTACACGTTTACATATGAAAATTTAATCAACATGTACTTCGCAAGGAGAAATCATAAATTGGATGAGTGGAGAATCTTCTGTCAGTGGATGTTAGACAATGTGCCATATTTCAAAGAATTAGTAGATTACATAGAAAAAGGAGACAACAAAGTGAGCAAAGGAATTAAGTTTAGTTACGTAGGAAAAGACGAAAAAGTAAAATCATTAAAAGAGTTCTTCTCTGCAGAAGGATTTAAAGTACCAGATGAGGAATTAGCTGCAATGACCGTAGAACTCCCTAAGAGAGCTACAAAAGGATCTGCGGGGTATGATTGCTATAGTCCAATTGGTTTCTGCTTAGAGCCTGGACAAGAAATTAAATTACCTACATTGCTTAAGGCATATATGCCTCAGGATATTTTCTTAGGAGCTTATCCAAGAAGTGGATTAGGATTTAAGTATTATGCAAGATTAGCTAACACAGTTGGTATCGTTGACAGCGACTATGCTGATAATGAAGGCAATGAGGGTCATATCTTTGTAAAGATCAGAAACGAAGGAGACAAGCCTATGAGTATTAATCCAGGAGATGGTATTTGTCAGTTTATTTTCCAGAAATATTTTACAACAGAAGACGATGAAGCTGAAGGAACTAGAGAAGGCGGTTTTGGTAGTACAGATAAATAGGAGGCCTTATGGACAATCATGAAAGAAATGATATCCATATAGGCTGTGCTATGGCTCTAGTTTTAGGAATCATTTGGATATTAATCTGGTTTGCAATCTATTCTATATTAGCAGCAGGAATGTTGTGGGTACTTACATTGATTGCACCAACTGTTACATTTTCAATTAAATTTGTACTTATAGTCGGAGTGTTGTTAGCAATCCTTCGATTTATTTTGTAAGAAAGAAGTGATCAAGTGCTCAAGATTAAAAAGGCACATAAAGACAAAGATGAATGGATTTTATACAATCCAGACAACTTTGCATTACATACACATTGTAGGAGTTTCAGGGTCGCTTTGAGCATTAAAAAGAATGTAGAGAAGAAGCGATTACCAAGAAGCAGGAATTTAAGGACATTAGAGAGTCACAGGAGAGTAACTGGTAATCGCAAATACATTCGTCAATTAGACACATTGATAGAAGAAGTTAAAAGTGAGAAAGGAGAGAAATCTTGAAAAGTATTTTTATAGGAATTAACATTGTTGGAATTCTGATCTGGGTGCTTTTAATTGGATCAGGGTTTTACTTACAGCATAAAAGCAAAAAATTGAAAGATGAGAGCATAAAAGAAAAGGGAGATTTATTAACTACTGTTGGCTGTGTGTTTTGGCTAACATTGGCTTTAATTTTATCAGTTATTAAAACTATAGGAGGTTTTTAATGAGTAAAGTATTATTAGTTCTACTTGGAGAAAGTGGAACAGGTAAAACAACAATTGCCAACAGACTAAAACAGAAATATGGTATGAAAGAATTACCAAGTTATACAACTCGACCTAAAAGAAAGGAAGATGAAGAAGGACATACATTTGTTTCTTTGGGAGAGTTTATGTTATTGAAAAATAAAGTTGCAGCGAACAAATATAGAGGTAATTTCTACTGTGCAACTAAAGAGCAGGTAGAAGAGTATGATACATATGTATGCGACTGTGAAGGTATTAAAATGCTTAAAGAAACTTATAAGGGAGATAAAAAAATCATTGTAGTCAGATTGACTTGTCCTAGAGAAGAAAGAAAACGACGCATGGAAAAGGACAATAGATCACCACAAGAGATTCTTTTAAGAGATTCAAAAGACCCTGTAGAGTTTCAGTATGCAGATATGTTAGCGGATTACATGTTAGACAATGATAATCTTGAAGAAACTGTTGATGCTGTTCGTTATATTTACGAGAAAGAATGTGAGGAAGGCTAATGGAATACATAGTAGAATATCGTGCCGTTCTTAAAGAAAATAAGAGTGGGAATATTTTAGTAGAAATTCCAGATTTGCATATGTTTTGTTATGGATCATCTATGACAGAAGCTATGGATGAAACAGAGAGATGTATTACAGAAGAGTGTATTGAGAGGCTGAGCACTAATCAGCCTCTTCCAATGGTTACAGCTAAAAAAGAAGATCTGGATTCTTACATATTGAAAAATTTTGAACAGACAATGGTGATTCCAATGTTTGTGAAATTTGATTATACAAGACCTACTGAGATTGCAGATGTTAAAGAAAAGGCTGCTTCTTTGGGTGAGAGTGTTAAAAGATTAGGTTCTAAACTGAAAAAGTTATATGAGATTAAAAGAGATACTCGGAAGTTGAAGAAAAAATTACATAAAGAATCTGAACAAAATCTTAAAGAAATGAAACAGATCTTTGATGAATGGCATGGAATTATTGACAAGGATATTAAAGGATCTAAAGGGAGAGTAGATGAAATTTTAGAAGAACTTAAAAATGTAGAAGATTTTGATGAGGAGGAATAAACAGTGCAGGTAGTTAAGAGAGATTGTTCTTTAGTAGATTTTGACGAAGCGAAAATTTTCAATGCCATTATGAAAGCGATGAAAAATGGGTCAGGAATTGTCAAACCTGTTATCGCAAAACAGATTGCGGAAGAAATTGAAGCAGAGTGTAGAGAAAAAGCAGATGATGTTGATATTTCTACAATTGAATCAAGAGTATTTTTAAAGTTAATTGAGAAAGATCAAGGACTTACAGCTAAAGCATACGAAGGGTATAGGAAAGTAAGAGAATTCCAGAGAGAAAATAATACCATAGATGATGAAATTTTTCGTTTGATCGAAGATTGTGATGATTACATTAAAGATGAAAACGCAAATAAAAATTCAGTTTTAAATCCTACAAAAAGAGATTACATAGCAGGATCAGTTAGCAAAGATGCGACAGTAAGATATTTGCTTTCTCCAGAGATTGTACAAGCACATAAAGAGGGAATTATTCATTTCCATGATACAGATTATTTTATTCAAAAGATGCACAATTGTGGATTAATTAATTTAGAAGACATGCTTCAGAATGGAACAGTGATCAGTGAAACATTGATCGAGAAACCACATTCTTTTTCAACGGCCTGCAACATATCAACACAAATTATTGCTCAGGTTGCAAGTTCTCAATATGGTGGACAGAGTATTTCATTGGCTCATTTGGCTCCATTCGTAGAAGTTAGTAGGAAGAAAATACAAACAGAAGTTGAAAAAGAATGGGAAGGAATTGTTGTTGATGACAAAGAAGAACGATTAAGAAGGATTGTATCCGATAGATTACGTTTAGAGATTAAAAAGGGTGTACAAACAATTCAATATCAGCTAGTGACTTTAATGACAACGAACGGGCAATCACCTTTTATTACAATCTTTATGTATTTAAACGAAGCAAGAAACGAACAAGAGAAAAAAGATCTTGCCATGCTTATTGAAGAAATGATAGTACAAAGAACAGAAGGTGTTAAAAACGAAGATGGTGTATTTATTGCACCAGCGTTTCCAAAATTAATTTATGTCCTAGAAGACGATAATTGCGATGAATCTACAGAGTATTGGTATCTGACAAAATTAGCAGCAAAATGTTCTGCAAAAAGATTAGTGCCAGACTATATTTCTGAAAAGGTTATGAAAGAGCTAAAAGGAGATGTTTATACTTGCATGGGATGCAGATCATTCTTAACCCCTGATCGTTTCACAGACAAAGGAATTGGCAATATTGCTAACGCAAAAAATTATGATCCTAAAGAACATAAATATTATGGAAGATTTAACCAAGGTGTCGTTACTATTTCACTTCCCGATCTTGCATTTTCATCTGCGGGAAATTTTGATACTTTTTGGGAACTATTCGAAGAGAGAACAGAATTGTGCCATAAAGCTTTAAAAGCCAGACATCAACGACTACTTGGAACGAACTCTGATGTTGCTCCTGTTTTATGGCAGTATGGAGCTTATAGTCGATTGAAAAAACATGAGCCAATTGATAAGTTACTTTTTGATGGATATTCAACAATTTCTTTAGGGTATGCGGGGCTATATGAGTGTGTAAAATTTATGACCGGACATTCTCATTCTGAAAAAGAGGGTGAGGAATTTGGTTTACAGATTATGCAAAAGTTAAATGATAAATGTACCGAATGGAAAGAATCAGAGAATATTGATTACAGTCTTTATGGAACTCCATTAGAGTCAACGACATATAAATTTGCAAAATGTTTAAAAAATAGATTCGGTGATGATATTTTTGAAAAGTTAGATGGAAGAGATAGAAACTATATCACTAATAGCTATCATATTCCTGTGTTTGAAGAAATAGATGCTTTTGAAAAACTTAGAATAGAATCTAAATTTCAAAAACTGTCTCCTGGTGGTGCAATTAGCTATATTGAAACGCCCAATATGGAACACAATGTAAGTGCTCTATTAGAAGTTATTAAATATATGTATGATCATATTATGTACGCCGAAATTAACACAAAAAGCTGCTATTGTGAAGAATGTGGCTATTCTGGTGATATTCCACTGGTTGACGAAGACGGAATGTTTAAGTGGAAATGCCCTCAGTGTGGTAACGAGGATGGGTCAACAATGGATATAGCCTTTAGATGCTGTGGCTACGTCGGCACATCTAAAAATGGCGGCAATCAGGGACGATATGGAGATATTCATGATCGAGTTTATCATTTAGATGATAAGGAGTTTTAACAATGAGATACGCAGCAATAAGAAAAATGGATATTAGTAATGGAGAGGGACTTGGTGTCTCTCTCTTTGTTCAAGGATGTCACTTTCATTGTAAGAATTGTTTTAATAAAAAAACATGGGAATTTAATGGCGGTAATGAATTAACTTTCAAAGAGATTGAAGAATTATTGCATCAGTTATCAAAGCCCCAATATACAAGATTGAGTATTCTTGGTGGTGAACCATTGGCGAAAGAGAATATTGATGACGTTTTTGCCTTGTGTAAATTCGTCAAACAGTTTATGCCAGAAAAACAAATCTGGGTATACAGTGGATATACAATAGAAGACATTGGTGTTCCTAATTTCCACTATAAAGATATTGATCAGATAAGAAGATACAATATTTTACACCATATAGACATTCTCGTAGATGGACAGTACATTGATGAATTGAAAGATATGTCTTACCCGTGGGCAGGATCAACCAACCAGAGAGTCATTAATGTACAGGAGTCATTAAAGAAAAATGAGGTAGTACTATGGAGAAAATCATAATAGAAATTTTAACCATCTTAGGACGAAGTGGCGTTTTTGTTGCCTTGTGTTTTGGTGTTCAGATAATTATTTGGATAATTGCTGGGATAGTGAAAGCTATAAAAACAAGAAGTATAAAAGCATTCCAACATATAGTATTTGATGACAAATGGGGAGCCTCTATGTGTTGGAGAATAATGGCTGCAAGTACATGTTTTTCAGTTCTTATGTATTTTATTATTAATGCTATTGGATAGAAAAGAGGTGATTCTATTATAGATATAAGTTTTGATCTTCGCCAAACAGAAGAGCTCTTGTGGAAAGAAGCAATGGCAAAGCTTCATAAAATATCAACAGAAGAAGTAGATTCATACGTAGATCAATGCCATAAAAAATATGGTAACCTACTTACTTTAGACCAACAAAGAAATTATATAAGAGCAGTCATTGAGGCTGATCATCCCTTTCAGTATTTTCAGTTTACTGGAAGGGTTTTTCGTTTTAGAAGAAGTAATTTATTCTGGCTGTCCACTATCCCTAAATGGTTTCGCAAATTTTATAACGAAGATAAGTGTAAAATTTATGAGTATATTTACAATCAAAAAAGAACTCAGATGGGCTATATCAGTTTCTCTCCTTCTACAAAGAAAGACTGTAATAAAGATGATTATATAGTTAATATTGATCCTTGTGGGATAATGGCAATTCCTAAAGAGTTGTTTGAAAAATGTTATAACAAAAATGAAATAGCTTTATATACATATTGCATAATGCAATACTATAATTCCTTAACAAATAAATGGAGATGGTAGAAAAGGAAGGTGATTAAATGGAATCAAAAACATCTAAAGAAAGATGGATTTATGCAACAGCAGAACTTTATGGTGTTTCAGTAGAAGATATTCATGCCATTTTAGACCAGTGCAAGGAATTTTATGGAAATAAACTTGACTTTGAACAACAAAAAAATTATGTAAGAGGTGTTTTGGATAAAGCAGCTCCTATGAAATATTTTCAGTTTACTGGACATGCAGGAGAAGCCGGCTTTCGTGAAAAACCAAATGGCGGTTATAAGCATGACTACGAATGGGATGAATATATTCCACAATGGTTTAGAGGCTATTGCTATACTTTTAATGAAGATGGGAGAAGATCTTGTCACATAGCGACATCTTTGTCTAATGAAGAAGATGGAACAATTGTATTTGCAGATCCAGAGAAAGGAACTGCAAACAAAGGTGATTACATTATAAGAGCATATGGCGTCGGAATTGTAGCTGTTCCTAAGGCAATTTTTGAATCGACATATCAAAAAGATGAAGATCGCTTATATCAATATTTAAATAGTAGCCGTATTCTGTATTTTGATGAGGAGGGAGAACAGGATGAATTCAAATCATTCACTTAGGAATATTTTTAAAAAGTTGGTTCAGATTGAGTATGCTATTACAAATGAGAAAATGGAATCTTTACTTAAACATTTAGATAATCAATATGGTAATTCTCTTAGTGAAAAAGAAAAGCAAAGCTATGTACTTAAGTACTGTAAAAACAATTGTGATTATAAGCATAAATATAGAGGAAGTTACATCGGTACTAGAGGTTTTATCGATGACAACGAATTACTACATCAATTAAATCAGGAGTTTACGATATCTTATCCTAGAAATGGAATTACTCTCATGTAGAAAGGAGTGAGCAAAGATGATAACAACAGGAACAATAGATGCCACAGGCACCAAAATAAATATAAACTGGGGAGCATTGAGGAGAGACATCTTTATTTCTTCGCTAATAAGGGAATACAATGTTTCTGCAGGAAAGATAAAAAACATTTTTGATCAATTAAATCAAAAATATGGAAATCTTTTTACAGATAAACAGAAAGAAGATTACGTAGCTAGGTTCTGTGAAAATACATATGACCATTCCTCTTATCCTTGGGGTGAAACGTATTTAGGCAGAAATGATGTTATTAGTACACAAACAATAACATGGGATCAAATTGCCACTGATGAATTGAGGAATAGCATTATATGGGCTTAAAAGGAGTGATTGGATGAATGAAGAATGGGTAAACAAAAATATGAGTATTCGAGAAGCTAGAATTTGGTTAATGTTTTTGGAATACGAACGTCCTAAAGATAAAATTGAAGAACTATACGACCAAGTGGACAAAAGGTATGGGAATAATTTAACAGAGAAACAGAAATTTGAATATGTATCTCATATTTTGCAGAAAACAAAAGCTAAGCAATCGATTCGTGATGATTTAGCTACTCTTTGTTACGCAAGTGATGGGTCAGCAATAGCAGTGATAGGGAGACCCTTCGAAAGCTTTTCTGATGCAACCCTTAAAGTTTTTAGTCCAATTATAGGAGAGGTGATCAAATGACTGACAGGGAACTTGAAATACTTTTGTTAAATAATAAATATGGAGAACCTGCATTCAGAATTACAGAGAGGTTTAATCAAGTTGATTTAAAGTACGGAAATGTACTATCTGAGAATCAGAAATTTAAATATGTGACACGAACACTGGAGAGGAAAAGATTTAAACAGTTAACTTACGATGATTTAAATCCCATTTTCTTTGAAACAGCCAAATCAAGAGGTATTGCATTAGCTCGTACAGACAGTTTAGACGAAGAAACAATTAAAAATTTAGGATCTTTTTTAACTGATGCAATGAAAGATAGAGAACTATTTCAGGTTATAAGCAATGAGGTGATTAAATGATTAAGGTTCTTAAACAAGGAAACATAGGACAAGTTGAATGTGGTAACTGCAAAGCTTTGCTTCAATACCAAGACACAGATGTTCGCCATATGGGTTTTACAATACAAGGAGAAGATTTTTGTAATAAATATGTTGTTCGCAACTTTATTATTTGCCCTCAATGTCAGAAAAGAATTGATTTAGGTACAACAGAATAGATTTAAGGAGAGAGAAAAGGATGCTACAAACACAAAATAATTGTCACATTAACACAGAAACAAGAACAATCTTTTTAGGAGACGATATAGATGAAAAGTCCATGAGTTACATTCAATTTTATTTATTAGAATTGATCCACGCAGATGATGAAAAAGACTCTAAAGAAAAAGATTTTAAAAGGAAGCCAATCAAAATATATATCAATTCTCATGGTGGCAGTGTGGATGATATGTGGGGACTTATTGATATTATGTTAAATAGTAAGACACCAATTCATACATACTGTACAGGATATGCTTATAGTGCAGGCTTTAAAATCTTTCTGGCAGGCTCTAAAAGATATTGTTACAAACATTCAATGTTCTGTTATCATCAACTGTACCGTTGGAGTGCAGGGAAATATCAGGATCTTGTAGAAGAAAGAGAACTTGTAGATATTCGACAGAGAGAAATAGAAGATTATGTAACTGATAGGACTAATATGACAAAGAAGCTTCTAAAAGACATTAAAATTAAGAAAAAGGATTTTTACATACGAGCTGAAGATGCAATTGAGTATGGAATTGTAGATGAAGTTTTATAAAGAATGAGGTGATTAAAATTAGAATCATTAAATATTTTATTGAATGGTACAAATTTGAAAGCATATTTGGTACAACGAGATTAAAGTGTATTGTCGAATCTTTCAAATATGCCGCTGCAAATACTTGGTGTGATTTTAATAATTGGTTATTCGACAAAGGTATTAGGAAAACACATAGAAAAGATGAATTTAAATTTTGATCAGCTCCTCTCTTAATTGAGGGGGCTTTTTAGATTGGAGGATTTTATCATGAATAAAAGGCAAAGGAAGAAATGGTTAAAGCAGCATAATAGATATTTTGATCCAAGAGAGACTTGGTCATTAGATTGGACGATGGCAAAATTCGTATATCCAAGGCTAAAAAAATTTAAGGAAGAGAATATTGGGTTTCCACATGAATTTAAGACGATTGATGAGTGGAATGAGATCTTAGATAAGATGTTATTTTCTTTTAAAGCATTGAAAGACGATTGTGTAGGATTGGAAATCGATTTTGATGATCCGAATTGGAAAAATGAAATTGATAAAACAAATGAGAGAATTCAAGAAGGATTAGACTTATTTGGAAAATATTTTAGAGACTTATGGTGGTAAACAGGAGGATTTTATGGAGATTAATTGGACACCGGTAACAAAAAAGTTGCCAGAGCTGACAGGAGTACTTTATGAAGAAGAGTTTCTTGTATCTGTAAAGATCGGAGACGTAAAGTTCAGAGAGATTGCCAGATTTGATGGAGAAGAATGGCACAATGTTTTATTTGATTCGGAAGATGTTGTAGCTTGGGCACCATTGCTACCAGTATATGAAGATTAAGTAAAGGAGTGGTTTTATTTTAAGAAAGAGATTATTAGCTTTAGGATTATTAGCAACTGCAAATATAACATTAGGATTAGGTTTACAAAATTGTAACGCTGATGAGCAGCATCCAGAAATGCTTCAGGAGGCCCTTACAGACGTTGATCAACACTATGATAAATGTAAGCAAGCAGACGAACAAAAGAGGATCGCTATTGAAAAGAAACGACAGGAGAAGCTTAGAAGAGAACGTATTCGTAAAGAAAAGAGAGAGAATGCTCCAATCTATATGGGACGATTTAAGATTACTTATTATTGGATTGGAGAAGACAACTGGGGATACAGAACAGCTCTTGGAGTGAGAAGTAGTAGATTCTATACAGTTGCTGTAGATCCCGATGTGATTCCTTTAGGATCAAAGATTATTATTGGACATGATATTTATTGGGCTGTTGATACAGGGAGTGCAGTAAAAGGGAATGTGGTAGATATTTTCTCAGAGGGTCGATTAGATGACATGTATCATGATGATGTTTGGATTATTAGAAAAGGATCAAGTGAACGTCTTGCTTTGAAATATAGACACAAGTAAAGGAGATCAAATGGATTCGATAGATATTATGCTTGGAGAAATATTCTTAACATGTCTAATCATATGGTTTGTATTAGTTGTATTTACAATAGAGCTTAAAAATTGGAAAGAGAGATTTGCAGTAATATTAGGAATCATAATATTTTTAGCGGGCTTGTATTATTATGGATAGTAAAGGAGAAATATGTTAAAAGAAAAATCTTGGGAAGAGTTTAAAGAAAGTGGAATGCTTTGGTGGATTAATACTATCTTACATGCGTTTGGGTGGGCTATTGTTTATGAAACTGATGAAACAGGCAATATTATCAGAGCATACCCTGCAAGATGTAAATTTAGAGGATTCAGTGAAAATACAAATACAGAAGGTTATCAAAAGATCAGTAAATATATGCTAGACAATGCTGAAGAGTTGTTTAAGGAGGCGAATGAATGAGTAGTAAAATCGCAATTTTGCGTCCATCAGGAGATGAGCTTTCTCCACCTCCTAAAGTATTAGAGCTACTTAAGGGTACACGAGATATGTCAGAAAACCATGTCCTGATAGACGAGGGATATGACTTGATTGGAGAAGCTTTGAGTGCTTACTTAGGAGCACCTGTGGTAGCAGTAACCTTAACAGATAAAATTAAAGAAAGAAACAATTAGATAGAAGTAACAGGAAACCGGGAGAGTCGTTTGACTCTCCTTATTTTTATGCAAGAAAGGAGTTTTTACATGGCAGAATCAATGAATAGTGAAATGTTGAATTACGCCATTGAGCAGGGTATAATTGATTTATCGCACATACAGGATGCAGTAAATATGAATAAAAGAAAAGAAATTTTAGAGCAGCATCCGTATAGTATTTGGGAAAGTAAGGATGGCAAATGGCATACCTACCTTCCTGATGAAGAAAAAGGTAGAGTTCCCAGAAGGCGGAATACACGGGAAGCAATTGAAGATGTAATTGTTAGATACTATGAAGAACAGGAAAATTGTACATTTGAATATTGGTGGGGACAATGGGTTGAGAAGAAAAAGAAATTTGGTGTAGTAGAAAATACTATATACAACTATGAGCGAGATTATGAGAAATATTTTCAAAACAATCCATTCTCTCAAAAAGATATTCGAGATATCACAGAAGATGACATAATTGAATTCATTGTAAACCAAATTAAAAAGTACAACCTGGGTGAACCATCAGCAAAAAAATTAATAGGATATATCTGCGGAGTTTTTAAAAATACCCGAAGAAAGAAATTTACTAAAGAAAATGCTTGTGAATTTATAGAAGCTAAGGATTTTATGAAACGCTGTGGTAAGATAGCACAACCAATAGAACAAAGAGTTTTATCTCCTGAAGAATGGGAAAAATTTGCTGAAGAGGTAAAAAAACGACAAAAGAAAGATCCTATGAACATGTGTCTTTATGCCATAGAATTAGCTATGTATACAGGTATGCGATTAGGAGAACTTTGTGGACTTATGTGGGAAGATGTTAGATATGATTTAGATTGTATCGTCATTCGTCACAGCGAGAAGATGAATAAAAAAACCAGACAGCGGTATATTGCAGCCACAAAAACAAGCAAAGAGAGATTGTTTCCTCTCACGCCTCCAATTAAAAGATTATTCGCTAAAGTTAAGAAAGAACAAATGAAAAACAATTGTTATGGAGAATTTGTATTTACGGATCAAATTGGTAAAATCTATGACTCTTTAATCCAAAGCAATGTTGTACGTTGTTGTACAGCAGCAGGGATACCAAGGAAAAGCATACATGCTATCAGAAGAACTTTAAATTCTAAGCTTAGAACCGATGGAATGTCTGCTGTTGTTGCAGGGTCTTTATTTGGACATTCTTCTCAAGTGAATAACAAGAACTATACTTACGACATATCTAATATGGAGTACAAAAAGAAAGCTTTATCAAGGGCTTATAAGGTAAAATAA